ACAGTGGCCCAGCCACGGCGTCCCAGACTGATGGGTCCGGCGCGCTACCGCGATCTCCTCAGCCGACTGCGCCAGGGCGAGCCGCTACCGAACGAGAACGCCTTCACCATCGAGAACGGCGCGAAGTGGCGGGACTACACCGAGGACCCCCGGGAGTTCAACGCCGAGGCGGCCTCAGCCCTGGACCGCGAGCTGCTGCAGATCGAGGACGCCGAGGTGTGGCGTCGCCGGTTCGTCCGGCGGCTGTGGGGCAGGCCGTTCGAGATCATTCGGTCCGCCGTACCGCTGCAAATCGCGGAGGGGACACTGCTCATGGACCCCGAGGCCGAGCCCACCCCGGGCGGCACGATCGAGGTCCTGTTCAACGCCGGGTACGACCCGCAGCTCGCCCGGCACACCGTCGTCGGCCGGGCACCGAACGCCCGCGAGCGCGAGCTGCTGGAGCTGAAGCCAGCCGACTGGGTCTACGACCTGCTGGAGGTCTTCACGACGGCCGACGGTACGCCGGTACAGGCGGCCCGGACCATCCTTCCGATGGCCGGGGCAGTCCTGGAGTTCGAGACCGACCTCAGCGCTGGCTAAGAGCCTCGGCGATCCGGCGGAGCCGGGCGGCCTCGAAGGCGCAGCCGGGCTCGGAGTGCTGGTCGTAGTCGCGAGCGCTGTCGTTGAGCCGCTCGATCTCCTGGCGGTCGAACTCCGGGCACTGCGGCCGGGACCGGATCACGGTGGTAGCCATGACTCAACGGTAGGTGACCTGTCATGACAGCACAAGCACCTGGTCATGACAGGTTCACCAACTACTCCCCCGACCGCCGCCGAGCTTCGTCCAGAAGGAACGGCAGCAGGCTGCGCTCCAGCGCCTCGGCTTGCTTCCGGACTGACGGCGACTTCAGGCACATTGCGCAGACCGGTGGGACGTCACCGTCCTCGGCGTCCTCCGGCCCGTAGATGTCGTTGCACTCGGGGCACTGCCACCAGCCCTCGTACCCCTGTGGGGCGGGACCGCCCGCCGACAGCCGAAGGAACTCCTCGGTGTCTCGCTTGCCGTGCTCAGGGCACTGTGGGTTCCGCCTTCGCCGGTGCGGCTCGTAGTCGTCGTACTCGCAGATGCACACCGGATCAGGCATCGGGCTGCACTTCCTCGGCCAGCTCGGCTTTCAACTCCTTGAGGCTGGTCCTCGCGGCGTCGACCGCCGTCAGCCGCAGGAACTTCTGCCACGCGTTGGTAACCGCCATCTTGTCGCCCGGCGTACTGCTGGTCACCATCAGCAGCGAACCGTCTTCACGTAACACGTGCGTGTGACCGTTGCGTAGAACCGGTTTGTACCCGGCCTTGTGCACCCAGTCCTTGAACTCCCGCAGGCCGTTCGGAGCCTTAGCGGCCGCCTTCTTCACCGGCCCGCCACTCTTCGAGCTGCCCTTGCTGTTGTCCATCGGTAGGTGCATATAGATGTAGGCCACGGCTGGCTCTTCCGGGTCCCGGAGCGACACACACGCCTCCAGGTCCCCGCGCCGGAAAGACCTGATCTCGTATCCGAACTCCCCGGACTTGGGATGTAGGCCGGTGCTCGTCGGGTGCTCAATAACGGCCTCGATCAACTCGGGATCGACCCGATATATCTCCAGAAATTCCAGTGCCTGAGGCAACCAATGATACTTCGTCACTTCTCCCCCTGCTCCTTCATGTGCTGCCGAACGACCCTGGTCAGCGTCCGCTCGGTCAGCTTGTCCCCGCTGGCCGGGATCTGCTTCGGCTTGTAGTGGAACTGGAACTCCGGCTTTCCGGCCGTAGTTTCCCCTTTGTAGACCTCGATGCGGAAGTCGGGGTCGACGACGTACTTGCCGTCGACCTTGCGGTGGATCCGTCCGAGTACGTCGACCGTCCAGGCCCGATCCTCGGTCCGGTACCAGGCCCAGTTGGCCGAGTTCCCCCCGAACTTCAGCGCGCCGATCACGAGGACACCTGCTCGGCGTGCCAGGCGTCGTGCTCGACCATCTCGTCGCGATCGATGACCGCAAGCGTCGACCTGGTGCTGCAGTCTCCGCAGATCACCAAGTCGAGCCGGTCCTGGTAGTCACGGTAGCGGGTTTGCTCAGCCTGCTTCTTCTTGCTGGTCACCTTCGCCCGGATCGGCGACCGGCTAACCGGCTTGGCGATCGTCGAGGCGGAGTAGAAGACCGTCGCCGAGGCGGCGTGGTCCTCGACCTTTGTCGGGCCGTTCGTCCAGTTCTCCGATCCCACGATGGTTCCGTCGTCGGCGATCTCCTCGTCCGGAATCTCGATGACCATCCGGGCTACGACCTCAATGCGCATCCTGCTCTCCTCACGTGGTGGTGATGCTCTGCCACCCATGATACCACATGCCTCGCAGGCTGTCGTTGTCGATGGCAACTACTCGTCGACTCGTTTGACCCTTTTTTCAAAGGAACATGCCGTGTTGGAGCACATCACCCAGGGCCAGAGGAACCGGTGAGCTGAGACCTTGGGCTGCACCCCGGCGAGGCTGAAAGTGCCCAGATCCTTTGCCTGGTAGGTCTCCCGGGTCACCACGCGCAGTGTAGTCCGGCCGCACTCAGGGCACGGCTTGTCCGCGAGCCAGTCGGTGAGGATGGGCATGGGAGATTCCCCAGCAGTAAAGGCTCGGCACCGCCCGCAGTACCCATTGGCAAGATCCTCGGGGTGACTGCTGGCGGTGCCGCAGACCGGGCAGATGAACCGCTCGGTCACTCTGTTGCCTCCTGCAACGGCTTCCGGGTGACGATCCGAGTCGGCGGATCGGGCTCGATACCGTTGGCCGCGAGAACTTCCGCCACGGCATCGATCGAGCCGTCGAAGAGGTTGATGTTGAGGCTGGTGTACTCGCCGGTGATCGACTTCGTGTAGGCGGTACGGAAGTTGTCGACCTTGACATCGATACCGGCCATCTTCAGCAGGCCCCGGATGTAGGCCAGGGATTGCCCGTGGCGTTCCTCGGCCCCCTGCTCCGCCGCTTCCGCCAGTCTGCGGTGGACGTCCAGCGTCTTCTTCCTGAACGTGGAGGCCCGTTTGCAAGCTGCCTGCAGGTCCTTGCTCAGGACAACGAATTCACGGTCGCCTGCGTCGCCGTCCTTGCTGACGAACACGCCCATGGAGGTCAGCAGCGGCCAGTAGGACTCATCGGAGGAGTCCGCGTATCCGGCCTGGTCGAGCCGGAGGAACGTCCCGTCACCCCGCGACACGTGCCACGCGCGGCCGGACACTGTGCCCAGCAGCTCGAACTCGTGGGGCTCCTCCCGCGTCGCCGCGTCCAGCCACTCGGCCGCCTTCTTCGAGCTGGTCCGCAACTCGCGGCGAAGGGTGTTGATCGCGAAGCCGTACCCGAGAGCCTTCCCCTTGGGGATCCCTCTTGCCAGCACGGCAAGGATGTCGGCAGCAGTGGCGGCCGGTCGTGTGCTTCCCATATCAACTCTCCGATTTCACAGCGTTGAGCGGCAGCTCTGCGGACTCCACCAACCATTCCTCGACCAGCTCGGCCGGGATTTTGATGCTCTCGGCAAGCTTCTTGAACCGCTCCGGGCTCATGTAGAGCGTGATGAAGACGCGATCGCGCTCCGGCCGGATGATGCGGTTGATGCTCATGATCCCCGGAAGGTCCTCGATCCGGCCTGCCGCCGTGGCCTTGTGCTCCTCCAGGAACGCGCGTGCGGCCTCTTCAGCAGCCGTACGCTTGTTGTCCTTCGCCGTCTGGGCTGCCGCCTTGCCCCGTTCACTCCGCGCCTTGAACCGCGCCAGAGCTTCCTCGCGCTGGGACCACAGGCTCAGCACCTGCCGGTCCGGCACGCGGTATCCGGGGTCCTCAGTGCTGTCGAGCATCAGTTGACCGACGAGGTTGGGATCGAAGACGTCCTCGCGGTCGGCAGCTTCGGCCGCCTGGTCCTGTCCGATGGTGAAGAACCGACCCTCGGAGTACTCCACATCGTGGGCGTAGACCGCCGGAAGGACACCACCGGCGATCCCGGCCTTGCCGACGGCCGCGATGGCGTACACCTTGTTGTACTCGAACGGGCCCTTCATGCGTTCGCCCCGGTGAAATTCGGGTCCTTCAGCGAGCCACCCTCGAACTTCCACTGGCCGGAGTCGGGGTCGATCCACCAGGAGTCCGGGCCGTTGTGGTGGGTGTCGTGCGACTTGATGCCCATGTCGCAGAGGTAGTAGTTGCGGCCCTCCGGCCGCGAAGGCCCGACGCCGGTGGCGACGAGCACCGACTTGCAATCGGTCTTGTAGGCGGAGCGCTTGCCACTCTCGACCAGCGATTCGTCGCTAAGTTGCTTCTCCATCAGGAGTCTCCCGTGTGGTGGTGGACGTGCGTGCCAGCCATGTTAGCAGGTGGCTCGCACCCACAGTCTAGTAACTGGGAGACTAGACCGAATCGAGACCCGGAAGAAAGGACTGGGCCCCCTCGATCACGGGGGAATCCAGGGAGCCCAGCGAGACCAGTGTAGTTGCTTTTCTAGCCGCCGAAGCCACCACCCGAGTACACGCGGTCCTCGGTCTCCGGCGCGACATCGAAGACGATCGAGACGTCCTCCCGGCCGAGCTGCCGGTCGCGGAAGAACTGGACGGCCGCCGCGTTGGTCACGTACATCTCGATGTTGCCGGACGGGGTCGCCTTCGACCACGCCGCGTTCTCCGGCCCGCGCACGACGGCGCTGAGCTTGAGCTTGGCGGCCTCGGGGTCGTGGGCGGAGTAGGTCAGCTCGGTGACGTAGAAACGGGCCTGTACGGCCATGAGGGGCCTCCTGGAGAGACGAACGACCCCGCCCACGAGAGACGGGGTGGATGATGGATCGTCCGGCTGCGAGGGGGCTGCAGGTGCCCAACCCGACCTCTTCCAGGCTAGGGCGACTTCTCCTCAGGTTGTGAGGCCAGCCGACGCTCAGCCGCCTCCATCCGGGACACTGCCTCTTCGAACAGGTTCAGGTGGTCCCCACAGGGCACGCGCCACCACTCGTTGTCGTCCTCGTGGAACCGCTTCAGGAACTCGTCCAGGGGCGGGCTGACGTCCGGCACGATCACTGAACTCTCCTCGGCAGCCGCCCGCCGACGGACCGGGCCCAGGCGTCGCCGACGTCGGTGCGGTCGTTGCTGTGCTGGGGCTTCCTGACGCCTTTCAGCGAGTTGGCGTGGTTCCACATCGCCGTGGCCAGGCCACGGCGCTGATGGTCGTCATCGACGTCGATCTTGTACGTCCGGCCGGTGGTTCCCGACCAGTGCAGGTAGCCGACCTTCTCGCCCTCGTGGTACGCCGACACCAGGTGACTCGGCTTCCGCTCGCCGGTGTCCTCAGTGCTGTACCGCAGCTCGTACTTGCCGAACTGGCCCGGCTGCAGATCCATCACACCTCCCGAAGAATGAGGCCGGGCCCCCACCTGCGAAGAGAGGGCCCGGCTGGACGGGGCCTTGCCGCCGCGCGGCCCCGTACCGGGAGAGATTCGCTGCGCCTGGAACCACTCCCGGAGGTTGTCGCCCACGCCAGGGACACAACCAGCTCAAGTGAACTTTATCGGCTACCCCGGGTAGTCCGGTAGGAAGCGCAAGACGTCGACCATCTCCTGGGCGAACTCGATGTCGGTTTCGTCGATCTGGGTGCAGGTCGCGGCGTCGTACATGCAGAAGCTGTCGGCGTGATACCTGCGGTGGTGGGCGATAGCTACTGCGAGCTGGTCGATGTCCACGGGCGTGTGCTTCGACCGGCGCAGGAACTGCGCAGGGGCCTTCATCGGGTCTTCCTCCCCGTTCGTGGGGCACCCGACATGCACCCCAAGCGTCGCCGGAGTGGTCCGGCCTTCACGAAGTTCTTACCCTGCCCGGCGGAGTTGCTAAACGCAAGCCGTTACGACTCGGTAACTCATCGCACAAGCGTTTGAATCAGCACTTGCCCCAGGCGAATTCCCAGTCCTTCTCACCCATCAGCCGCACCAGGACCCCACCCTTCTGTAGTGCGGTGAGCGCATCGTAGAGGGCGTTGCCGGTGATGCCGTTGTGCCAGTTCCCACCGCGCTTGTCGGTGAACTCCGCGTAGGTACCGTCCGGCCACATCCCGAGCACGACGCCGAGATGCCAGGCTGCCTCATCCCACGGCACCAGGTCCGACAGCCGTTCACTCAGCCGGGCGACCATACGCACCTCGGCCTTCAGCGCATCGTTGACGTCGGCAACTTTCCTAGCCATCGAACTGTATTCCGTTCTCTGCCAGCCAATCCTTCATCGGCTTGGGGCTCTTGTTGTGCTCGGCAAGCCACTGGTCGAGCCGGGCGTGCGCGCCGGGACCTGGCATGTCTTCGGGCCGGATCTCGACATCGAACTCCTCGTTGTAGCCCGGCCCGAAGCTACTACGTTCCAGCAGATCCCTGAAGCTCGTGATGTCGAACTCCGGGCAACGCTCGTCGCAGTCGACATCGCACCAACCGTGGCTCTTGCCTTCACACTCCCGCTCGGGACAGGTGGCGTCCGACATGATCCTTTGGTGCTCTCGGCAACGACTTCCAAAGCAGTGGCTCATGCTGGCACTCGTCGACCTGGATCGGGATCCGGCATCTCTATGAAGCCGCCGTTACCGTCGTCCCAACCGCAGCGCTTACACCACGGGTATACGCGGCTGTGCCGCATGATGATCACGATCGAGGCGGTGGCCGGGATGAAGGTCACTACCGCGCTGAGATCGTCGGACAGCAAGCGCCCCGTAACCACGTTGAACGCAATCCAAAGCACCAAGACAGCAGCCCAGCGCTTCAGCCCGCTGGCGAATAGCCAGTGGAAAGTCGCCAGGTAGCGCTCGTACTTCTCGGCCAGCGCCGGACCGTTCAGCGGCATCTCGGCGATGCAGGGCTCACACAGCGAGTTCTGGTGCGCGAACGTCCCGAAGCAGAACGTGAACCCTACGGTCAGGATCCCGGCGGCCAGAATGATCGACTTGGCCCGGTCCGGCAGCGGCGCGAACTGCGTGGCCAGAGCCACGATGTTGAACCAGAAGATGATCCGCCACATGTGGTGGCCAGAGCGATGGACGAAGTGGCGAAACGATTCCCCGAAGTTCTTCATAGCCGATGACCGTAGAGATCCGGTGTACCCGAAAGCAAGCGTGTCGCCTGTCCCGGACAAAGATGCACCAAACTCATGGTGTAGCCTCCTCGCCGGAGCCCCCGGTCCCTGCGCCTGGGGGCTCCACCAGTTCCGGCTCCTTCGGCTCGATCCACATCCGCAGCTCGACGCCGATCGCGCGGGCGTAGCGCTGGACGGTGGTGACCTGGAAGTCGCCGCCCTCTTGTCCGAGACTCTCGAACGCCGACACCCGGTGCTGGGTCACACCCATCCGGCGAGCGACGTCGGCCTGCGTGATGCCCCGGCTCACCCGGAGGTGCACCAGGGTGGCGATCAGCCGGGCGCGGTCCGTCTCGTCCTCGAACTGCCCGACGCGGCGCAGCATCTGCTCCTCAGTCACCGCAGCGTCCTCCGTACCTGAGCGACCTGTTCAGGGGTCGTGCGGGATCTCAACGCCTTCGCACCCGGCGTACCCAACGACGAGCGTTCCAGCAGCTCAGCGAACGAGGGTTCGCGAGTGACCAGCTCCGCGCGCAGGTTCGCCAGCCGACGCCGGATGTCGTGCAACCGCAACCACGCCGCGTCCAGCTCATCCGGATTCACGGGAGTCCTCGAACCACTCCGGGCGCTCGCGGCGCAGCCGGTAGAACTCCTCCAGGTCAGCGTCGAGCTTGGCCTTGACCTCTTCGTAGTGCGCCCGCTTCTCCGGCGTATCCAGGTGCCGGTCACGCAGGTCGGCCCACTTGTGCCGCGTCATCCCCGTGTGCCTCTCGTGATCATCGTGTACGTGGCGAGCGCCGAGAGGATCACCAGCGCGATCGCCGCCAGCAGGATCGCCAGCTCGCGGGCCAGGTCTATCCACCCCTTCAGCATTTCCCGCCACACAGACCCCTCACCTTTCCCGTCCAGGGAGGCCGCCCGGTTTGCGCCTAACCACGGGGTGAGTGTGATCAGCCGGGCGGCCTCGGTGCGGACCGGTCACACCTCACAACAAGTGACCGGGCTCACAGGTTCAGCACCTTAGACCTGTTACACCGCCCGCATCTAGTCCGACACACAAAATCATCACGAGTGTGTCTGCATCCAGGCCCAGACCCGCAGCGCGTCCTCGCGGTAGTTGTCCCGGCCGGAGCAGACGTGCTCCGGCGACCAGGCCTCGCCGGTCGACACCAGGTCGAAGCAGCCCATCACGTGCTTCAACTGGCACTCGATGTGCTCCTGCACCGGGTACGCCTCGCCGTCCGCGCCGATGCCCATCATCGAGATGCCCCGATCGTGTGGCTCGATCAGCACCTCACAGAGGCTGCAGGCGTATCCCACGGGCACCGGAACCCTCAGCGCGTCGTCCTCACAGACCGGCGCTCTCAGCGTCTCAGAGGGCCACGGAGCCCCACCACAACGTCATCGCTCACCCTCCCGACGCAGGATCTCCTCGGCCCCCTGGACCGCTATCTGCTGCAGGTCGGCATGGAACTGCTTGGTCCGTATCCGGAAGTAGAACGCGAGCCCGGCCGTCAGCACGAACACCACGATCACGATCAGCCACGTCGGCACCCCTACCCGGCCGAGCAGCATACCGACCACGAAACCGCCGGGTGCCGTCAGCAGCGGCCACCAGCGCTTCACGGCGTGATCTCCGGCGCGTAGATGGTCGTCAGCGGCTCCGGCCCGTCATAGATCTGACAGTCGCACTGATAATCGCGGAACTTCTTGACGCTGAACCCAGTGTCCGGATCGGTCTCCCAGTACTCGGTGCCCTTGGCGTACATGCACTTGCCCCGGCCATCGACGTGCATCGATCGCACGTGTCCGCAGCCGCAGGTCGCGGGCTTGGATTTCTCGATCGTCGGCCGCTTCGCCTTCCGCCCGGTCAGATAGCCGATCGCCAAGGAAACAAGGGCGATCACAGCTCCCTCGATCACTCGCCGTCCTCCTTGATCCGGCGGTGGATGTCGGCCAGACCGGCCTCGACGTCGTACGGCTCAGTGTCCGCCAAGTACTCGATCATCTCGTCGTACAGCTCCGGCAGCGAGATCGGCACCGGCGGGTCCGGCTCACTCATGTCACGTCCTCTCCTACGTGAAACGGGCCCCCTGCCTCAACCGGGGGCCCGTCGGGCCACAAGACCAGCTCGTGGCGGGGTAAATCAGACGCTACTCGCTTCAGCGCAGGATCGTCCACAACAGCACGGCCGCGATGATCACCGCCCATCCCTTGATCAGCGCACCCGGGAACCCGCGCCACAGCTTGAGCCAGGTCCGGAACTCCCCGTCTTCCTTGTCCGCCATCTCGTCCCCCCGGACGTCATCCTCGAACTCGCCCTCCCACAAGGTGGCGTGGAACATCCACCACAGCGGATCGTCGGCGAGGTCTTCAATCTCCCCCATGCGAGACCTATCGGATTTCGGGCCCCGCCGTTACACGTCAGTCGTCCGGCCCGCAGACGCGCTCGACGGCCTCCATGACCTTCTTCTGCCCGGCCGCAGTTCCCAGCTCCGAGCCGTCCATGTGCACGATCGCGTCGGCGACCTGGAACATCTTCTTCGGCACCGGTCGGTCGTCGATGACGATGGCGATGATCGGCTTGTCCATCATGATCGACAGGCCCAGCTCCAGGGCGTACTTGACGTCGTCGAGCGTGCTCGGGATCAGCGAGCCGGTCACGTCCGAGTCCCGGATCATCGGGATCAGGTTCGCTCGTGCGTCTTCGAGCCAGGCCTTGACGTCCGGGTCTTCCCACGGCGGCTGGTCGTTCACAGCTTCGTCACCGTCCCGTCCGGCCGGTAGATCTCCTGCTCGGTGCGGACCGAGAAGTGCGCCAGCGTCACATCCTTGCCGGACTGCCGGGCCAGCATCTTGGCCTTCGGCCGCAGGTCGCCGACCATCGCCAGGTCCGCACCCATCATCGGGAACGCCAGGTCCCCGGCCACGATCGCGGGCACTCCTTCGGTCCCGTCGTCGTCGACCACGATGAACGCGAACACCGACAGGATCTTCTCTTGACCGTCCATCAGATCCACGTCTCCACGATCGCCGGGTCGTCGTTCTCGGCCCTGTGGATACACGTGTCGGCCTGCGCCGGTACCGCGTCGCGAGCGTCTGCGAGCGACTTCAATCCCTGGGCCAGCACCGGCCCCTTGTCGACCCGGCCTGGGCCGATCACCCACTCTCGGACGGCGTACCCGGGTTGGAGGTCGGTCGCGCCGGAGTAGATCGTGTACTGCTTCGTATCCGCCATGCGCGGCACCCTAGCGGATTCGTCGGCTATGCTGCGCCAGGTTGTGTTGATTTGGTTGGGCGACCACATCGAGGGTCCGGCTTTGGCGAGCCGGGCCCTCACCAATTTCCGGCCGACCCTTAACTGCCGGGCCCGATCTCTGCCTCTTATAGGTATGAGCACCTCACAGCCCACGCCAGAAGAAGAGACCGGGCCCGAGACATGGGTCCCCGAAGCCATCGCCGAGCAGGAGGAGTACATCCGCCGGATCAGCTCCTGCACCGGCGTCCTCGGCCTGCCGCACGCCTACGAGCGGTTCGCCGCCGCGTCCGGCGTGTACTACAACGCCTGCACCCGCTGCCGGGTTACGCAGACCCGCGAAGATTACGAACGCAAGTCCCGCAGGTGACTCCAGCCGGGGACGACGGCCGAGACTGAGCCCTCGTCCTCGGCGACGTTCTGGTAGTAGTAGCCGCTGCGGGCCGTGCCCCGCTTCAGGTGACCGGCCATCCGGCCGTTGGCCGCGAAGTCCTCGTGTGGGCGGTCCGGGGTGTTGGACATCCGGCCGGTGATCTCGACCGGGAAGATCGCGGGCTTGACGTGCATCGGGACCGAGGACTTCTCCGGGTCCGGGTAGTAGTCCCCACCCTTGCCGTGGTCGACGACATGTCCTGTCGGCGAGCCGCCCAACTTCGAGAGCGTGCCATAGCCAGCCAGCAGCGTCTTGCCGTACTCCTGCGTCCCGTCCCAGTCCTTGCCGTCGGCCCGGCGGCCGATCCTGGCGTTCAAGGCCTGCCGCGCAGCCTCCCGCGTCCCGATGTGGACGCCGTGCGTTCCCGGGGTGTCGGTCGGTCCGCCATACGCAGAACCGTGCCACCACTTGAACTGATCGGTGTTGAGGTGATCGGACCCGGCCATAGGTCCATCATCCCTTAGGCTGCTCAGGTTTCGGCAGTTCGAGAGCGCACCCGCGCTCGTGCATGATCCCGCCGTTCTCCCGCAGGAAGGCGCACGGCGGGCACTCGCAGACCTTCTCGGCGTTGTGCTCGCAGTACGTCGAGCAGTACCTAGGCATTCTGGGCCTCGGCGTACAGGCGGCCGTAAGAGGACAGGACGTAGTACCGCCGTCGCGGCTGGCCGTGCTTCTCCGGCGCGGCCCAGTCCGAGAACACGATCCCCCGGACCTCCCAGTGCGCGAGCGCCACGTAGACGTCCCCGCTCTTCAGCCCGGTCGCCTTCATCAGGTCGTAGACGTAATGCTGCTTGCCATCCGGCTCCGCCACGAGGAAGTTCAGCAGCTTCGCCTCGGCGTCATGCTTGCTCATGGCAACTTCACAGCCTTGGCATCGACGACCTCGTGCAGGACGTCGTAGGGGTTCAGGATCGCCGAGAGGTTCAGTTTCGCGTGCGCCAGCCCGCCGACGAAGTCGACGCCCGGCACCGTGCACTCGTAGATGTAGCCGCCGTCCGACAGCGGTACGACGCGGCGGATGCCGCGCTTGGTCAAGTGCGAGTCCGCCTCGCGGTTGAGTTCGCCGTGCCGCAATTCGAAACGCAGCGTGCACCGCCACACCGGGTACCCGCGCTCGGCCTCAGCCGCCAGGCCCTCGATCTCGGCGTCGCTCATCTCCCGGCCGGTCTTGGTCACGTACGGCTCGATGCTCTCGTCCATGCCCACAACAGCCCCTCTCCTAGTTCCACCGCGACGGGTCGACGATCTGGGACCTCGCCACCTTGGTCCGGAACATCTGGTGCCTCGGCGTGCCCGGCTTGGCGAAGAGCTGCACGACGACCGGCAGGCTCCCCCGCATCTTCTCCTCCATCACCTGCAGGGTCGCCATGTCCATGTGCCACCGCGCCCTCTCCAGGTCGCCGTCGACCAGATCGTAGGCCCACGCCGGGACGATCTGATCCACCGTCATCGACGCCATGGCCGCCAGCAACCCGTCGGGCACATCGCCGCTGAACTCCATATCCTTCGAGTCCCGCGCCAACGGCGTCCAAGTCACCGTCCGGCCGTCCACCTCGTACGGGCGCACGATCGTCTGGACGTCCCCGGCCCGGTTCATGACATGCGTGATCAGCGCCTCGGAGACGGTCCCATCGAAGCCGTGCTCCTCGACGTAGGTCTGCATCGCACCCGGCCCGTCGCCGACGGCGGCCTTCCAGAACTCGCCGGTGCGAGGGTCCTTCACGGCGTCCTCCCCCCGGCCCTGAGCCAGGTAGGTGTCGTGCGAGACCGACATGACGTCCGGGCCGAAGCCCTGCGCGGCAATGCGCGCGATCCGCAGCATGGCGTCGCGGTGCGGCGGCAGCGTGATCAGCGCCACGGGGTCGTCACCCCGGTAGCAGATGATGGTCGTCTCCAGGTCGACCCGGCCCTTGTGCTTGCGGACCATCTCCTCCTTGATCCGGCGCACCATCCGTGCGGCCTCGTCGACCGCGTCGTCGAGCTTCAACTCCCCGCTCCCTCTCCTCGATCTAGGCCCGACAGCCTAGCGCCCGAGCCGGGAAACCGATACTCTGCGTGGCAGCCGCCGCAGTCCCTCTGAGGGCTCCGCATTTGACCCGACGCACAGCCGCGAGACTATATCGGCCACAGGCCGTGAACCTCTGGCACCGCTGGTAGGCACAACCGGAGTTAACCCCGCGACGAGGGCTCGGCGGCCCTCCGTACCCAGGACAAATGGTCCACGGCCTGCACCACGTCCTCTACCGGCATGAGCCCGGCGGAATCGAGGGTGACCTGATCCGCAAGGTCCAGCCCGGCCGCCAGGCCGTCGGCGTAGGTCGAGCGCCGAGCCGTACGCCAAAAGGCGTGCAGGTCACCGTATTTCCACAGGTAGCTCAGCACGACCTCTAGCCCGACCAGGCGATCTCCTAATTCCAAACCCGATATCCCAACGCGAGTAGCACGAAGACCACGAACCAGAATTCCAAAAGGTGCACCACCGCGCCGACGAAGCACCACAGCATGACGAACCCGAGCAGCGCCAGCTCCCGTGCGACCTCCCCCAGCGCCCCCGCTGCCCCCCTCGCCCCGTCGCTCACCCGGCCCTCCTCAAGGCACTGCAGACTCGACCCAGCTCGCCTGGGTGGACACTGTCTGTACGCGTATGCCCCCTACCCTAGCGCTGAGACCAGGCCCCCAACCCTTGCCACGGGCAACTTAAGGGTACCCCCCTCGCATATATTCATGGTTTCGATTTGGCATGAGTATGCATTTCGCTGTGCTGTCAAGGGGCACAAGCTGCCAATCGAGCGCGTCAGGTTGACATAATCGTACTTACCGGCGTTATCACGGGCCTGTTTTGCTGCATGCATGAGTTGTTACACCTGTCAACCCCCACACGGGATGAATAACTATGTGATGCATGAATAGAGGGCACTGGCTCGGTTTGGCATTTACGAGAGCGCATTTCTGTGACCTGGTTATGGATGCATTTCTGGCTATATGCAGTTAGTAATTGCGCACGCTGGCGCATTGTTGGGCCGTGTGTGCTGCATTGTGTGCGTGTGGTGCTGCATTCTCTGGTGTCATTCATGCTCGATCACGCTTACAGCGATCCCCGATTTGGGTTTCCATTTAGGTGTGCGCGCATGGCGTTGGCCTGGGCAGGTGTGAGGGTGAGGCCGAGGTGTTCGCGCGCCCACTCCTGCAGGGTGTCTGTGTCGGCGTCGGCCGGGATGAGCAGGTGCCGCATGCGGGGCCGGTTGTGGTGGCGCACGAACGTGCCCTGACTGGTGCTGACGACCAGGCCCTCCTCACGCAGAGCTGCGACCGCGTCCAGGGCGGTCTTGGCGCTGACGTGGTAGATGCGCGCCAGCGGGATGATGGGGGTGAGCTGTTCACCGGGCCCGGGTACGCCGGACAGGATCTGGGCGCGCAGCAGCGCGGTGAGCTGATCCCGCAGCGGGGTCGGGTCATCAGGGTCCAGTGCGGCCATCCCCGTCACCCTCATGCCGGTAGTGCTCGTGCTCGGGGTAGTCGAAGCAGTCACACAGGTCGGTGCTCTTGCAGTCCCGGAAGGTCTCACCCGAGTGCGGGCACAGTCCCTGGGCCTCCTGGCGCACCGCGTGACACACCCACTCGTGCTGCTGCTCGGCCAGCGGCCTGGTGCTCGTGACCCACTTCCGCACCGACTCGCCGCGATAGAACACCATCGACTCGTACAGCAGTGGTCGGCCGTCGCGGGTGTAGTGAGCTGTGTCCGTCATGAAGACCGTGGAGACCCTGTAGTCGTCCCCGATTCGGGTGTCCCCGATCCTGCGCGCCTCGTAGTCGTTGGTGAGGAGCGAGGCCTGCATCATCCCGATCGGCTTGCCGTCGAGCCCGTAGTGGAGTGCGTGCATCGGGCTGGCCTCGTTGGGATCGAGCATCCACGGTGGGAGCTTCTGCACCAGGTCGAACCACAAAGGAGCGCTGAACTGCGGCCAGCTCCTGGCCAGGCTCTTGGCACGCTCCCACTCACGACGTCGCCGGTGGTTGGACCGCTGTACGCGTGAGCCATGCTTGCCCTTGGCAACATATGGCGTGCGGTCGTAGTGGATGATCACGTTCGTCGCCTCGCAGTCAGGTACCAAATCAAATCATCAAGTGTGTCATAGCACCCGAGCGTGTGGCTGCCGACAGCCAGGTACAGCAGGGTGGCGCGTACATGGGTGCGGATCAGCTCACGGTCCCCGGCACCGCCGTACAGGATCGTGCTCATCGCCTCGGTGCAGGACTCGATCAGGTGTTCGATATCGGCTTCAGTGGTCATGCCCGTCATGGTGACCCCGATTTGGGTTTCCTGGGCAGGGGCCAGTTCAGCCGGTGTAGCGCTCATCCCTGCGGATGCGGTAGGGCAGCGGTAGTCCGGCGGCGTGGGCAGCCATGGCCCGGTGGTGGCCGTCATGGATCGAGTAGTAGTCATCGTGGGCGTCGACCTCGATGGGCTCCTCGATCCTCCCCGATTTGCGCACCTGCTCGGTGAAGTGGTCCAGGTACGGCAGCGGCCCGCCAGCCTCACGGTGCGACGTACGCAGCGTGTCGGCGTTGTTGTAGCGCTCGAAGCGTGAGCGTGCTGCCTGGTCGCCGATGCTGCCGGGGAAGTCACCAGCGCGCAGCAGGCCGACCTCGTCAGGGCTGAACTGCTGGGGGCTCAGGTGCTCGCTGGCTGCCATGTCTCCAGTATCACCCCCGCTCAGCCTTCTCCCGGTCGAGGACCGAGTTCACCTTTTTGAAGGCCTCGCGGGTCTCCTCCCAGGGAGCATGCACACGGACCAGGCGGGCGAACTCATCCCAGGCCGCCAGGTACTCCTCTGAGAGCTGCGGTTCATCGTTGCTCATAGTTGTCCCTTCAGCCACACCAAGAAGAGCCCGAAAACCACACCGATGCCTATGGCAACAGCTATCCGTACCGTCCAGTCCTCGATGGTGTCCAGCCATCCCTTGCCCGGTTTGGGTTTGTGGTGATCAGGCATCAGTTGTCCGCCAAGTACCTGCGAAGCCATGCCGCCTGCCAGGGCTCGATCTGCAGCCCAAGCTCCTCCCGCACCCAGTCAATCAGCGCCTCGTTCGGGTCCAGCGGCCTGAGCTGCCACTCCATACCGAGCGCCGAGGCCATGGCGACCCAGTGCCCTACGCGGCCGTCGGTCTTGCCGTTGAGCATCTGGCTCATGTGCTTGTCAGTGACCCCGATCTTGCGAGCCAGCTCGCTCTGCTTCATCTCCTGGCGCTTCAGCTCCTCGCGGATCGCCCGGCGCTGTGGTGCCCAGGCGGTGGTGGTGTCGATCGTGGTCATGGGGGCAGGCTAGAGCCCTCTAGTGCCCGATTTCTACAGTTGGGTCACCGGCGTGTCACAACTAGTACTCGTGGCATGATGCTGCTTCCTGGGTGCGGGCTGTGGTGTCAGGGGAGATCCCTGGCCGCCAGTCGCCGGTCCGTAGAGAACCGTCGATGCCAAGGTCATGAATCACCCGCACCCAGGGCCACAGGAGAGGAGTGGGGATGTGCGTGCAAGGGTGATCGGGGCCATGATCGGCCGGTACCGGGCGGTGATCAACGGCGGCCTGATGGTGGCTGTGGTGCTGCTGATGGCCTATATCGGAGCGCAGCTCGATGACGAGTGGTGGCGGGGTGGAGTGCTGGCGCTGCTCGTGCTGCTGTCGGCCCTGCTCGGTGCCCTGACCATGCTCGGCCTGGTCCTGGAGTTCAGGCTCAACCAGGTGCGGCGCTACCGGCTGGCCTGGCTGTCAGCCCGTCGTCGAGCGCTGTACGCCGTCAAGGCGTTCCGTGCCGAGGCGAAGGCTGTACAGCAGCTAGAGGCCAAGACTCACCAGACCCTCAACTAGTGGACACCGCAACCATGCTCAGCTCGGCCGACCGTGAGTGGCGCGAGCTGGCCACGAAGCTCCTGCGAGGCTACATCCCCCGGCACAGTACGGGCTGGGTCCTCGTCGAACTGCACCGGCTCGATCGAAAGGCCAGACGCCAGGAGGCCTACCACCGGCGCATGCTCAAGCTACAGGCCGAGGCCGCCGAGCTGATCCCAAATCGAAACGACTACCACCGCTGGAGACCTGGTGACCCCATCACCTGAGCGATCGCACTACATCCGCATCGAGCTACCCCATGACGCCACGCCCGAGGAGATCGGCAACCTTGAACAGGCGGTCATGGAGGTGGTGGAGAAGAAGATCGAGGAGTTCGACTACGACATCTTCGTAACCGGCGGTGCGTGGTATCCACCAAAGGAGGAGTCCACCGAGCCGATACCTGTTGCCTTGAGCAAGCTTCGTGCCTTGGTGTATGCCCGGCCGTTGCACGACAACCCGGTAGACGCAGCGCTACTGCGTGACCAACTGCAGCACCTGCAGGACCTCGGCATGAGCCAGACCGACCTGCAGATCCACCTGGAGTGCGAGCGCTCCATCAATGAAGTTGCCCTGCGCAACATGCAGGTAGAGGACAATCTGCTGACCGCACTCGACATGGTGATGGGCCACGTTGCGCCCCTGATGCGCGTGAAGTTCCAGGCGGGTACGCAATGAGCGCACGAGTCATCATCGACCTGTTGCCGTCTGGTCGTACCGGCCATGTCTACATCCAGGTGTCCAGCGAGGTGACCGATGGTGGCACCCTCACACAGCCGGAGATCGAGTTCACCCTGGAGCAAGTGCTGGCTGGGCTGCGGTCAGGAGACATCAAGCTGAGAGAGCCCACGACGGTCACCCGGCAGGAGTCATCCGTCGGCAAGATGCCCAAGGCAACAGAGTGACTGACTGGGACGAGCTGGACGACAGCGGTATGCACGTGCACCTTCGGATGGGGCTGACCAAGGAGGGTCACGGTCCGGCTGATCCGCCGGACCCGAACTTCGATCACTGGGGTTGCTGGTGTGCTGATCCCAGGTGCCCTGGACCACCAGATGACGCTGCCTTGAAGTACTGCGGGGATATCGCGTGCCCTGGTTCAACACGATGCACCGACCCAGATTGCCGCAGTACGCGAGAATGGCTCAGCGGCGGCGGGGCTTCAACCCCGTAAGGTCGACGACCTCCTGGATGCCGTGCTTGTCATGGGCGATCACGGCATCGTGGCCTGCGGCAACGATCTTGTCCGAGAGATCTCTGCCAGTAGCACCGAACCGCTTGGAGAGCTGGTGCTTCCAGTTGCTCTCCTCCTGCCAGCCACCGCCGTACTCGATGTGCAGCGGGTTCTTGAAGCTGACGTCACCGGTCTCGAACAGATCCTTGTCGTAGTTGAACCCAGGGTTCGCCTGACCGAGGTAGCGCCCGTGCGGCTCGATGTGCTGGCCGTACTGCTCACCGAAGTCGGGCGCTTTGCCCTTGCGCCGGACGTAGTGCAGATTGAACTGCTGCGGCTGAAGGTTGTCGGAGGCACCCATCATTCCCACACCTTCTGTGTGTCACCGCGACGAAGCCGTGCGGTTTTCATTGCAGCGGTGTTGTCCCTGACGATCGCGTCCATCGCACTCTGGTGATCGAAGTAGTGCTCGACCGGTACCAAACGACTGCCATGTTCCAGCGCTGTCACCGAGCGATGGTGTCCGTCGTAGAGAGACGCCACACCGCTCGGTAGGTGTGTCACCTTCACCGGCGTATGGATGCCACCTTCAGCTTCGACCTGCTCAGACACACGATCCAGCTTGCTCGGGCCTGGCGTGTGGCCGTGCAATGCGACCTTCTCCGCCTGGTGTGCGTACGCATTGCGCATCTGCTTGGGGACGTCACGCATGTGGCCGTCGAAGTCGGCCGCCATCATGCCCCCGATCTCGTGCGGGGTCATGAACATGGGGAGCTGCTGACCAGGCTCGATGGCAGGCTGGTACTTCGGGAACTGACGCGGGCTCAGGTGCTCGGCTGCGGTCATCGTCGGCCCTTCCACACGTGCTCTTCGGGGAAGACGTGTGACGGGTGCATGTTGGCGGGGTAGTGCTCTGCCGTGGCGGGAGGTAGATGTCCCATCTGGCCGCCCAGCCTGGCCCGGACGCCTGGCTCTATCTGGTCGAACGTCGTACGCCATACCCGGACAGGTGTGTACTCGTGTCCTTCGAGGTGTGCTGCCGTGACCCGGTGGTTGCCGTCGTCAACGACAGCCCAACTGCGCTTGGGGTCGTAGTCGACGATCGCGGGCTCGGTGTAGCCCTGGCCGGAGCGGAGCAGTTGCCGGTAGTGCTCGACGCGCTCCGGGATGGTGTCATTGCCGTGCATCGTGCGCAGAAGGCTGGTGCGTACGTAGCCGACCACCGAGTGCTCCGGCGGTACACCAGGCTGACCCCGGTCACCGTACTGGATGATGTTGGGGTGGAACTGTGCCGGGTTGAGGTTGCTCATGGCAATCAGTACGCCTCTTTGGTGTACTGGACGTCGTAGGTGTCAAGCTCGTGGCCGTGGTGCTTGGCCAGGACGTGGCCGACGTCTGTGGCGTTCTTCGCCTTACCCGCGTAGTCACCGAACTCATTCTCGACGTGCCACCGGCTGCCCTGCCGGGTGCCGATGCCGGACCAGCCGGTCGGGTGCTCCTTGGTTGCCGGACCGGTGACCAGCACCTTGCCCTTGTCGACCTGGTCGGCGTACACCGTCGGCCGACGCGTGAACTGCTCACCCAGGTTGCTCGGAGGAGTCGGCATGTCCATGCCTCAATCTTGCCCCGGACCCGGCTGTCCATGGTAGGTTCACCAACTGCTGGCCCTCGGATCCTTGCTCAGCAAGTCCGATGGTTGAAGTTCAAAGCAGTACCGTGCAACACAACTGCAAGACCAAGCCAAGTACCAAGTGCATAACCTCCTTTCTGGAATCCAAATTGCTCTTGGCGGACTGCGCGTGCATATGGGCCTTGTGCAATACAGGGACTACTCGCGCCGGGGGCCAGCACCCTCCTCCTTGGTCATGGTCAGGTGGAAGGTCGCCCGCCACCCGGCCTTCTCGCACTCGCTGGCCAGCTCCCACAGGTGCCGTCCAAGCACCTCGGCGACCTCCTCGTTCGGCGGGATCGGCGCGTTGATGGTGATGGTGACCGAGTTGTGTTCAGCCATCCTGGTTCCCCTTCAGGTTGACGTACTCCGCTACCAGGTCTCGCAGGGCGTCAGCGGCGTTCTCCCGGCCTTTGCGGCCCATGTAGGCCCTAGGGTCCACCCGGCGTCCCATGCGCTCTGAGAGCTTGCTCAGCTCTTCGAACGGGTACGGGCGGTCCTCGGCCGGACAGCCGACACAGCGGCCGTCGTCGGCCAGCGCCACGTGGCCGTCACGGGCCATACAAGGCGTCATGTGGCTCCTGGCACGTGGACAGTCGACCGACCAGCGTTCACCGCTCACAGCGGCTCCTGTGACGTCTGGTGGCACGTAGCAGCTCGGCCTTCCGCTGGCAGGCGTAGGACAGTCGCATGTAGACGAATGCCTCGAACTCGTGCCGGGCCGGATCGTCCTCGGCCAGCCCGGCGTACCAGGCCTGCATCTCGTCCCAGGTCACGTGTCCCCCAGCTCAACCGTGTCGCCACTGATCAGCCCGGCGGAGCGGAGCTGGTCGGCGATCTCGGCCTCGGTGCGCCCGGCGATGATCACGATCTGCATCGGGGGCATGTCCGGCAGCTTGCCGACGTCGATCGAGATCGGCTCCTTGGCCATCATCCTGGTGATGTTCTCGCCGGACAGCCCGAGCAGGAGCAGGGGCCTGCCGTCCTTCATCTTGCTGGTGGCCTTGATCATCGGTGGTTCACCAGGTCAGCCACGGCGTGGTGGGCGCGGTTCTCGTCGATGCCGACGCTGCCCACGAGTGAGCGGTAGTAGGCGTTGTCGAGGTTGGCTGCCTCCACAGCATCCAAGACGCCCAGGGCGTGTTCCTTGGCCTGCTCGATCGTCCAGTAGCCACTGGGTTCGTCGTTCTTCTCCAGGCCAGTCATCACCACCGGCACCGTCTTGCCGTCCTGCAGGCCGACGGCCGGGTGGAACATCATCGGAGCGGTTGCCTTGTGGTTGAGCGGTGGGAGGTCGTCGTGCAGGCCCAGCACGGTGTCCCGCGCGTCCTCTCGCGTGAGACCCAACGTCTCGGTCATCTGACGCATGATCGCGGCCATGTGCTCGGCCCGCGCGACGGCGGTGTACAGGCCTGCTGCGTAGGCCAGCGCCCGGTCGGGGGTCAGGGTGCGCTTGTAGCCGTCACTGGTCTCCAGGACCACCACGTAGCGTGCGACGTCCCATTCCGTCTTGACCCACACCTCGGTGACTTCGTCCTGCTGCTGTTCTGTCATGGGAGCACAGCATAGGGTGTTCGACCCGTCACCCCGCAGTTGTTACACGCCGGGCATGACAAAGCCCCCGACCGTCAGATCGGGGGCTCTGCTGGAGACCGTCAGGCGCGGCCGTCGATGCGCAGGCCGAGCAGGTACAGCGGGTCGGCGTACTGGGTGTCGGTGGCGGCGTAGAGGCCCCACTGCTCGTCGATCCAGTCATCGCCCGACTTGCGGTAGTCGACCCGGCGGGTGACGGCCTCGATCAGCCCGTCGCCGTGCGTGATGTAGAGCTTGGGCAGGTGGCTGTCGTCGCCGTGCCCGTAAGCGATCTCGGTCAGGATCTTCCGCAGCTTCTCGACCCCGGTCTCGACCATGCCGTGTGGCCAGACCATGACCGGTGTGATCTCGCGGGCAGCCTCGTCCTGGATCACGGTCTCGTAGACCACCTCGGCGTGCTCGGCGGCCGTGGTCTCCTCGTCCTCATCCGGCAGGCTGTCACCGTCGAACCCGGCGACCAGGTAGAGGCAGCGGGTGCAGATCCACGGGTAGTCCTTCAGCTCCTGGTCCGTCGTCACGTCCTCGGCCGTTGTCGGGCGCAGGAGGCCGCCGCTGCAGCGCCAGTGCGTGGGCTGCTTCGGCTCCTCGCCGGGCTCGGTGACCGTGTCGGTCTTCGGAGCGGCCAGGACCTCGGCGGCCTGCTGGTCGCGGACCTGCTGGTAGCCCCGGCGGAAGGCCAGCATAATCCGGGTGTTGACCGGGTCACCGACCACACGGCCCTCCAGGGCTGCCTGGACCTTGGCGTTGAGGGCCGGAGCGGCGGACTCGTCGGCGAGAGCGGCCTGGCGGCCGATCTCCTCGAACTCGAAGACCTGCCGGTACGCCTCGGCGGTCGCGCCGGTCAGCTCCGTGCGGTAGATGGCGGCGTAGCGGTTCGACCGCAGCCAGAACAGACCCTGCTGGTACTCCTCGTCGGTGCCCCCGAACTCCGCCGCGACGGCCTCGGAGAGGTTCGGGATGAGCGAGCCGTCCTTGTCGGGGTCGGTGGCCTGCCCGGCTTCGAGCGCCTGCTCGAAGGTGGCGAAGTGCCGGACCCGGGGGCCGTCGGTGTGGTTGGTGACCAGCTTGTAGATGGTCAGGGAGTTCAGGCTGGCCAGGTGCGCGATCGCCTCGGCCTTGTCAGTCCAGCGCTCGGACTGCTTGGTGCCGATCGGGCTCAGCACGACCCAGTAGCCCTTGGTCTCCGGGTCGCGGCCGACGCGGCGGCCCTGCGAGTCGCGCAGGCCGTTGGCCAGCTCGTAGGCCTCCAGCAGGTGCGCCGACGCCATGTAGCGCGTGCTCCCGTTCCCGCCACGCGGGCGGTCGTCCAGGTCGTAAGCGTTCCAGCCGGACGCGGTGCGAACGACCGTGCCGATAACGGTGCGGTTGGCGTCGTCCCGCAGGAGGACGTTGTACACGTCCTTGTCGTTGGTGGCGGCGAACTTGACCTCGGCGGTGATGTCGATGCTCATGGTGTGCTCCCGTGCGTGGTGGTTGAAGCACCATCATCGCACGGGAGCTAGCCATGTGTCTACTTGACTAGCGCAGGCTTCCGAAGCAGGAAGTACGCGTACCGCTCGTCCAGCTCGTTGCGGGGCACCAGGTAGACCCCCAGCGGCTCGAAGCCGACGTCGACCATCAGCTCCCAGAACTCGTGGATCGGGTACGTCGTCATGCTGGCCGCGATCGAGCGGCGGTACCGGCGGCCCCGGCTGCGGGTGCGCCAGGAGCCGGTGTCGTACTTGATCTGGACGAAGGCCAGGCCGTCGTCGTTCAGCATCTGGTGGGCCAGCGTCATGATGTCGAGGCCGTGCTCCTGGCTCGGGACCAGCTCCAGCACGTACAGGCACAGGAACAGGTCGGCCTTGCCGATCTCCTGCCACGCCCGGCCCGGGTGTTCCATGTCCAGCACGACCGGCACGAACGGCGAGCCGGTGGACTGGGCGACCTGATAGGCGGCCTCGTCCACGATCTCCTGGGTCAGGTCGACCCCGTAGAACTTCTGCCCCAGCGGCGAGAACGCGACCGCGTTGGACCCGCCTCCGACACCCCACTCGACGATGCTCGGGTACCTCGGCTCGACGTTGACCACGCCCGGGGCCGACAGCATCTGCTTGAACAGCGCCAGGTGGTCACGGCCGACCTGCTCCCAGGCTCCGTCCCGCATGGCCGAGCCGGAGCGGGTGTGGGTCTGGTTCTGCAGGTCGTCGTCCTGCTGGCTGGTCCAGAACCGCTTGGAGTCCCCGATCCGCTTGGACTCCGAGTCGGCGAAACCCATGCTGGTCAGGACCCGGTCAGCGGTGTCGCTGGCCCAGCCCTTCATCTCCCCCACGATGCTCATTCGTTTCCTCCCCTTTGATGGTGTGCAACTTCCTACAGAGCGCCGAACAGCGCCCGGTGATACAGGTCAATCAGACGTAGTACTCCAACGCCTTGATCAGGTGCTCGTTGCGGCGGATCCAGCGCGCGGTGACGCGGTGCGCGAACAGGTCGGTCGAGTTGTCCTCCAGGGCGTCCAGGGCGCGGAGGGTGGCCTCCTCGGCGACGTACCGGATCGCGTCCAGTGGCTCGCGCTTGTTCGGGCCGGTGACCTCGGCCACCCGCAGCCACAGGAAGTGCATGACCCTGATCTGCTTGACCAGGTTCATCGCCGCTTCCAACGAGGAGATGTCGTTGCCCTTGGCAAGGTTGCCGACCGCGTCCAGCGCCTCGCGCAGCCGCGTCTGGATGGTGGTGACGCTGTCGACGATCTCCGACTCCCGGCTCTCCAGGTGCATCAGGCGGTTGTACTCCTTGACCTCCTGGCGGTCCTCCCAGCGGTGCTTGACGGCGTCCTCGATCAGCTCAGCCTTCGAGTAGGACTCGTGGATGGCGACGTCGCCGGTCGCCATGAGCTGGGCCTTGGTCAGGACCTGCAGCAGCGCGGTCTCGGTCCGGTAGAACTCGTCCTTCGTGCCCTCGACCTCGACGCGGTAGGCCTCGAAGCGGTCGCGAGCCGGACGGTGGGTGATCGCAACGGTCTTGGTGGTCATGGTGTGCTCCTGATGCGTGGTGGTGGTCTGAGTAAAGCAGGGGCTGTACCGGCCGGGGCGAGCCGGTACCTCCCCCTCCCGACTCAGGCGGCCTGGCGCTCCTGGTGGCTCTCTGCGGCCTCGGGAGCGTCGGTGGAGTCCTCCTGGGCCTCGACGGCCGGAGAGCGCCCCAGGATGAGGTCTGCGGCCCGCTGGGCGGCACCGGCGGCCACGACCACGGCCTTCGGGTCTTCCTTGATCTCGCGGACCCAGCCCGCCAGGTACGCGGCGCTGTTCTCCAGGGCGGTCTCGATGCCGGTCTCGGCCTGCAGGAAGGCCGAGGTCATCTCGGCGACCAGCTCCTCGCGGCCGTACTCGTGGTCACCGAAGTTCTGCCCGAACTTCCGGGCCAGCCGGGACTCGTGGCCGGTGCTGTGGCCCATCTCGTGGAACAGGGTCGCGTAGTACTCGTCGCCGTTGGCGTACGCGGTCCGCTCGGGGACAGTGACGATGTCGGTGACCGTGTTGTAGAACGCCCGGTCGCCGCCGTGACGCAGCTTCGGCCCGTTCTCGAAGTAGGCCGCGATGATCGCCTCGGCCGACTCGATCGGCTCGTGCTCGTGACCCTCGTCGGCCTGCCAGTCGGCAACCCGCTTGGGGAGCTTGACGTCGTCGGTCTGCTCCAGGTTGAACACGATGTAGTGCCGGAGCATAGGGATGGTCTTCTTGACCGGCTTGCCGGTGGCCTCGTCGATCTCGGTCTTGGTGAACGTCTTCCAGAACACGACCAGCGTGCCCTTTTCGCCCTTGCGGACCGAGCCGCCGCGCTCCTTGGCCTGGTTGAAGGTCAGCCAGAACGGCGAGCTGTAGCCGCCCTCCATCGCCGCGATGGCGAGCAGCAGGACGTTGACGCCACGGTATGGGCGGCCGTCCAGGTTCTGCGGGCGGCCGGAGCGGGAGTTCCACGGCTTGCGCCACGGCGCGGTCCCGGCCTCCAGCGCGGCCACCATCTTGTCGGTGACCTCCTGGTAGATGTCGCGCTTCGGCGCGTCGGCGGTCTTACGGGTCTTGCGGGTCGTGCGGGCCATGGTGCGCTCCCTCAGTGCGTGGTGGTTGTGGCACAAGTAAAGCATGGGTGCGAGTCATGTGTCTACTTGACTCACACCCATGCTTCGAGGGCGTGGATTCAGCGGCCTGCCCGCATCACGATGAGGTTGTCGACGTTGGTGACTCCCGGTACACGGGCAGCGGTGTACCCACCGGCCTGCAGCGCCCGGATGTACTCGGAGATGCGCTCGTTGCCGTACTTCACGGTGGCCTGGATCTGGGTGACATCGGGGTGCCGGACGTACCTGATGTGCACGACGCCCCGGGTGGTCCCCGGCTCGGCCTTGTACCCCCAGTGACTACTCCACCCGGCCTCGGTCATCCCGGCCTCGCGCAACACCCGGCGGACCATGTTGGTCATCCCGGCGTTGCGCTGCCCCTCCTTCGCGTCCTCGATCTCCTCCAGGACCTTCGCGCCCTCCTCGGTCAGGTTCTCCTTGCGATGAGGACCCTCGACCAGACCCCGGCGGCGCAGCGCCATGACCGACTGGTACGCGCCTCCGCGCTCCGACATGCCGTGGAAGCCGGTCGCCGCGTGGAAGTTGTAGTCCCGGATGTTGCGCAGGCACAGGATCATGGTCGAGGTCAGCTTGGTTGCCTTAGGCATCTACTCCGCCTCCTCGTAGTTCACGACGAACTCACCGGTGCGGTACTGCGCCATGAGGTCGCGGACCGGCCAGAACACCTCCCAGCCAACCCGGAGGGTGACCCACAGGTAGCCGTTGCGGAGGTCGTCGTCGTTGCCCAGTCGAGCGCCGTTGGTGTCGGCGACGATGGCGCGGGCGGTGCCGGAGAACACCTTGCCGTTGACCAGGCGACCGACCTTGGCGTTGGTAGTCGCGGCCTGCAGGACCCCGGCGATCGCGCTGGCGTCAGCGGCGGTCAGGAGACCGGCCAGGTCGTACTTGGTCTCGGCGACGGCGATCCGGGCTGCGATGCTGCCGTGGTAGGCACCGATGTACAGCTCCAGGTCCTTCCGGCCCTGGGTGTTCGTGCCGTCGGCCATGCTCTGGGCCAGCTCGACCAGCCCAACCAGCTCGGAACGGGCCGAGGTCAGCAGCTCGGTGATGGTCATGTCGCCGTACTTGCGGCCGGTGGTGGTGTCGGACATCAGGTGCTCCTTGGTGCGTGGTGGTTGAAGCACCAGTAAAGCACCGCCGCCAGTCATGTGTCCACTTGGCTCGCAGGGGTCAGCTCGCGACGCAGAGCACCGCGCTTTTCGGCCCCTCGCTGGTCAGCACCATGACGGTCTGCTGGGCGGTTCCCTCGGGGCAGGTCGGCCCCGGTTCACCCTGGGGTCCCGGCGGCCCGTCCTTCCCGTCGGCACCGTCCTTCCCATCAGCTCCCGGCTGGCCGTCGACCCCGTCCTTACCGGGTGGTCCTGGCGGGCCGACAGCGCCGTCTACGCCGTCCTTTCCGTCCACCCCCGGCGTGCCGTCGGCACCCGGCTTCCCAGCGGCTCCAGCGGGCCCCTGAGCGCCCTGACAGGCTCCCGGGAGCAGGATGCAAGGCGGAGTCCTCCCGGCCAGTCCCATCGGCCCACGGGGGCCCTGAGGGCCGGGCGGACCGGGAATGCCCTGGGGGCCGATCGGGCCCTGGATCCCGGGGTCACCCTGGGCACCCTGCGGGCCGGGGACCGGGCTCGGGATCTCGGTCGGGTTGACCACCGGCGTCTTGCCAAGGCTCTGCACCTGCCGGGCCAGCGCCTGCGCCTGCTGGCTGGCGGTCTGCTGGCTGGTGGTGATCGCGACCAGGTCCCGGCGGTTCTGGTACTGCAGCCAGAGCACGCCGCCGATGGCGAGCAGGACGAACAGCGCCAGCAGGGGGCGGAAGAGACGTTGCCGCATGACTACCTAGTGGGTGTGACAGTGCCGGGCGGAATGGTCGGGAGGTTGTTACAGTCGCGCGGTGCGTAGACAGTGGCGATGTAGCCCCTGAAGGCCGCGATCTGTTTCTTCTGATACGCAGTCAGGTTGGGGTTCTCACTGGACAGGTCGAGCACGTACGTCCAGAGCTGGGTCTGCAGCCGTCGGCCCTCGTTGCCGGTCTCGCAGGTGATCTTGGCGGTCTCCGCGTTGCGGCGGGACTGGCTGGTTGCCTCCTTGGCCTGCAGGCTGGCGGCGACCGCGAATCCTGCCGAGGCCAGCGCGATGACAATCGCCGCGACCAGGCCCCAGATCATGTGGCGGTTGCGCTCACCATAGGTGCGCAAGGCAACGACCTCCCCAGCCAACCTGTTCATCGAGCGCTCCAGACGCTCGGCAGCCTCCAGCGGGTCGGTCTCAGTCATGGTCGGCCGACCTCTCCCGCAGCATGGTCGACATCTGCTTCACCACCACGTCCAACTCCTCCAGGATCAGGTCTGCTCTTGCTGTCAGTCGGGCGACAGTCAGATCCTCTGCAGGTGTCGACCCGGGCTTGGCTGGCTTGCTTGCCCTGTGCAACCAGTTCATCCACCACCTCGTCATGGCTCGCCTCCCCCGCCCACAGATTGCAGATGCTCCGACATCTCCTTCAGAACCTCGTGTAGCTGCCCGAGCAGATCCTCGGCTCGCCGCGTCAGCCGGTCGACCTCTTCGGTCGTGAACTCAGGAGCCTCGCCGCCTGCGTCCCTGGCCTTGCGCGGGTCTTTCCGGTGGCGGGAGTTCATTGCGTGAGCCGCCTTGCTGCTGCTGCAGGAACTGCTGCAGGATCGGGATCATCTGCTGGAGTTGCTGGAGCTGCTGCAGGATCGGGAGCAGGGATCGGGTGGTGTTGATGAAGTCGCCGACCACCGGCAGCAGCTTTTCCTGGAGGACCTGGGCCATCGCATCGCGCTGGGCCTCGGCTTTCTCCCGCTCGGCGATCGCCCGGTCGCGCTCCTGCTCCAGCCGGTCGACCGACGGCTTGGTCCACAGCCAGCCGGTGATCAAGCTCAGCACGACCAGGCCCAGCACCCCGAAGTTGACGTACGTCGAGATGTCTCCCAGGGGGTCTGCGGCAGCAAGTGGGGTCAAGGCATGTCACCGGGTGCTCTCCATGCCTCCAATTGTCGAAGGCTGGGCCCGGTGAGTGTGAGTTGTTGTTCGGTCAGTAGCGTTACCGAATCGAATCGGCCGCGACACGAGACATTGACGTAGTTGTTGTTCTAGTGTCCCTTGCTAAGCGTCACGGGGTCACTACGAAGTCGTAGGAGAGGGACCACATGCCAAGTAGGGGCAAGCCAGGTTTGCGAGTCGTGAGGGATGCGCAGCCGGAGGAAGTTGGTGATACCGAGAAGACCCAGGAAGCTCTCGACACGATGACCCCCGGTCAGCTCAAGTGCCGGGCCCGTCGAGGGCGTCACGTCTACGTCGGGTTTCAGGTGTTCGAGCACCGCACCTATCTCGACGTCATCCAGCAGTGCTCGATCTGCAAGAGCGTCCGGCGGCGTGCGACCTTCCGGCGAGTCACCTGGGGCAAGCGCCAAGGCCTGCGCCAGCTCACCGACTGGAAGCCGGTGTACCGCGACTCGAACGGCAAGCCGTACCTGCTTCCGAAGGGAGCAGCGCGGATCACGCGGGACTCAGAGTTCCAGGAGCAGTTGAACGCTCTGGAGATCCTGAGCGGAGGACGGATCATCCAAGTCCCGGACGACGAGGACGACTACAGTGACGAGTAACAACTAGGAGAGGAAGCGGGGAGCATGGCGAAGGATGTAGTGGTCGTCGTCTCGTGCGACAACTGCGGGGGCCAGGACAAGGAAGTGCAGGAGTTCCCTGCGATCAACTCAAAAGGCAAGCGGGTCATTCTGGACATGCACCCCAAGTGCCACGCGGAGATCTACGGGCCCGGCCTCGAACTGGCTGACAGCAAGGGTCAGCCGGTGGACAAGAGCAAGACGACGCCGAACTCCAAGCAGCCGGGCTACCGGCCGCCGTCGGAAGGTGCCGAGCGAGTCTGCCTGGTGTGTCCTGAGACTCGGACGTCGAACACCGGCATTCTGAACCACATGCAGGACGAGCACGGATTCCCGCACTCGGTGCCCGAGATCTACGGGCAGGTGTGCCCCATCGACGGCGACGAGTTTGAGGGGCTGCTGGCCCGGCACATCGGACAGGTGCACAAGGAGCACGGGCACATCTCCCGTGCCTTCGACTGGGCAAAGAGGAACGGCGACCCGCACGGCGTTGTCGCCGCACGAATCGCCGAGATGGAGAAGGTGGCCCACAAGGCCGCCTAGACGGTCAGCTCCGGCCGGTCCGGCAGGTGAGTGGCGTAGGGAGCCATGGGGCAGTACTCGTGCTCCCCGCCCTCACTGCTGAGCCGGACGTCGACCCAGACCGGCAGGTCGGCCACCAGCGAGGTGTTCTCGATCTCCTCGCCGCAGTACCGGCAGTAGACGGGCAGGGTGGCCACGATGCTCATCATGCACCCCGTACCCTCCGCCAGGCGTTGTTGCGGTCCAGCTCCCGGTAGAACACCTCACCGGGCTGGTCGGCAACGGTCTGAGTGTCCGGCCGGACGTCCTGCGCCGGGTAGCCGTAGTCCCTCATGAACGAATCGGACACGTTGAGGCCAACCGCGTTCAGGGCACGTACGGCCCCGGCCCTGGAGGGCGCGGCCACGGCGTACTGGCACTGGGATACGTGCTCCGGCTGGTTCAGTTCCAGCCCGGCCAGCTTCGACGCGATGACCTGGTAGACCTGCGGCTTACGCGGCATGGCGGTGTCCTCTCCGATGGTGTGGCGGCGGGAGCCCCGTGACCCCCGCCGCCGGGTCTGTGTGTCAGCCCAGATCGATGTTGTGCGCGAGCTTGTAGCACCACTCGCAGTCCGGGTGGGCGTTGCCCTCGCCCTGGTGCGGGTAGACCCACTCATCGTCGATCTCGACCATCTTGTTGTGCTTGGCGGTGTGGTGGGCGCTGAAGACCTCGCCGGTCGCCGGGTTGATGTTGATGCACCGGGTGACGACCGTGGCCTTGGTGCCCTTGAACTCGTCGAGATCCTTGACCGTGCCCCGGAAGTGCACCTCGACGCCCTCCTTGTCGCCGAAGTACTCCGAGCTGGCGAACCACTTCACCAGGTTGCCCTCGGCGGTGAGGACCGTGTACAGCACGGTGGTGCCGTAGTCGCCCTCGATGTACTTGATGGCGGCCAGGGTGCCCTTGACGACGATCTTGTCCTTGGGCTTGCCCAGGAAGACGCTGGCAGCCTGGGCGGTCTCCCGGGCGGCCTTCTCGGCGGCCCACTGGGCCTCGCGGGCAGCACGCTCGGCGGCGCTCTCCAGGTGCCGCGTGTAGGCCTGCGGGGCGCTGGCGACGATACCGATCAGCTTCCAGCCGATCTCCTCGGCGGCGACGGCGACCTTGAGGTTGTCGACGTAGGTGGAGCGGCCGGAGAACTCCTCCGACAGGACCCAGGCCTTGACGATCGCGGCGCGCTCCTTGGCCTCGTCGATGTAGGCGCGGGCCGGGGCCAGGGCCTCGATGTCGCGGCGGGTCGGGCGGACCGCGCCGATCAGGAGCCGGACGACGGCGGAGGTGGGCTGGCCGTAGGCGGCCGAGCTGGGGACCCAGCCGAAGGCCCGGGTGGCGGCGTGCGCGGCGGCCAGGACGGTCTCGACGGTGTAGGTGCGCTCGCCGGTGCCGGAGACGCCGAAGCAGTCGCGCTCGACGTCCTCCTCGGAGATGAAGGCGAAGTTGCCCGTCCAGCCCAGGAAGTCCTTGATGCAGGTGCTGCCGACGTTCTTGATCGTGCCGTCGGTGTGCCGGACCAGGTAGGTGTTGTTGCGGTCGCGGTCGATGCCGCAGTGGTCGCAGTGCCCGGCACGGACGAGGTCGCGGTCGACGTACTCGACGCCCGGGGCGGTGGCGATGGTGAAGCTGTCGGCGACCCGGTCGACGCGGGCCAGGAAGGTCCAGTCGTTGTACTTCGGGGTCTCGCCGGTGATCTTGGCCCGGTACAGGACCTCGGTGATGTCGAAGCCCAGCTCGTTGCGGGTGGTCCGCTCGAAGCGCTCCGCCGTGATCTCGAACCGGCCGGTGAAGCCGCGCTTCTCGGCGCGAGCGTTGATCTTCGCGATCTTCTCGCGGGTGAGCGCCAGCTCGGCCGGACTCAGGACGACGCCCGGGTGCTCGTCGAGCTGGTCGGCCGGGGTGGTGGCGGTGTCGTTCATGGTGGCTCCTCGTGCGTGGTGGAGACACCAGTAAAGCATGGGAGCGAGGCATGTGTCTACATCGCTCTCACCCTCTCCGGCGGCGCGTGGTTAGCCCCGGGCAGCCCCCCGTTCCTCAGTAAGCCGCCCGGGGTCTCTCTAACCCCACACACAGAACGAACAACTGCTCAGTCACGAAGAAGTTACTCGTTTGAGGGAAAAAAGTTGCCCCCAGCGTGAACCGGGGGCAACTCACTTATGGTAGGGACCCTACTGAATCCAGGGTCCCCCGCTGACGAACGCTCAGCGCAGCTTGACGAAGGTCGTCAGGACCTCGGCGCTGATCTGGTCGCCGCCGAAGCCGGACCGGTCCTCGTTGTAGCCGAAGCCGTAGACGGTGATGGTCTGCGGCCCGACCAGGGTGAAGGACTTCGACGCCGACTGGGTCAGCTCGACGTACCCGGCCTTGCTGACCGGCACGCCCATGATGGTCCCGGCGTCACCGGTCTTCGCGCCGGAGTCGGTGTCGAACCGGAGCGCGACCATCGGGTAGGTGTCCGTGGTCGGGGTGACGTAGTCCGGGCTGTTGGCGTCGACCCGGTCGAAGATGGCGTTGGTGTTCGCCAGGTAGGTGCCCGCCTGCAGGTTCACCGTGCCGAGCACCGTGGCGTTGGTCGCGAACGAACCGCCGATCTTGGCGATCTTGGTCGGCCCGTTGGTCATGAACGACTTGGCCAGCGGGATCGAGTTGCTCAGGGCCAGCGCCTGGTCGGCCGAGGTCTTGGCGGCGTCCGCCGTGGTCTTGGCCGTGTTGCTGGTGGCGATGGTCTTGTTGATGTTGGCCCGGAAGTCCGAGCCCATCTTCGACCACGGCAGGGTGTTGTCGAGGACGTCCCAGCCACCGATGGACTTGTCCTTGATCTTCCAGGTGTCGACCGCCCCGGTCTGGATCTGCACGTTGCCGACCGAGTTCTTCGGCAGCGGCAGCGGAGCGTACGCCGTCGGGGCGGCGACAGCGCCACCGCTGAGGCTGACCGCCGTCGCGAGCGCCGCGACCCCCAGAACGGACAGGCGTGCGATGTTCTTGACCTGCATGGTGTTTCCCCTCCTCGTGTCCGGCCACCTTAGGACCGGATCGTGGAGCGCCGGGGATCGAACCCGGATGTTGCCCCAGGCAACCGCCTTGGCAACGCCCCTCCTGCTGCTAGTTCGTCCAGAGCTGCGAGCTGTACTCGAAGCCGGGCGCGAACTCGAACACGATGTCCTTGGGGTTCGCGACCCCGAACGCGACCTTGAACTTGGTCTGCCGACCGTTGAGGACCTTCGTGTCCGGCGAACCGTTGAACCCGTTCGCCGAGTCGAAGATCTCCTCGCCCTCGACGTCACCACTCTGGACGTTGGCGGTGGTCATCGAGGGGTCGAAGGTCTTGCCGGTCTTGTTCACGATGACGACCGTGAACTGGACGGCGTACTTGAACTTGTCGCCGCCGAAGCCGCTGTCGGTGGACTTGTACGCCTTCGGTGCCGACACCGTGGCTGACAGCCCGTTCTCCCAGGTGAACGCCTTGCCGAACTTCAGCGTGACGTCCTCGGGCGTGGGCTCCTCGGTCGGCGTCTCCGTCGCGGGGTCCTCAGCGGGTGCGCTGGTGGCCGTGGTCGACGGGAGCGCGTTGGTCCCCGTCGGCTGCGAGGTGGCCGCCTCCCCGGTCATACCCGCGCCGCAGGCGGCCAGGCTGACGATGGCGGCACCGGCCGCGAGGGCCAGGGTGATCTTGCGGAACTGCTGAGACATGTGGTGTCTCCCCCTCCTGTGGTGGTGATGGTCCGGCCCCTCCCCGGACTAGACCGGGGAGAGGCTACCGGGTTCCCTATCGGTTTGGGAATACGGAGTGTTACATCGGTGCCGAAAGCAGTTTCGTAGCCTGCTCCAGGGCCGGGTAGACCTCGGCAACCTGCCAGACGCGCTTGAGCGCGCCGTCGACCACCTTCTCGACCAGCTCCTCGACCTGGACCTTGATCCCGTCGACCAGCCAGACGCGGTAGTCATCCCCCGCGACCTTCAGCTCCATCCCGTCGTCGCCGTAGTGGAGCGTCTTGCCGTTCTCCAGCTCGTCGAGTCGCCAGACGTAGACCGGGCGTGGCATGATGTTGTTACACCTCCTTCCCTTGCCCTAGGCAACGGATTGGTTGGTGGGTGGGGGCCCAGCCAGACCCTCCCAAGGTTCACCGGCTGGGTCCCCAGTCTTTGGACTCAGTCCCGATCGAGCAGCCGGTTCTGGGACTCGCGGGCCGTCGTGGCCGTCGCTGCCAGCATGTGCTGGAGCCAGCCGATCTGCGCCCAGACGATCGCGGTGACGATCGCCCCGCCTAGGAGCGTGAGGATGAAGTACAGGGTGGCGCGACCATCGGTACCGTCGGCCTGTCCGGTCGCCACGGCCAGTGAGAACGCTGCGATCACGGTGCCGACGATGGTGAGCACCATCGCCAGGACCTTGACCATGTGGAGCGCCCGGACCAGTCGCACGGCGGCGTCGTAGTTGAACAAGGTGTTCCCCTCCTTATCGAGTCGGCTGAGCTGCCGAGGTCCGGCCCACGGGCCGGGGAGACTGCTACTCAGACGCGGGCTGGATCAGGGCGAACAGGCGGCCGACCGAGGCCAGGTCGTTCTTGATCTGGGTCAGCTCGCGGCCCTTCTCGGTGGCGCTGTCGGCCGCGTTGGCGACCACGGTGGAGTACGACTCCAACCACTGCAGCAGTGACACGCCATTGTCGATGTGACGGGTGCTGTGCACCAGGCCGCTGTAGCGGAGACCTGACAGCGCGGCGCGGATCTTGGTGGCCTGGTCCTCGGTGATGTAGATGTCCATGAGGTAGTGCTCCTTCTGGGTTGTGGTGGATTTGGCTGAGCTGCCGAGGTCCGGCCCGTGGGCCGGGGAGACTGCGGCTCAGGCGGCCTTGTGCTTCCGCATCCTGCCGAGCGAGCTGATGGCGATGGCCTGCTCGCAGTGGCTGCAGACCCCGTAGTTGCCGGAGGCGTAGCCGCGCCGGGCGGTCTCGCGGGGGTAGTCCATCGTGCCGGAGCCGGGACACAGGCCCTCCTCGACCGGCTTCTGGGTGCGAGCAACCGGGGCGTCGGGGAAGCAGACGGTGCACAGGATCTCGGAAGAGCCCCGCTTGTCCCAGTAGGCGATCGCCTCGGCCATCGTCATGCCGGAGACTTCCGGCATCCAGCCGTACTGGGTGCGGGGGTTGCAGGTGGAGCAGTGCATCGACGAGTGGATGTGGCCGTCGCTGCTGGTGACAAGGAAGAACCGGCTCCAGCCCCGCAGGTCGTGCTCGGCCTCCAGCGGCTCGGCGGCGCGCTTGGCCTCCAAGACCGCCTCGCGCATCTTGTCCAGGGTGTCCAGGATCCGCTGCGCTGCCCGAGCCTCGTAGGAGTCGGTCGCGGCGAACTGACGCGCCTTGATCTCGGCGTCCACGAAGTCCAGCTCATACACCCGGTGGTTCCGACTGACCTGACGGCCCGGGTCCCCGGCGTACCGGTGGATGTCACCGGCCAGCCGCTGGATGCGGTCCTCGGCGGCGAGCTGCTTGCCGTACAGCTCGGCGAGCTTGGTGTCGATCTCGACGGGGGTGGCGGTCTTGCGATCCATCGTGACTCCTTGGTGCGCGTGGTGGGTACCCAGCAAGTATGAGGGACCTGCGAGCCATGTGTCAACATGACTGGCAGGTCCCTCGAAGCAGGCGGGTTCAGTCGGGGCTGGGCTTCAGGAAATCCGCCAGCGCATTTCGATCCTCGGGACTGAAGATGACCACGGAGACTCCGGCAGGACCCTTGACCCTCATGGTCATGCCGCCACTCTCCAGCAGCAGGAACGTCGTCACACGCTTGTTGAGCGACTGGTGGACCAGCAGGTCTTTCTGGAGGTCGACGCTCATCGGTTCTCCTTGCGCGCCTGGAGGTCGACGCCGTAGCTCTTCAGCATCTCCTCGAACGACTTGGCTTCGGCGATCCGCTGCTCAACGTCGAAGTCACGGACCATCGACTCGTTCTCCTCATCGATCCAGGTCGGGGGGCCGTACGGGAACGAGTTCAGGAACTCGACGAACTGGTCATCGCACCACGGCGGAACCCACGCGCCGGACCGGCACACGAAGACGAGGTCGTAGCTGATGTCGACCGGCTTGCCGTCATCGATGCGCCGGTCGACGGGGATCACCGGCTGGGGGTCAACGGTGAGCGCTTCGGTGAACCACTGCGGGTAGTGCACGTGCAGCTCGGAGCAGCCTCGCCGGTAGTGCTCGATCATCCAGTCCTCGCAGGAGAGCGTGCCGCGCCGCTGCCACTCGCCCAGACTGCCGATGTTGTAGCCGCTGTCGTGGTGCGCGTCGTACAGGTCGACTCGCGCCCAGTGGTCCCCGTCGAGGCCGATCGTCGAGGGCTGCAGCAGCCCGGCGTATAGGTTGCTGTCGGCAACTAGCAAGGATGGCCACTCCTGAAGGTCGAAGCGCGTCCAGAAGTTCTCGAAGCCGCTCGCACGGGGCAGTGGGAGACCGTTGAGGACGAACGGCTGGACCCGGTCGCGCCAGATGTCGTTGACGTGGAACTGGGACTCACGGTGGCCCCAGTCGTACAGGAAGATGTCCTCTCGCCCGACGCCGTTGTGCATCGGGTTGGGGAAGAAGTAGTCCCAGTCCACGACCAGGAAATTGAGTCCGGTCATCGTGCCTCTCCTCAGGTGGTAACGAGGGCCAGCGTAGCCCCGGAGTTGTTATTCTGGGCCTGCTTGGCCTGCTCCTCGGCGATCCAGCGCTTGCGCCAGGTCCGGCCCATCTTGTCGTCAGCTCCGGCCGCACGGGCCAGCTCAGCGCCGGACGGCATCCGCCCCTCGGCCCGAGCTGCGTCCCAGCAGGCCCGCGCGTGCGGCTCCTTGACCGCAGGCCGACCCCGGCGCTTCGGCGAGTCATCGACAACGTGGACCGGCTCGGGCTCCGGCTCAACCGGCGCGGTCTCGACAACCACCGGCTCCGGCTCGGGCTCGATGCTCTCGGCAACGATGTCCTGGACGACGACCGGCTCGGGCTGCTGCAGGGTGGCCAGCGTGGCCAGGTGGCCGACAGCGCCGAGGGCGATCGGCGGGATCGAGCCGACGATGATCGCCAGCACGACCCGGATGACCGAGGCGTTGTGCATGCTCACGATGTGGCCGACGGCGTTGCCGACCACGGACGCGACCAGCGCGGCCACAGAGACACCCCGGGCGTAGCGCCGGGCGTGCGCGTCGGCGAAGTCCGACAGCCAGACCCGGCCGGACACGATCGCCAGCACGTCGAGGCAGACCGGGAACATCCAGGCCGTCTTGCCGTGCCAGCCGACCCACACGGCCAGGCTGATCAGGGTGCTGAAGCTGGCCGCGATCGCGACCCCGCCGACGATGGCGAGGCCGACCAGGACCCACGGGTCGCGCTTCACGACAGGACCTCCTTCAGGGCGGTCAGGATCTGGGTGCGCGTGGGGAGCACCGGCCACGGACCTTCCGGCCTGCTCGTGACCGAGTAGTCGGTGTGGCGGAGCAGGGCCTGCCACAGGGTCGTGACGCGCGGCTCGCTGGTCAGGATGATCGAGTAGGAGCTGTCCCAGCTCGATTCGGACGGCTGGTCGACGACGGCGAAGATCCGGGCGCGGGCGTCGGAGCCGAGCTTGCCGAAGAGGCTGGACCCGTTGTCGAGGTGCATCATCAGCTCCAGCGACTCCTCGGTGCCGAGGACCGGGGACGTGATGCTCAGGATCTGCCAGTCCTCCAGGACGACGGTGATCTCGTCCTCCTCGCCCAGCATGAGGGCCTGGAGGAGATCGGCCACGATGCGGGTGTCTCCGGCCCAGACGACCTGGCGGCCGTCGTCAGTGGTGCCGGTCATCCGGACGACGCTACCGTCCTGGATCGCCGATCCGGCGTCGCCCAGGTCGACGGTGATGGTCAGGTGGTCGTCCATCAGGACCTCCCCAGAATGTTGGAGATGGCTCGGGCCACGCGGCTGTCGTCGATCGGCGCGGTGTCCTCGGGCCAGAGCTTGAGGATCAGCTTGCCGGTCGACAGGTCGAACACGTAGGACAGGTACTTCGGCATCTCTCGGTGGATCCGGCGCAGCTCGGCGCTGATGACCTTGACGTCGTCGGTCCGCTTGGTGACCTGCAGCTTGCGCTTGACCGGGTTCGGAACTGCGACGGCGTACCGCTTGTTCGCGGCGCAGCGGACCTTCAGCCCGTCGGCGCTCAGCGTCTTGGCGTTGCGAGACATGGGTGCTCCTGTGGTGGTTTTGATTTCAGGGGACGATCACGGCCCGGGTCTCTTTGGGAAACCCGTCGGCGACGTAGTCCAGCCAGGAGTTGCGGTTATTCACCGTGGCGACGTACTGCAGCGTGAGCCGCTGCTGCACCTTCGGGTCGGTGGCGTTCCGCAACAGGTCCTCCAGCACGTCGATCTCCTTGTCGCGCGTGGCGATCATCGCCTCCGCCCCGGCCGCCCGCTTGCGCGGAAGGCTCGACCGGAACGGCGAGGACTCGACCGGACCGTTGCGGTCCGCCGTCCTGCTGTCCCGGGGGAAGGTGGCGACTCGACGAGCCATGATGGCGTCTCCTTGCGTGGTGGAGCCACCATGGAATCACAACTGTGAGTCATGTGTCTACTTGACTCGCGGGTTAGGTTGAACAACTAACCGCCAGGCTCGATCGCCCTAGCCTGTTGGGCATCGACGATTGGTGTAGTGGCCCGGCACCCCACGCCGGGAGCTGCCTGCACATCTCTCGGCGGCGTCCGGACGCTCGGGCCGAGCGAATTACTGCACGTGGTTAGCACGCCGGGGCACCGGTGGGCGGGGTTCGATTCCCTGATCGTCGACTTACACTGCGGACATGAAGCTCATCGGGATCCCACCGCGTGCGACCCAGGCCCAGCAGGCGCTCAACCGGCTGCACCACGAGGTGATGTACGCCGTCGAGGGGGGTGAGCTGGCCGGGAACTTGACCGAGCTGGCGGAGGCACTGGCGATCGCCGTGCAGATCGGCCGCCTGATCGACAAGGCCTTGCCCGAGGGACATCCCGAGCGAATTCAATTTGAGAACGCACTGAACTTCATGCAGGGCCTACACGAGTATCCCCGCTGAAATTCGTCAGCGGAACTGGTCGGCGTTCAGGTAGGAATTCGCCTGGCCGATCTGGGGCCGGGTCGTCGGCCCATTCGACCCCATGCTCGGGATCGGCATCGCTGGGGACTTGACCATCCTCGCCAGCGCCGATTCGGCTCCGCCACCGGCAGCACCTTCGGCTGCCGTTCCAGCGGCTGCCCGGCCGAGCATCGATGCTCCAACCCTCATCAGGGCAGCACGCCCTACCGCTGCGGCGACTGGTGCGAGGAAGGCCATGCATCCATTGTCGCGCTCAGCCCGGATCGCTTGTAAGTAACAACTACCGGCCGTGGAAATCGGCCTACCGGTCTCGGCAGGCTGGATGCATGACCGATGAGGAGTGGATCGAGCGGACGCTGGCCGACGCGCCAGAGCGTCTGTCTGACCGCACCCGCGAGATCATCCTGCGTTGGCGAACCACACGACCTCAAGCCGCTCCGGATTCCACCGAGCGTTCCGAGATGCAGCCTTCTGCACGATGATGACCTCGATCTCGGACTGCACCAGCTCACGCTTCTGGTCGTAGTAGTCGGGGTCGTCCCAGTGCTCCAGCACGTCCTTCATGTGATCGCGGTTGACCGCCGTCGCGTCGTTGCGGGCCCAGGCTTTCCGCTGCTTGATCAGCACCTCGGACTCCTGCTCGACCTTGCTGATTTCCGGGAAGACCACCGCAGCCGACAGGGCCCCGGACCGGTACGCGGCCATCAGCTCGGTCTTCTGCTCCTGGAGACGGGCCAGATCCGCTTCGCCCGGCCACGCGGTGGCGATGTGCTGGTCGAACTTCTCATCCGAGCGAGTGAGCCGGGTAAAGACCAGCTCGGAGATCAGTTGATCGGTCCGCGTGAGGTGGATGTAGTTGGACCCGCAATTGAACCGCTTGCCGGACCCCGGCGGGCACTTGTAGGAGCTGGTGTCCTGGCCCTTGTAGTCCGCTCGACCGCCGGACATCTTGCAGGAGCAGACGCAGCGCATCCGGCCGGAGCACAGGTGCTTGCGGCTGAAGTCCAGGTGGGCGACGGCGGCGGCGTTCCCATCGAGGCGGGCCTGGATCCGCTCCCACTCCTGAGGGGAGCAAAGAGGCGCGTTGCTCTCGACCGGCTTCCCGTTCACCATGATCGGGAAGTTCTTGTACCCGCGCCAGCCAGCCAGGCGCGGCATTCTCAGCCAGGCGCGGAGGGCAGCGGTTGTCCAAGGCCCCCCGCTGGTGTGGTTCACGTTCTCGGCTCGCAGCCACTTGACGATCGTGCCGCCCTTGTGGCCCGCGAGGTACTTCATGATGATCTGCCGCGCGACTGGGCCCTCGACGGGGTGCAGGTCGACCTTGTTCTTCTCCCAGCCGAACGGCCGGAAGCGACTGCCGACCGGTCTGCCCATCTCGGCCAGCTCCAGGTGCTTACGCCCCACGCGCCGAGAGGTGTCGTACGAGGACTTGTTGGCCATCGTGACCAGGAGTCGGGCGAACGTCCGGCCGTCGGCCGTGGCCAGGTTGAGGTCGTTGGTGACGGTCGCGAATACCAGGTTCTGGTCCGCCTCGTACAGGTCGATCGCGGCCTCCAGCTCCTTCGGCTGGCGGGTGAAGCGGTCGATGTCGTACGCGACGATGCCCTGAATGATCCCGGCCTTCAGATCGGCCAGCATCTGCCAGAACTGCTCCCGGAAGACGTTGCGCTTGTAGGCCGACAGATCGTCGTCGACATAGACCTTGTGGACGGTCCAATTCCGGGCTTTGGCCAGCGCCCGGCCATCCTTCTCCTGGCGCTTGACGCCCGCACTGAACTCGTCCGGGTTGTTCTTGGACTCGTCGTCCTTGTCCTCGGAGATCCGGGCGTAGACACCAACCAGGATCGGCGGATTCGCCAGCCGCTGCTTCTTCCCCGTGTTCATGCCGCCATGCTCCCAGTCGATAGTGTTTCGAGTCAACTGGGACCAGTTGAATTAGAACGCTATCGAGATTCCCAGGCTTGACCTGACGGACTGTTGTTGTACCGTACGCGCCATGGACGAGGACAAGGCTGTCGACCTGCCGGAGCTGGATGCGCTCAGCAGGGAGTTCGTCGACAAGACGCGCGCAGTGCTTGAAGAGTACGAGGCGCACCACGCGCGGGAAATCGCTCGGTGCCGAGCCGGTGACAGATAGCCACTAGTTGTTGTACCGTCATGCGCCTGTGAGGTGGAAGTGCGCCATCTCGGCACGCCGGACGGGGCGTGTGGCGCACAAAGGAAGGACCCCCCGGCGCGAGGGCTAGGGGGTCCTTCTTCTCGTGAGGATCGGTCTCCGGGGTTGGTAGATCCCCGGACCACCGCAGGAGCGTGGCTTTCACCACCACGCGTCCGCCAGGCTCCACCGCCTCACGCGGGTCTTCAGTTGTCGGCCGCAGCCCGCTCTTGCTCCTTGCGGCGATAGATGCGCTCTACCCAGCCCGGGTACAGCGTCTCCAACGCCGCGTGCAGGTCCTGGATTCGGCTGCGGGGCACGGTGACAGTGTAGGTGTCGCCGTTCTTGAGGTTCCGTTCGGACAGCGCGGTGACGACCCGGACGGCGGCGACCTCCAACTCCTCCTGGGGCGTGCGCTCCTTCTCAGCCACGGTCGGCCTCCGGCGGGTTCGGCGCGGCCACGGCACCGCTGTCGGTGTGCGCCCAGGTCATACCCTGCCCGCCCTGGACCCGCTTGATGCGCTGGCCGCAGTACTTGCAGTGCTGCTCGTCGGCGGCGGGGACGGCCACATGTACCGGCAGGTGGTTGCCGGTCCAGTGCTCGACCCAGCTCCGCAGCGCCATCAGCTCCAGGGCCGCCTGCTTGATGTCGGAATCCGGGCCTTGCGGGTCCAGATTGCTCAGCTCCCGGTCGATGTCCCGAAGAAGGTCGTCGGTCTGAAACGCAAACCCGTGGCTGAGCCGCGAGAAGTTCTGGCCGTCGGTGCCGGGGCTGTGCCACCAGGACGCGATGGTCTTGGCAGCCAGGTCAGAGATGACCCTGTTCTCGTCGTCGGCGTCGGAGATCTCTGCGTGGACGTCTTCCGAGTCCAGCAGTTCGCCGACATCGCGGATCAGTACGTAGTAGCTCATGGTGTGACTCCTCTGCGTGGTGGTCCCACCATTGTCAGCGGCCTGCCAGGGATGTGTCAACTTGGCTAGCGGGTCAGTTCGCGGGCGAGCTGGCGCATCTCGGCCTCGACGTTGACGGCGTATCCCTGCTCGTGCTGGGCCAGAGCCTGGTCGACCAGGACTTCGAGCCGTTCGTAGACCTGCTGCTCCTGGGGACTTTGTCCGTGGCAGGGACAAATGCACGGGGCCGCACACCACTTGCAGGTCCCGGGGACTTTCTCCTCCCCCTGCAGATTGGTCCTGCACTGGCAGTGCTGGTGGTTCTCGTGCAGGCAGGCGGTGGACAGGTAGACGTGCGGAGCGCTGTACCCGGGCCCCGGGGCCTGGGTGTAGTTAGTACTGCTCATCGCTCGACGACCTCGGCGTCGGGGTAGTACTGCTCGATCGCGCGGTCGGCCGGAACGGGCTCAGGAAGCGCTCTGGCGCGTTCTGAGGCCTCGTCACCGAACAGACGGGCCAGCATGCCGGGGCCGCCGCCGGAGCCCTTAGCGTCGATCCTGAGACTGAAGGTCCCCTCCTCCAGCTCGAACTTCTGCTTGATCATCTTGTTCAGCCGGTCGATCTCGCCGGACAGGTTGGGGTCGCTGTAGCCGCCCTCGGCTTCCTCGGCGAATCGCATGAATAGCACGCGTTGCGTCTGCATCTCGATCAGCGCGTCCTGCAGCGACTTGAACTGGTCACGGGTCTTGATCTGGATCGGGATGTCGTACTTGCAGGCGCTGCCCGGCTCGAAGCTCGGGCACTTGTTGGCCAGGAAGCAGGAGTCGCAGACCCGGGTCGACTCGCTGCGGATCCCGATGACCGAGACCTCGACGTCCTCCTCGGTCCCGTCCTCGTTCTGGACCTTCGAGGTGCGCTTGCCGAGTCCCATGACCGGGATCGGGACTTTGTCCCGTTGGACAGGAGTTGATGCACGGTGCGCCGTTTCAGGACCAGGACTATCAACTACTGGAAGTCCCGATGCATCGAATGGGTCCGTGTCCTCATCCTGGGGTGTAGTGACTACTTTGTCCTGTTCGGGAGCTGAGGGCTCGCCATGGTGCCGGTTGATGTGGTCCTCCAGTTGCCGCCAGGACCAAAGGCTGAGCCGCAGCACTTCGGTCGCGTCGCCGTCCTCGACCTTCTGCGGGTCCAGCCCGATCCGCTCGAACAGGGTGCGATGGCGCTTGCGGGCCTGCTCCTTGTAGGCCTTCGGGTACCGCTTCAGCTCGTTGTTGGCCCACACGATCGTGTCGCCGTACCGCTGGGGTGAGATCCAGCTCGTGGAGGCCACCGAGTCCCACTGGACGGTCTGCATCTCCTCGACCTTGGTCATCGCCACGCCATGGAGCTTGACACCGTAGCGGGAGACCAGGGAGTTGAGCAGCGGGACCAGGTTCCGGCCGCCGAGCGCGGTCTGCGGGACCCCGATGCGCTTGTAGGTCCTGGCCATCTCCTGCAGGACCTCGATCCCCCAGTCGGGGTGCCAGATGACCAGCAGTTTGTCCGGGCCGAGCATGTCCAGCCACCAGTCGCGCTCGTTCTCGATCCAATTTCTCCCGAGCGGGAGGGCGTCGAACTCCGAAGCGAACTCGATCCGGTCCAGGTTGGAGTCGACGAACGCGCGGTAGGACAAATACATGTCCTTCAGCTCCCGCTGGCTGTAGGCGTCCTCGTCCTTGGTGTTAACCGTGTAGGCCCCGGAGTCGACGAAGATCCTGGCGTCGTCGTGGAACTTGTCGGCCAGCAGCCAGGGGCGGGAGAATTTCACCCGGCGGCGCAGGCCGACGAAGGACAACGCGACGTGCGGGGCCTGGGACTCGGTCAGGATCTTGCGGTGCGAGGGGACCTCTCCCCCGGCCAGGTACAGCCTCACGGAACCATCCCCGGCGGGCTCATCCGCTGGCTGTAGGTGCGCTTGGTGAACTTGGCCGGAGAGGGCATGGTCGGGGTTGACGTGTTGGTGGCCGGGATCGGGCCGACCGGGCCGGGGATGGACGGCCGGTAGTAATCCGACCAGCGCCGGACGCCCTCGCCGAGCTTCTGCATGCCCTCCATGGCGGCCTGGCGGGTGTCCAGGGCCCGCAGGCCAGGGTTGCGCATGTAGGTGTAGGGGTCGGTGTGACCGTAGCGGTGGGCCAGGGCGAATGAGTGAGCCGCTGCGAACAGCGGGTGCGTCCCGGCGGCGTTGAAGCCGGTGACGCCGATTTCGGCCGTGCCCTGCAGCCGGGAGAAGTCGGCGTTGATGTCGCTGCTCATAGGGTTTCCCTTTCCATCGAGTCCTCCTCGGCCCGCAGGGTGTTCTGCCGGTCGGTCTCGGCGACCAGGTCGTCCCAGCGGCGTGGCGATCCGTTGTAGTCCGGCCGCCAACTCGGCACCGAGTACTGCGGGTGCAGGTAGAGCAGGGTGGGGACGCCTTCGGCCAGCAGCGCGGCGGCGATCTTGGGATCGGGCTCGATGACCAGGGAGATCGGTCCGTTGCGCCGCATCCGGAAGATCTGCGCCAGCCGCCGGTCGGCGATGGAACCGCCGTCGGACAGCACCGAGACGTCGATGCCGACGTGGCCGGTGATCCGGTGGATCTTGAGGAAGTGCTCGATGGCGACCTGGTCGCGCACGAAGCCGTCGGCCAGGAAGGTGACGCGGCCGAACTGCTTCAGGCCCTCGAACAGCATCAGGCCGTTGGGGTTGGGCACGCTCTGGTCGGTGATCCGGCGGATGACGCCGTCCAGGGTGATCCCGATCTGACCGGTCACTGCGGATACCTCCGGGCGTACAGGGCTGCGGCCCGCAGGGTCTCCTGCGCGTTCGTCAGGGGCTGGCCGTAGGTGTCGGTTTCGTAGTCGGTGCGGCCGGTGTGCCGGGCGCTCCAGACCTCGTGAAGGGCCTGGGCGGTGCCGAACTGCTTGTGGGCCTGCCAGCGGAAGTTGGCGAAGTCGCCGTACCCCTCGCCCTGTTCGCCGAAGGCACTGCGTCGGCCGAGGTGGATGTCGTCGTACAGTGCGCCGATTTGGTCTGCGACGACCTGCAGGTTGCGGCTGTTGGTCGACCAGGCGGGCGTGCCGGGGACCGACGTACGGATCGCGCCCTGGACATGGTTGTAGCGCTGGATCAGCGAATCGGCCAGCCGTCGCTCGTCCTCGACGTAGTCCCACCATCCCTTGGGATAAAGGGTTTTCGGGTCCTCGGGCAGGATCGGGGGCTTCACGGTCCAGGTGTCCGAGGTGAGGTTGTAGGCGGCGTACGGGTGGATGTCCCGGATGTCGCTGCCAGTGGCGTTGACGTAGAAGGTGACCTCGAACGGCCCCGAGAATCCCCCGGCGCTGAAGATCTGGTGGGCGGTCTTGGGCCACAGGTCGCGGTGCAGCTCCTGGTTGATCTGGTCGGCGGCTTCGGCGTCGCTCAACCCACGCATGTCGGGGTTGTGGAGGAAGAACAGCGGCCAGTTGACACCGATCAGCACATCAAGGTCGCCGTTGCCTCGATCGGCGGCCCACTGATGGGAGATCCCTGACCCGGCGATCCAGACAGTGGACCAGCTCGACGGCCGGATGTACCTCTCGTCCCAGTAGGCATACAGGGTCCGCACGATCCAACGGCGAACCTCGGGCCGGATCCGGTCGCCGTCGAACAGCCGAGGATCGAGGGAGTTGGAGGGCCGGGAGAAGTAGCCGGACTGTCCCTCGTGAATACCAACTGGCCCGGCCGCTGCGGCTCGGGCCAGGTAGTAGTTCAGGCCGGGGACACCCATACCTTCAGGTTAGTTGCGCAGGCACCCGAACTTGGAGCGAGCGAAGTTGTTGTACGCAAGCTTTCTATATGCGCCTTCGCCGGTTACCCCCCAAGTCGGCGCGAAGTTCCTGCAATCGTGACCTTGGTGACCGGGAGGCCGACCTCGTCGATCTCGACGGTGACCGCCTGCAGGCCGGGGAAGCGGTGGTTCGGGTAGTGCCGCGCGTCGTTCCAACCTGCCTGGTAGGCGGCCTGGGTCAGGTACTCGATCCAGGCCTTCATCTGACCTGACCAGGACAAGGGGAACGGCGGCGGGATCTCCTCAGGCGGCTTGCTCATTTCAGGTTGAGGCGTGCGCGCAGCGCCTGCTCCTGGGCGTGCTGCTGCAACGCCGAGCCCATCTGAAGCAGACCGTTCGACACCAGGCCTGCGGTCTGCTGGATCTGGATGTCCTTGATGATGAGCTGGCAGGCCGACCAGATCTCGTCGTGGCTGGCCATGTGGTCAGGCACGATGTTCTCGCCGACGTCGGTGGAGACCTGAATGTTGCCGTTGGCATCGACCAGGACCAGGAACGCGGTCCGGACCTCCTGCTGCTGCGGGGCCTCGGGCTCGGGCGGCGTGCTGCCGTTCTTCAGCTTGGACAGGTCGGGGATCTCAGGCATCGTCGGCCTCCACGGGTTGTGCTTCGACGTACACGGGGTTGGTCTCGGTCATGTTGGCGGGGATGACCACAACCGCCTCCGGCTCCAGGGGCAGGAACGCTCCACGCGGAGCGTGCACCGTCATCTTGACCGTGACGCTGCCACCGACAGGCCGGGCTGGTTTGTTCTGGCTGTGCCGCACGACCTTCGCGCCGACGAGCTTGCCGTTGTACTCGTTCCACAGTGGCTCCAACTGCAGGTACACGGTCGCCGGGACGTGGGTCTCATTCAGATCAGCCATCAGAGATCACCCCGTTTCATGGCGTCGTTGTAGGCCTTCTGCTCCACCAGGGAGTGCACCGGGCAGAACTCGCACAGGTACCGGTCGTCCTTGGTGTGGTACGCGGGCATCCCGGCTTCCTTGCGGGCCTGTGCGGTGCCGGGCGTGAGTCGCTTGGAGTCCGACTTGTAGTCGCTGCAGTCGGGGTTGCGGAGATGTTGCCGCCAGCAACTCATCGCGTCTTCGCGGAAGGTGTCGCGAGTGTTGTAGAAGTCGCTGCCAAGCCCGGTCTCTCCGCCGAACTCGTTGACCAGCTTCTTGGAGATCTCCTTCTGCACGCGGGGATCGTTCCAGTCGGCAGCGTCGACCCGTGCGAGCATCCCGATGTGCTCTTCGCCGTTGGTCCGGTGCGGCTTGACCAGGTAGTTGAGCAGGACGTCGTGCTCGGGGTCACCGGAGTAGTCGGGCAGCGGTTCGATGGTCTTGCAGTCCCTGCAGACCAGGAGGCGGATTTGCTCGGGTTCAGTCACGCGGATCAGTCTTCCGGCCCGGCCCGGGGCATTCTACTGTCGCGAGTTGTTACTTTGCCGACGTGCCAGGTGATGCAGCGCCTGCAGAGGTAGACATCCATGCCGGTCTGGTACTCGCCGGTGCGCAGCAACCACAGCAGCCGCCCCAAGGCTGCGGCCTTGGTGGGGAGCTGCAGCTCGTCGCATCCGTCATCGTCGACGTCGGCCCCCTACCAGCGCCGCGCAGTTGCTACTTCGAGTCCTGCAACCCCGAAGAGCCAGGAGCGGCGGCGAGCGTCGCCACGTTGTCGTCCAGGGTCTTCATCAGTTCCTGGGTCTTCTGGATCTGCTGGGTGTCACCCTCGATCCGGTCGAGCTGCTGCTTCATGTCCCGGATCACCTTGATCAATGCGGTGCCGGTGCCGGTGGGAGCCACCCAGAAACGCTTGGCGTACTCCTCCTCCTCGGCCTGGTAGATGCGGCGAAGTTCCGCTTCGGTCCAATCCGCCATGTTGCCCTCCGCTGAGCCGCCGGTCGGCGGCTTGGTGAGTGAAGCCAGTAGTGCCCGTGCGCGCTTGAGGTCGGCGGCGACGTCCTGCGGTCGGCCGACGTACTCGAAGTGCATGGCGTCGGGGCGGTTCTCGTACCGGCCGCCCCAGTAGAAGTGGCACGACTCCCAGGCGTGGACGACCTTCGGCGGAAGGTCGGTGATGAGCTTCGAGCCCATCGGGTTGTCCTCAGAGTTAACGTCGACCGCCAGGCCCCAGGAGTGGTTGCTCGCCGTCTTGGTTCCCCGGATCGGCCGGTTGGCGAAGCCCCAGCAGGCACCGACCTTCAGTCGGTAGCCCATCAGCACCGTCGCCGCGAGCAGGGTTTGGACCAGCGGAGCGATCTCTCGCCGGACGCGGACCTTCACCCCGCCCCCGGAGACCGTCAGCATCTTGGACTCCTGGGCGTTTGGCCACCCAGGGCCCCAGCCTCTCGCGGCAGCATTGTTGCGGGAGGCACCGGCCAGCGGATTCGGCCCGTATGCTGCGCGCGATGCCATGACTAGTGGTCGACCTCCCCCGGGTCGACGTCGGCCCGGTCCTCCACGCCGACACCGGGCTGGGTGTCGACCGGCTGCACCTCTTCGTTCTCCTGGACGGCCTGCGCGGCCTCCTCTTCGGTCACACCGACCGGCTCGTTCGGGCCGGGTTCATTCGGGGTCGTGGTCACAGTGGTACCGCCAATCCAGGGGTGGGGGTGGGGACGAAGTTCGGGGTGGGAGCGGCGATGCCGTCCGGCGAGATCTTCACGCGCTTCTCGTGGATGCCGTACCAGGGGTCGAGCAGGTCGGCGCGGTCAGCCCAGGTGGCACCTTCGACGATGCCGCCACGGTTGTTGATGACCTTCTTGTACTTGCCGTCCGTCGCACCCTCGTGCAGGTCGGCATTCATCGATCGGCTGTACGGGTACATGCAACTCCTCCAGGAACTCGTTTCCAGGTTCCCATCTCGGAACGACTACTTGATAGCGCGCTTCGCTTTGCCGTTTGGCCTGCGGCGGTCGTTGAACAAGTCGGCAGCGCGCTGGCCCGCGCCGTTGTTGTCGTCGTCATCGGGGGTCTCGACGCGGCGGATGCGCTTGTTGCGGCGGCGGTCGGTTGCTTTCAGTGGCATGGGGAATCACCAGACATTCAGTGCGGGGGTGGACGTGCCTTCCATGCCGGACTTGTTCTGCGCGAAGTCCGTGCGCTGGTAGATCCGGTCGACGTTGACGACGTCCTCGATCCCCAGCTCCTCGGTGCGGTAGCCGTACCGGGGCGGGAAGAGCTGGACCGGGACCGGCGGCCGGATGAGCCGGAGCTGGTCGGCGGTCAGGGACATGGCCGACTCCAGCGCCAGTCCGGTGAGGTACTGCTCATGGGTCTGGTTCGGCCGCTGGATCTGGACCGGCGGCGAGCCCCAGGGACGGCGGCCGTAGACGGTGTCGGCAGTGCTAGTCATGTTGACACATCGCTGTCAGGCCGGGACGATGGAGGCATGACCGAGAGCCCTGGCACGACGCCTCCTGAGCCCCACGACGGGATGACGCTGGAGGAGTACATCGCCGCGTACCCGGAGTACGAGGAGTACGGCCGGGCCGTGTTCGCTTCCCTCGCCGAGCCGGACGAGGAGGGCTGGGACGACATCTCGACCTCCTCAGATGTCGAAGACTGACTGCGTCCGGCCAGTCCTGGGGTTGTTGTGGAACTGCGGCCCGAGCTGGGTGTGAACCTGCCCGCGCTGGAGTGACTGCAGCGGCTTGTCCGGGTTGTTCGGGACGTTGACGCCTTCCCCGGCCCAGTGCCGCACCACCGGGTACTGCTCGGCCGGTGAGGTGTTCACGTCCGGCCTGCGCATCTGCTGCGAGCCCCAGGTGGCCGCCTGGAACGAGTGCACGTTGTCGGCGTAGTTCACGCCCCGGGACAGTCCCCGCGCCGCCAGAGTCCGCCTGGTGGCGTAGTCGTTGAGGGCGTGGACGATCGGGGCACCCTCGGCGAGCATCTGCTCCGGCCGGGACAGGCCCCACTCCGGCTTGATCTTGCCGGACGCGTCGGAGACGAACTCCTGGGTCTTGCCTCGCTTGGCCGACGCGGGCTGGTCAGCGTAGACACTGCTTCGGACCCCGGCCGCGTCGCGGTACTTGTGGGACTTCGCCGTCGGCAGGTGCGGTGCCATCACGCTGGCCTCGTGCACATCGGAGACCTTGTAGGCGTCCGGCGAGTCCTTGTTGACCAGTGCGCCCCGGAACGCGACCGTCTTGGCTGCGGCGTTCGGGTCGCCGTACTGGTGGACCGAGAAGTCGCCGGTGTCCAGCGCCTCTGCGGCCCGGCTGGCCGCCTTGTCGACGTTGGCCGGGCGTCCGGCGATGAACTTGGCCGGACGCTGCTCCAGGGCGGCGTGGACGGCCTCCTCGCCCTGGTCCAGGTTCGGGTGGCTCCGCTTGGCCCCGGGCTGTGCCTTCCACATGTTGTTCGGGCTGGTGTCGGCGGCGGCGCTGGCCATCAGGTTGCGCGCGGCCTCGATCCGCTCGGGGTGGGACAGGTGGCCGGTGGCGTTGACGAAGGACGGGTGCTGGACCAGCCGGTGCACCTTGGACTCGAACATGTCGGGGGTCTCACGCAGGTGCTCCTCGTGCGTGATGGCGTGCTCGATGTTCGGGAAGTCGGTGGTGACGTGGCCGCCGTAGAACAACTGTGACGCGGACTCGTTGACCCCGGCAACGATGTGTTCGGCGGTGACCCGGTCCAGGGCCCGGGACTGGGCACGCTCCACCGAGCCGACCGGGTCCCGGGGGTCGTGGCCGAAGTGCTTGAGGACCTGGGTGCCTTTGGTGTACTCGCGGCCGGACAGGTCCTCGGCGCGGCGCTGGACGGTGACGCCGGGCTCGTGCTTGTGCGGCTCGTTGATCGCCGGGACGCCCTTCTCGGCGGCGGTGTTGGGGAACATGTGCCGCGCGCCGGTGACGAAGGTGCGGTACCGGGGGTCGATCGGGTCCATCCGGTAGCCCATCGGGGCGTCCACGGATTCGTCGGTCTTCTTCGCCAGGTCGCGCAGGCGTCGGCGGTCGGTGACCGGTCGCTCGTAGCCATGCACGGCCTTGGGAGCCGACAGTGTGCGGCCCTGCCCGACGGCGGTGAACTGGTTCGGTCCCTTGCCGGTGATCGGGTTGGTGAGGTCGTCGGCCTTCTTCTTCGCCATCTCCTACCTCCAGGACGGCAGCAGCCGGGCGGCCTTGGCAGTGCGGATCGGGTCCACCGGGCCGGGGTCGATGTCGACGCTGCGGGCCAACGCGCCGAGCTGGGAGGGGTTGAGCATGTGGGCCTTGCCCATGTAGTTGACCTGCTCCTCCGGCGTGCCGGTCGGCGCGAACTTCAGACCGGCGGCCTCGAACTCCAGGCCGGTCTGCGGGTTGAAGCTGTCCGGCCAGAAGTAGTCCGACGGGTCGATCCGCTCCCCCTTGTGGACGCCGCGCTGGTAGGAGCGCTGGGTGAGCCGGGACTGGATCCCCTTGAGCAGCCGGTCCTCGCGGCGGGAGTTGACGTTGCCCAGGTAGCCGTCGGGGTACTCGGCCTCCGGCGTGCGGGCAGCGGCGACCGAGCGGCGGGCGTCGAGGATGTCGCGGTACCCGATCAGGTCGGTCCGACCGCCGCCGCCGTAGGTGGGCGTGCCGGGCTGGCTGACCCCGAAGGGCGCGAGGTACTGCCAGTTGGTGGTCACTTGATGCCCCGGGCCTTCTTGCCGTGCTTGGTGAGGACTTCCTCACCGGCCTCGTTGTCCCAGTACGCTTCCTCGTTGCGCTTGGTGGCGACGCTCATGGCCTGCTGGTGGGTGGTGAACGCGCTGGAGGCGTCCAGGTCGACCCGGCCGGGAGCCACCCAGGACCCGGCGATCGCGCCGCGCCGGTTGCCGGTGGTGCTGCGGATGTTCTCGATGTGCTCCATCGCGGTGGGGGTGTCGACGTGCGGGACCTGCTTGGTCGGGATGCGCTCGCCCTTGGTGTCCGGCTCGCCGCCGACCACGTAGGCCTTGTCGACCCCGGCGTTCAGGAACCGGTTGGAGTGGGTGTTGAAGCTGGCTCCGCCCTCGGCGTGGGTGCGGATGGCGAACTGGACGCCGTTCAGCAGCGGGACGTCGCGGCGCAGCGAGGGAAGCTGGCCCTGCCGGGGCAGGCTCTCGCGGATCCCCTTCAGTCCGGGCACGTCAGCCAGCGGGGGGAACTTCCCGAGTGCCATGACAACTTCCTCCTAGTTGTTGCTTTCCCGTAGGCTGGTGCTGTGACGACCCATCTGACGGCGGTGAAAATGGAGGTTCCGACACCGCCGCATGACTACTGGGCCTGGTGCGAGACCTGCGCCCGGCAGGTGGGTCCTGTGGTCGGATACTCGATCGTTGCCCAAGACATCTGTTCGGCGCACGAGGAGCACCCTGACCTGCCGGACGATGAGCTGATGACGCTCATCCCCAGTAGGGGTTTTGGCCGTACTGACGCTTGAGGTAGAAGTCGCGATTCCCAACTGCCGACGGCACGATCCGGGTGTTCCGGAGCGTCTGTGCGGCCTCGGGAGCGGTCGGGTAGCCCATCACGGTCTGCGGTGCGCCCTTGAACCCCAGGCGCTCCATGGTGCCCTGCCGGTGCGCGGCCGTGGCACCCTCCGGGCTGGCCGAGACGGTGCTCTTCTTCCTGACCGGCTTGGTGTGCTTGCTCGGGGCCCCGGAGACGTTCTTGGCCCGAGCCATGCTCTTGCCCATCTTCGGGAAGTTGGTGGTCGTCTTGTCAGCCATCGCTCATCCAAACGCCTTGAGGTCGGGGGGACGCTCGGCCCGGAGCCATAGGCTCTTGTCGAACGTGGAGTCGGACTGCCCGATCGGCGACTTCGGCACACCGAGCTTCGCCCGCTCCCAGTCCATCGACCCAAGCGCGTTCCTGCTGGGCTGCAGGTTGTCCAGGAGCGAGGTCCGTCGGTAGGTCCGCAGGCCGCCGCCGACGGCGTTCTGGAGCGTGCGGAACTGCGGCTGCCGCACCCTGGTAGCCGCTTCCTGGAACTCCTGTGACCGTCCGGCCAGTGGTTCTTCCGGAACAGCAATCCCGTTCGCCATCGAGAAACCCTTTCCGGAAACCAGTTTAGATCGGGCGTTGCCTCCGGTATCAGTCGTGGAAGACGCGGAAGGCGATGCCGGACATCTTCTTGCCGTCCGGCATGGTGACGTCGGCGAAGCCGGGGCGGCAGGTCAGGGTGATGCCGCGCGGTGCGACGTAGGCCTGGGCGATGGCGATCGCCTTCACGGCCTGGTTGACGGCTCCGGCCCCGACGGCTCGCAGGGTGACCGGCTTGTTGTCGTAGACGGCGTGTGCGATGGCGGACGCGAGGGTGCCAGGGGGCGAGGAGGCCGCGACCTTCAGGACCTCGTCCTTGGGGGTTTCCGTGGTGGCCATGTAGGTGCTCCTGCTGAGATCCGGGTCGGCTCCTCAACCGTAAGCGAGCACTGTCACGGGGTGGGAATTGTTGCCGGGGGCATCTCGGTATGCGGGTGTACCGACTTCAGCGCCTCCTTCTCGTAGGCCAGCTCGGCGTTGCCGGTGTGGATGGCCATGGCGACGCGGGCCAGGGAGTAGGCGTCGGCGAGGTTGTCGTCGCTGGTTTCGAAGCCCCACTTCTTGTAGACCGCCAGCAGCATGTTGTTCTTCTTCGCCGCGCCGTTGCCGGTGACGAACTTCTTCAGGCTGCTGGGCTTGACGATGGTCGGGTAGCGCAGGTCGCCGTGCTCGTCGTTGAACCGGTCGAAGTAGTCGTAGACGGCGAGCTTGACGATGGCTCCGAGTTCACCGGCCTGTTCCCGGCCGAACTTCGAGGCGTTGGAGTACCCCTCCATGCAGATGTGCGCGACGTCGTCGGTCTCGGAGAATAGCTTGAACAAGTGCTGGTAGATCGAGAGCAGTCGCTCGATCCCGTTCCCGGTCTTGGCGTCGAAGCTCTTGAGGTTGCCGACGATGTCGGTGCCGTCGGCATCGAGTGAGACGAAGGCGAAGCCGGTGTAGGACTGGTCGATGCCGACGTATCTCACGCCTGGTCCTGCTCGTGCGCGAGCTTGATCACGGCCTCGTTGACGTACTCGCAGGCGGCACGAGGGACCTGGTTGAGCATCCGCTGCACGTCCGGGCTCTTCTCGACCTCGTCCCAGCCGAACGACCGGACTCCGAGTTCGAGGGTGATCCAGGTGCCTCGGGGGATGATCTCCTTGCCGTACTTCCCGGCGGAGTCGTAGTAGAAGTGCGGGTTGATCCGCAGCAGCGTCTCGCGCCGGGCGTTGATGAGCGCGGTGTGTTCCGGGGCCAGCTCGTCGTAGGGGATTGCCATCTCTGCTCCTAGGGGTTCCAGCGCTCGACCCGGCGTTCGCGGGTGTCCCGGTTGACCCGGCGGGTCAGCTCGCGGGACAGGAGTGCTGCGGTGCGTTCTGAGTTGTCGTACACGGCGGTGATGAGCTTGCGGAACGCGTAGGCGCGCTGCTGCTCGTTCAGGGCGTCGAGGTACTGCTGGTCGGTGTAGGCGTGCGCCTTGGCGGCGGCGACGGTCTTCTCTGACTTGTTCTCAAGGCTCTTCAGGGCCTTGATCTTCTCGACGACGGCGTCGGCGTACCGTTCGTCGACCTCGGCTGCGGCTACCTGGGCGCTCAGATACTCGCTCCATCGCGTCGTCCGGGTGAACAGCTTCATCAGCGCGGCGTCGGACTCCTCGGTGAGATCGTCCGGCGGTTCGGGGGCGGCGTGGCGTGGTCTGGTTGGCATCACGATCCCGTGCTGCTCCAGCTTCCGCTTCGCCTCCAGGCTCCGCAGCCCCATCTCCAGTGTCACGTTGCGGCTGACGGTCCGTGCCATCGCTGTCCTCCTTCCAGCACACACCGAGGAACGGGCACTTGGTGCAGGGTGCGGACTTGGGTGTGTAGTCCTTCGGCCGGTCCAGAACGGTGCCCTCGGCAACGGCGAACTTGATGTCGCGTGCGGTCTCGAACAGCTCGTGGGTGACCTCGGGGTCGTAGGTGATGGTGAACTCTTTGGGCTGCTGGTTGGCCTTGTTCTCGTACAGGAACACCATCCGGTAGAACGGCAGGCCCATCAGGTTGGCCAGTCGCAGGTAGATCTGAGCCTGCCGCCGGTGGCTCGGGAAGGGGCGCTTGATGCCATTCCAGAGCGAGTCCAGGTCGATCACGCTCTTGCCGTCGGTGGTCTTCTTCGTGTGCTTCCTGACCAGCTCAGGCTCTTCGATGCGGATGGTGCCGGTACCGATGGTTTTGATTTCGACCAGCGACTCGATGTCGATGACTCCGCCGTCGGCGTGCCCGGCGATCAGGTAGCGGTCCTCGGCCTGTAGGGGGACCTCGCGGTAGGCCAGGGTCTCCGCCGAGCACTCCGGGCATTCCTGGGGTGCCGTGTCTTCCCAGACCCATCCGCAGGCCAGGCAGATCCACCGGCCGTAGAGGCGGCCCATGCGCCACAGCCAGGTCTGCCACTTGGTGTGTGCGGTGTTGCCGGTCTCGAAGATGCTCGCGGTGCCGTAGCCGATCGCCTCGTCGTTGTTGGGGATCTGTCCGAGGATCCGGTAGCAGGTGGCGCGTGGGCACCAGTCGGCTTTGGCCATCTCCGAGGGGTGGATGATGTCGGCGCGGCGTTCGGTCTTGTCCCGGGCGACTTCCTTGACGACGTGGGCTTGGATGTCGCCGAGAAGGACACTGCTCTGCTTGCGGACCTCGGCGCGTACCTTGAGGGCTGGTGCGAGCTTGCGTTGGGCAGGCTTCGCCTTAGCTCGCGGCTTTCTGGTGGTCGGCATACTCCTCGTCGTCCTCCTCCCCCGGCTCGTCGGAGAAGAACGCCGAGGGCGGCACCTGCTCCATCAGCCCGAATGCCATGGGGTTGGGGTAGGACCACATATGCATCGGGAACGTCTTGCGGATCCAGCGGCGCTGCATCAGGTTGAAGCCGCCGAAGATCCCGTACTGTTCGTTGTTGATCAGGGCCCTGCCGAGGCAGGCCGCGCGCATAGGGCATTCCTGGCCGTCGTAGGTGCCGACGCAGATCTCGGCGGCTTCCTCCTCCTCGTCGAACCAGGGGTCCCGGCCTCGGGTGACCTGGAACTTGCGACACTTCGCCTCTGCGAACCGGTCGCCGTCGGCTGACCAGTCCGGCGCGAGGCGTCGTGACTTCAGGACCATCCAGCGTCCTCCCGCATCCGCTCCCAGTCATCCTTGTTCATGACGACCCAGCTACTCCCGGCCATTTCGATGCCGAAGGCAAACTCTCTGCCGTCCAGCAGGGCGTGGTTCTCCGCAACCCGCAGGTCGGCCAGCCGCAGCGTGAACTGGCGGGACTTGGTGGTCTTCAGCTCGACAGACCAGCGCTCGGAGCGGACGTCGTTCTTCCGGGACCAGGTGTTCCCGGAGCCGGGTGTGGTCCGGCCGCCGAGGTCGTCGGCCCAGTCACGTTCCTGGCGCTGTGAGCGCTTGAGGTCGTCATTCATGGCGGATCCCCAGCAGTGCTTCAGCCCGGCGGGTGCCCGCCTCGGTGAGCCGGAAGCGGAGCTGACCGTCGGGGTCGACGCCGACGATCTCGACGAGTCCCTGCTCCACCAGCTCGCTGAGGTCGTGTTCGGTGGCGGCAAGTTCGGGGTCGCTCATGGCTGGCCGTCCGTGGGCTTGTACTCGTATTGATTTACCAGCTCCTGGATCTCACGGATGTGCTCGCGCTCCTGCTCCTTGAACAGCTCCTCGGCGCGGTTCAGCCGGGCGGCCAACCGGATGGCGGCGGTCAGGATCCAGGAAGTCATCACCATCCAGAACACCGACAGGCCGAGGAACAGCCAGGCCCAGCCAGTCATGCGACCTCCCGGTGACGGCGGTGGATCGTTCGGACTCCGGCGTTCTCGGCACTGGTGAGGTCGGACTCGGTGACGCCCTTCTTGCGCAGGGGATCCAGAGCCACCTCACGTACCCGCTGGCCGATCTCGTTGCAGAGGGCAACGTCCTCGCGGATGCCCGCGAACATGGCGTCCTTGCCGGTCCACTTGCGGTCTCCGAAGCGGAACGTCGCGCCACCCCGGGTGATCACGTCGTACACCAAAGCCATCGCGACCAGTTCCTTGGTGACGTCATAGTCACCACGCTCGAATCCGAGCAGCGGCGCGTCGCGGAAGTAGAAGTCGATGTAGGCGACCTGCTGGGGTGCAGCGGACTTGTTCTTGATGGTGCGGACCTTGATCTTCTGACCGACCTTGATCTTGCCCTTGCCGGGCGTGGCCTGCTCGATCCACTCGTCCCTGGCGACCTCGACTCTGCAGTAGAACGCGTAGTTCTTGGCGTTGCCACCGGGCGAGGTCTTCGGGGTGCCGTGCGGAGCGTAGGCACCGATCTTGTCGCGGTACTGGTTGATGATGAACCCCAGCATCGGGCGTTCTTCGAGGACCAGGGATCGGCGGGTTGCGGACCCGGCCTTGCGGAAAAACTTGCCCGTCAATCTGGCCCCAAGGGCCATCACCGCCTCATCCATCGCCTTCTCCTCTTCCTCCTTGGGGATGAGGGCCGGGTAGGAGTCGAGGACCACGCAGTCGACGGCGCGGGCGGACGCGTACTTGAGCATCGTCTCGTAGGCGACTTCCATCTCCTGGGTGGGAACGACTTGGACCCGGGAGTTGTCGACGCCGAGGGCGGTGGCCTGGTCGACGTCGTAGTGCTCGGCGGCCACCCAGAGCGTGGAGAAGTCCGGGTCGAGTTGTTGGTTCGCCGCGATGGTCTTGAGGACGATGGCCGTCTTCCCGTGGCTCTCCAGGCCCAGGATCTCGGCCCACTGATTGCCCGGCCAACCGCCTCCGAGGGCGACGTCGAGACTGAGACTGCCGGAGGTGTACCGGCGCGCGACCCGCATGTCGCTGGCGAGGACCACCGATCCCTCGCCGAGGCGCTTGTTGAGTTCTGCGGCCAACGAAACTGCCTCGACGCTGAGTCCCACGGTGATGTCCTTCCGAGTGGTGTTCGGATCGGCACTCACTCTAGGGACCCGGATAGGCCTTCCGTAGTTGGTTAACCCGAATCATCAAGTGCATTCAGGTGGTCTTTCCATAACGCGATTGCCTCGGGCAAGGAGTGGACCTGGCCGAGGGTGTCGTAGCCGGTGAACCGGGACGATGGTCTAACAACTTGGCTCATGCAGGAGCAGCGCACGTTGAGGATCTTGGCGTTGCTGTTGGTGGGGGCGGTCAGCCGCAGCCGATGCGGGAGGTCCCGCAGCTCGGCGAGGTCGGCGTCGTTCAGGAAGGACCAGTTCCTGTCCACGACCGGGGCCTCAGCCGACGCGCCCGATGATGTTGGTCGGCTGATAGTTGTTGGTCGTACTGACCTGGCGCGAGGCCTGCGCGGGTGCGGACTGTCCGGCAGGCAGTCCCCCGGCACCGGACTGTTGCCCGAAGCGCGGGTTGTAGCCGCAGTCGTAGCAGCGCACCATCTTGGTGGAATCGCCGGGGCTGCCGGTGTAGTTGCCGGACCCGCACTCGGGGCACGCCTTCGTCGAGCGGCTGCTCGGAGCCTTGGGATTGATCTGGTGCGTGGGGGCCACTGTGTAGGGCGCGGTGATCGTTGGCGGGTGGTACGTCGTCGCCGGTATGGCGGCCGGTTGCACGTTTCCCAGACGCTTCGTCCAGAAGTCACTCATCGGTGGTCACCTACCTATGTACCCGTCGTTGACCTGTACCACCTCTTGGCTGACCAGGTGCGCGAGCAACCCGACGCAACTGGCCCGGACGATCTCGCTGACGACCTCCTCGGTGAGGGGTGTCGGCGAGATGCATTCGGCGTCCGATTCGACCAGCATAGCGGCGCAGATGACGGCCTTGACTACCGGAAGAATCGGCCGCAGATAGGGCTCGATTTCGAGCAGCGGATCGAGCCGCCGGTGCGAGTCCTCGTGCTCCATGTCCTCGCCCTCGTCCCCGGGCGGGACCAGATCCATCCGCCGGAGTACGACCGGCGACAGGTAATGCGGGAGCATGTCCCAGGCCATGCGCCGGGTGAGCAGCGGGCGGGCGTCGATGCCTTCGATGTTGTTCATTTGGCTTCGCTCCAGCGGTCGACGATCTTGAGGTCGGCCGACAGTGGGACCTTCACCAGGTCCTGAATGCCTGGGCCGAGCATGGCCTCGCGCATCAGTCCGGCGCACTCCTCGGCCCGGTCTTCCGGGGTGCGGACGACCAGCTCGTCGTGGACCGACAGCACCAGGTCCATCTCGTCGGGCAGCAGCTTGTCGAGGCGCACCATGGCGATCTTGATCAGGTCGGCGGCGCTGCCTTGGATCTGGGAGTTGACGGCTTGCCGTTCGGCCTTCATTCGCTCGCGGTCGCTGCGGGAGTAGATGGTGGGGAGCCTGCGACGGCGGCCGAGCAACGTGGTGACGTAGCGGTTCTTCCGGCAGGCACGGATGATGTCGGCCCGGGTCTCGTAGATTTCCGGGAAGGCACGCTCGTGCACGGCGAGGAACCGCTTGGCCTCGAAAACCGTGATGCCTGCCATGGATGCCACCTTGTCTGGTCCGGCTCCGAAGACGACAGCGAAATTGATGCCTTTGGCAACTTGTCGAAGTGCGAGTGCGCCGGGGTCCCCGGCTTCGACCCGCTTCATGAACTTGCGGGCGTCCTCGCCGATGAGGGCTGCTGCGGTGGCCGAGTGGGGGTCGACTCCCTGGTAGAAGCCGTCGAAGAGTGCACCGTGGCCGCAGAAGTGCGCCAGCACCACCAGTTCTATCTGGCCGTAGTCGGCGACGCAAAGCTTTTCGCCAGGCAGGGCGTAGAACAGGCCACGGATCTTCTTGCCGTTCTCGCTACCGGGCCGGGGGACGTTCTGCAGGTTGGGTTCGCGGCAGGAGAATCGGCCGGTGACGGTACCGTACTGCACGAGGTCGGCGTGCACCTTGCCGTCGTAGATCCTGCAGGGCTTCTTCGGGTCGGCCGGGTCGCCGAGGTAGCCGGTGACGTAGGTGCCGTGGAGCTTGTCCAGCTCCTGGTACTTGAGGATGCCGTCGACCAGCGGGTTGCCTGCGAACTGTTCGAGGTGGTCGGCCTGGGTGGTGTAGTCGACCGGCAGGATCTCCAGTCCGGCACGCTTCTTCTTCATCCCGCCGGGTGTCAGGGTGGTGCCCTTGAGGCCCTGGCCGCCTTCGGACTTCGGCCCGAACAGCATGGTGGCCTTCTGCGGGGTGGAGTCCAGGTTGAATTTGGTCCCGGCGGCGCGGTACACGTCGGACTCGGCCAGCACGATCTGTTCGCCGAGGTCCTTGTCGAGGTGGGCCAGGACGTCGGTGTCGATGTCGATGCCTGCCATCTTCATCCGGCACAGCACCGGGATGAGGGCTTCCTCCAGCCGCCGGACGCGCTTCAGTTCGGGGAACTTCTCGAACATCGGGTCGAACCGCTTGAACAGCAGCCAGGTGTAGCGGGCGTCCATGAAGGCGTAGTGCGCCACCTTGCTGAACGGGTGGATCTCGACCTTCTTGCCGACGTTCTCGTGGTCGTACTTGACCCCGTAGTACCGCTCAGTTAGTTGCTTGAGGCCCTTGTTGAGGATGTTCTCGTTGAGCAGCCACTGCAGGACGATGGTGTCGCAGTGCGGACCGGCGGCGAGCTGGTGGTCGTAGTACTTGGCGATGGCAACGAAGTCGAAGACCGCGTTGTGGGCGATCTTGGTGATGTTTTCGTTGAAGAACAGGGGTTGCAGGGCTTCGAAGACCTGGCCCGGCCGGAGTTGTTCGGGTGGGTCGTCGTACTCCGGCGGGAACATGTCGAACTTGCCGGTGACCTTGTTCTTCTTCCGGGTCGCCTTCTTCAGCAGCCGGTCGCCGTTGGGGTGGCCGAAAGGGATGGCGACTGCCCGCCCGTAGCTTGCCAGCGAGATCCAGTTGAGCTGGTTGCGGGTCGGTTCGCCTCGGAAGTCTCCCATCGCCTCGGTGTCGAACACCACCGCGTCCTGTTTGCTGAACCAGGAGGCGACCTCGGCCAGGTGCTCGGCATCGAGGACGACGTTGGAGCTGAACCCCATCAGTCGGGGACGCGCTCGATGGTGATGCGGTACGCCGACTTCAGAAACGAGAATCCCAGGTCGATCTGATTGGTCGCGAAGCCGTTCGCGTCGACCAGGGCCTCGATGCTGGTGACCTGGTTGGTCTGGGTCATCAGCAGGATCGCCAGCAGTGCTCCGGCGGCTACAAGGTTGTTGTCATGGTCGTCATGGTCGGGGGCTACGGGCCGAGTCGCCATGTCAGTACTCGTCGTCGAGGTTGTTGTCGGCGATCACCTTGTTCAGCTCGGCCTTGGTCTTGACGGTGTAGATCTGGTCGGCCTCGAACAGGTTCTCTTCCAGCTCGTCCAGTTCTTCCGCCGTCAGGGGCTCGGTGTCGAAGTCCTCTTCGAGGTCGCGGGCCTTCACCGGCCGGACGCTGGTGGTGTAGCGGTCGTTCTTCTTGGTCCGGGTGATGGTCCAGTAGATGTCGTCGCGGTTGAGCGGGCTGGTCTTGGGGTTCTCGGCGAACTTCTCCAGGATGTCGCCGACCTGGGTGCCTGCCGTCCAGAGCTTCACCTCCGGCGGGTTCAGGTCCATGTCGGCCACGTTGAAGCAGACCTTCACCGACGGCCGGTCGCCGAGTTTGTTGCAGAACGGGCAGTCATCGCCCAGGCAAACGTAGGAGCGCCGCTTCTCGTCCTTGCCGTCCTTGATGGTGATCCAGTGCTCGGCATAGGACGCGACCGGCTCCTCGTCGAGGATCTTGATCAGCATGTCGGTGTTGTCGAGGATCTTCAGGTTGTCCGCGAAGTCGGACTTGACCGAGTCGGCAGCCTGCCGGTAGCCGCCCCAGCCCTTGCGTGCCGTAGAGCCACCCCGGCGCTCTGAGCGCCCGCCACGGCCTCCGCGCTCCTCCCGGTCGTCGCGGCCCCTGGAGCTGCGTCCACGGCGCTCTGAGCGCTCCTCACGGTCTTCTGTGGAGCGGCTGCGCCGGTCGCGGCGGTTGGCGAACTCGTCCAGGCCGCCGGGGTGGTCGGCGAGGTCTTCCCGGGAGCCGCGACGGCGGCGCGGGCGCTCCTCCTCGGGCTCGTCTTCCGGCTCGTCGTCTTCCTCGTCGTCGGAGAACCGGCTGCGGCGGTCGCGGCGGCGCGACTCCCCCTCGTCGGGGTCCTCGTCCCGGCGGCGTCCCCGGCGCGATCGGCCCTCGTCGGCCGCGTCCAGGTAGTCGTCGGTCTCGGTGTCCTGACTGCGTCGGCGGCTAGTGCGCGGCACGGGTGCTCCTCTTGTTCAGGTCGTCCAGGTACGAGTGGATGTAGCTGTCTTCTTCGTCGGTGTGGATCCGCGCGTCCTCCAGATCGGGCGCGGTGATGATGTCCAGGGCCTCGTCGAGCATGATCGTGGCCAGCTCGACGTCACCCGGCTTGCCGCCGGTGATGACCTTGACCGAGGCGAACACCTCGACCGACTCGTAGTTGCCCATATTCACGTGGTGCAGCCGGGACTTGGAGATCTCGATCTGCGAGGGGTCGCTCATGACGGCCCGTCCTTGGCCGCGAGCTGCTTGAACAGCGCGAGGACCCGGGCCTTGAAGTTGGTCGACGCGATCTCGCGCCGGTCGTTGGAGAGCAGGCCCTCCTCGTTGGCGATCTGGATCATGCCCTCGATCTGGGCGCGGGTGTACAGCCGACGGCGGCCGTGCTGGCTGCCGTTCTTCCCGGCCCGCTGGTAGGTGGACTTGGGGATGATGCCCTTGCGCTCCCACTGCCGGATCGTCAGCGGCTTGCGGTTCATCGCCATCGCCAGGTGCCCGACGGTGAAGAACTCGGTGTCGACGCCGTTGCGCTTGTAGATGCGGGGCTTGTCGTCCCACCCGTCGGTGCTGGCCTTGGCCGCCTCGGGGTCACTGCGGTCGATCTTGCGCTTGCTGCCGGGGTAGTACTCCTCGGCCAGCTCGGCGACCTCTTCGTCGTACGTCATCGGCTCACTCACTGATCGGGCGGAAGGCGAACGTCTCGCGCTCGGCGAACATGGAGTCGAGTTCGGCGTCGGTCAGCAGGCCTTCCTGGTTCAGGACGTAGACCTCGTTCTGGTCGATCTCGCGGATCACGACCGTTGCCCGGTTCCACAGGCCCTTGTCCTTCAGGACCTTTTCGGCCACCTCGGTGTCGAACGACTGGCTCACCCGGCGCTGCTGCTGGAAGCCGACGTACTGCTTGTCGCCGTACTCCAGGGGCTCCGGCAGGGTGAAGTTGCGGTGTCCCTTGTCGTCGGTCTCGCCGTGCTCGACGACGTGCTGGGTCAGCTCCTTCTTCAGGCCGTCGATCCGCTTGGTCGACGTGGCCACCTCGTCCTTCAGGACCAGGAACTGCAGCAGCTTGCCGACGATCGTCCCCGTCGACCGACGTCGGACGGTCCTGGTGGAAGCCATCGAAACCCCTTCTCGCTACTCGACTTCAGAGGACGTTAGCGGAACGGGTTCCGAGAACCTAGTAAACGTAGTTGTTGTACCGGAACAAGAAGGACCCTCCCACAGGAGAGGTCGTGGGAGGGTCCGTTCGACGGTCGGGGTTGAGACGACCCGTCGGCGGTGTCAAGTCTACGAGGGTGTGTCGGCCAGATAGGAGGTCAACGAACCGACCGTGTTCTCGATGACTCCCTTGCTGTCGGCACCGACTCCGTCCAGGGTGGCGCTGGCCACCTGGCGCTTCATGGCCAGCATCTCGTAGGTGCGTTCCTCGATCGATCCGCCGATCAGGTAGTTCAGGATGTAGACCTGCTGGTGCTGCGACCCTACGCGGACGTGGCGGCCGTTGCGCTGGTCCATCTTCCCGGCCGACCAGGCCAGGTCGACGTTGATCAGGTAGTTGGCCTGCGGGAGGTCGACCCCATAGCCCCCAGCGTCCGACGAGACGAACAGCCGGACGTCGGGCTCTGTCTGGAACAGCACCCGCGCGGCGGCCTTCTGCTTGACACTCATGTCGCCGGTGTAGGTGACCGCCTGCGTGTGGGTGGAGCCGAGCCGGTCGGCCAGTTCCTGGACCATGTCCTTGTAGAACGAGAACAGGATCACCTTGGCGTCCGGCTCGGACTCCAGAATGTCGGTGACGTCGGCAACGATCTGGTCGAGCTTGTTCGAGGGCGCATCGACCAGCAGCCCGGCCTCCATCAGCCCGGCGGCATAGGCCGACCCCTCCCCGTCGCCCTTGAGGTACTTCTCGGCGGACCTCTGCAGGAGCCGGGGATGGTCGCAGAGCATCAGCATGGCGCTGGTGCGAGCCATGATCTCCCCGGCGGCGCTGCCGAGCTGACTGGGCAAGGTCCCTGCGTAGTACTGGGTGAGGTCGAAGCTCTGGGTCATGTTGGCGTCGGCCAGCGCGGTCTGCAGATCCCCGGCGATCCGCTTGTAGAGCTTGCGGAGGCTGGGGTGCAGGGTGACCTGCCGGACGGACTCCTGGACCTGCGGCAGGTACTTGGCCACATCGGGGTCGGTCCTGGTCTTGCGGACCATCGCCTTGCTGACCTTGCGGTGCAGGACCTGCAGGTTCTTGTACTTGACCACCCCGCCCCAGTTGTTGCGGACGATGAACGAGCGGTCGAACAAGTCGAACCGGCCGAGCACGTGCGGGTCGACCCACTCCATGATCGAGTACAGCTCCTCCGGCCGGTTCTCCACCGGCGTACCGGTAAGGGCGTACCGGAACGGTGCGTCGAGTCGCTTGGCGAGCTTGGTGCGTTTGGCCCGGAAGCCCTTGATGGCCGAGGCCTCGTCGAGCACGATGCAGTCCGGCCTCAGCTTGCGGATCCAGCGGAAGTCGTTGCGGACCTGCTCGTAGCTGACGATGACGAACTCCGGCCGGTCCCGCAGGGCCTGCTGGTAGGCGGCCTTGCGCTTGTCCGGCGTACCGTCGACCACGACGCAGCCGGACTGCTCTGGCACCCAGATGTACACCCCTCGGCGGAGCTGGACCCGGCGGCAGGAGATGTCGGTGAACTTGGCGATGCTCTCGGCCCACTGCCACTTCAGCCCGGCCGGTACGACGAGCAGGGACTGCCTAACGGCTCCCTCGGCGATCAGTTCCTCGATGGTGGCCAGGGCGACCAGGGTCTTGCCGAGGCCCATGGTGTAGGCAACCAGCAGGGAGCCTCGCTCGACCGCCCGGTCGACGGCCTCTTCCTGGTAGGGGTGCAGGTCAACCGTGAGCACTGGACATCCAGGGGAAGCTCGCCTTGCTGATGCTGGCGCGGATCTCGGTGTGGGCCATCTCGCCGGGGTCCTTGACCTTGTACATGTACGGCATCACGAGGATCTGCATCCGTCGGTGCCACTCGTTGTAGATGCGTTCGGAGTTCTTCCGGCCGTCGGGGTCGTTGTCCAGGGCAAGGATCAGGGAGTCGAACCGCTCCAGCACGAGCTGCATCTGGACGTCGCTCACTCCAGCGCCGTACGACGACAGCGCGCCGGGGATCCCGGCGGACCAGATCACGGCGGCGTCCAGTGGTGCCTCGACCATGATCGCCCGCTTGCCGGGGTCGGGCTGGTCGAGCCCGAACAGGGTACGGGACTTCTCCACCTGGCGCGGGCGGTTGCGGAAGTAGCGGCCCTCGACGGCCTTCTCCTGCCATCCCAGCAGGGTGTTGGTCGCCGGGTCGCGGATCGGGGTGATCCAGGCATCCTTCTGCGGGTCGTAGAGCACACCGTAGGCCGCCGCTGCCTCGGCCGTGATGTTCCTGGTGGCGAGGACGTTCCTCGGCGGCGGGATGCACAGCGCGAGGTCGGCCTCGGTGATCGCCTTCCGCCGGTCCTTGCGTGTCAGCTCGTGGATGTAGCCGCCGGTGAGCAGGTGCTCGACCCGGTCGAGGCTGCCCCGGGAGCGGACCCAGGCGTCGGCCTCGTTGCTGGGCAGGTCCAGGACCTCGCGGACGACGGCGGCGAACGGGCCCCGAAAGCCGCAGGCGAAGCAGTTGTGCACGCCGGTGTCGATGTTCACCGACCAGGATGGGTCGTTGTCTTCCTTGCCGACCAGCCGTAGATGCCCGGGGCAACGGGCTACCGCCTCGTCGCCGGTGATCCGCAGCACCTGGATGCCGAGTTCGTCGAGGCACTTGAGCACGTCGCCGGGGACCCAGAGCGGTCCGTTGTCGCGGTCCTGCTTGAGGCGGCGGGTGCGGTCCCAGCCGCTACTCGAATCCGCTCTGCGCATCGACGTCGGCCTGGTTTTCCTTCGCGAAGGGGTCATACTCCAGCTCCTCGAAGATCCCGGTGTCCCAGTCCCACCGCACGTACTTCTCCATCCGGCGGGTGCTGCGTCCGTCGAGCACCTTCAGCTTGTTGATGTCGTCGATTTCAGTCTTCTCCACGCCGACGACCAGATCGGAGTCCTGCAGGAAGGAGGAGGAGTAGCCGATCGAGTCGCTGGTGATCCCGCGTCGCTTGTCGGTCTTCCAGCTCAGCGCCTGGGTGGACTGGACGATCGGCAGGTCAAGGTTCTGGGCCAGCCGCTTCATGCCCCGGGTGATGTTGGTGATCGCCTGCGGTGAGCCCTGCGGCTCACCCTGCTCGTCCCGCATCATGTAGACGCCGTCCACGAACACGATGTCGGGTTCGCAGCGCTCGATCTGTGCCTGGAGTCCGGTCAGCGTGGTGGCGGAGTTGATGTCGGAGCTGACGAAGAACTCCGGCATCGCGACGAGCCTGCGCCAGGCCCGTTCGAGCCGCTTGTACTCGTCAGGGTTGAGGGTCCCGGTGCGCAGCCGCTGGTGCGACACCCTGGCCAGGAAGGCGGCGTGTCGGGTCTGCTGTTCGGGGTTGGACATCTCGAAGCCGACGGTCAGCGGCCGGAACGCGTGGTCGTGGGCGGCCATTGCCGCGAGCAACATCAGGGTCGACTTGCCGGACTTCGGCAGGCCGACGAAGGTGATGAGCTGTTGGTTCTGGAAGCCCTGGGTCGCCTGGTCGATCGAGTGGAACCCGCTGGGGATCCCGAGCAACTTGCCGTCGCGCTTGCGCAGCTCGGCGTAGGCGGCTCGTCGTCGCTCCAGGGTCTCGGCCGTCAGGTCGTCGATGAAGGAGCGCGGGATCTCGTTGTGGAGCTGGCTCATCGACTGGGCCAGCACGTCGAGGCTTTGCTCGGACTCCCCCATCTTCAGCAGCTCGGAGGCGCGCATCAGCCCGTCGGCGAGGATGGCGTACCGCCGGTTCTCCCGCATCTCGTCGAGCAGGTACGCCAGCGGGTGCTGTTCCGGATCGGGGAACGTGACGGTCGGGTAGTCCTTGTGCAGGACGTCGAGGCTGGGAACCTTGCCGTACCGGAGCTTGTAGTCGGTGATCGTCCGGAACAGCGTGCGGTTCATCCGGTCTTCGAAGAAGTCCGCCGTGATCCCGGCATCGCTCACGGCACCGAAGTTGCCGGTCGCAACGATGCTGGCGATGAGGCTGCGCTCGATGTCCATCTACCAGGCTCTCAGGATGTCGGGCTGGGCGGGGTTGATGATCCGGCCCTTCTTGCCGTAGGTCAGTTGGTGTGCCGGGTCAGGGTCGAAGATCGCACCGAGGTCCGGCATGGTTGCGATCTTGCGGGCCAGCTTGTTCGGCTCGGCGTACCAGACCCGGTGGACCGGCAGGTCCTGGTTGTCGATCCAGTGCTCGATGTGTTCGACAGCCTTCGGGTCGAGGTAGGTGACAACCTCCAGTTCGTAGTGCAGTTGCCAGGTGACGTGCCACATCTGCCGGGCCAGTGGTTCATTGACGACCATCTCCTCGACGGCCCGCTTCCAGCGCCGGGTGCGGACCCAACTGTCGTAGCGGATCCGCATGAGGTTGCCGGGCACGATGCCGACCAGGTGCTCGAAGACCAGGACCAGCCGGGGCACCAGCTCGTTGGACAGGTCACCGCCCTGCACGTGCGTCCCACTCCAGCGGGAGTTCGAGCTGGCCGTCGACCTGGCTCGGGGTGTCGTTCCTGAGCAGCCAGCGACGAGCGTCGTCCAGGATTTCGTAGGCCAGCTCGGCCTCGTGCGGACACGTACCACGCGTGGCCTGGTCGAGCCTGGAGAGCAGTCGGATGTACTGGTCCCGGGAGACCCGGATCTCGTCTGGTGTCTTGCCTACGACAACGACCACGGCCTGCGCTCCTTCTCCCGATGAGGGGATCAGGATTGCGGTTGGTCGTTGCCTGATTCAAGTTGATGGTTTGGGTCCAACAACTGCGATCGCAAACGTTCTTCGACCCGGAGTTCCTGTAAGGCGTTCCGGTAGTCGGTGTCGTTCGCCAGCGAACCGTACTGGTTGCCGGGAACGGTCTTGAGCTGACCAGCGGCGTCGAGCCGCTGAATCTCGTCGGTGGCGTACTGGGTCTTCGCCTGGTCCCACAGGTCGGTCCAGTAGTCGTCGATGAACTGGTTGACGATTGCGTTCCGGGTCATGTGCTCATCGACGTAGTGCTGCCAGTAGATCCGGATCATCCGGCCGAGCAGGTCCTCGGTCAGGTCGTTGCCGTGCTGGCGAATGAACGCCCAGATCTGCTGGTCGTGCTTGATCTTGGTGACCAGGTCCTCGGCGAGCTGCCAGGGGCTGACCACGCGGGTCCGGCCGTAGGCCTTGCCGGTCTCGATGAACAGCCGTACGAGCCGCCAGGTGCGCTCGGTCCGCTCCGGCGGACAGGGCGGGAAGTCGTGGTGTTGCTGCGGCTTGGGCTGGGAGGGAGCCCGCCAGGACCGGCGGGGTCGTTCCTCCGGCTGCGGCCGGTCCTCCAGCTCGTTCTGTGCCAGTGACAACGGATCGTCACTCCCAGGTGGCCGGAACTTCTCCCGACGGCCAGCCATCCAACCCAGCCCCTTCCTATGTCTATTCCTAGGTAAATCCCTATGTCTTATGGAAGGGTCAGTCACTGACCCCATAAAAGGTCACTCACTGACCTATCGAAGGGTCACTCACTGACCCCTTGAAGGGTCACTCACTGACCCATTGCGCTGCCGGAAGTCGACTACTCTCAGTCGCGGAGGTGGCGGATCGAACATGGGCGGCAAGGCCGTCTGGTCGGTCCGGTGGGAGGCTCGGATCATGTCGAACTGCGCCGACCAGTACAGCCGGATGATGCTCGGTGGTCGGCCTGGAGACCCATCGCCTGGCCGTGCGTGACGGGTGAGATAGCCGTGATCGCTCTGCAGCGACGCGAGCACCTTCTTCACCGTGTTCTTCGTGAGGCTCGTCCAGGCCACGAGCGCCGGGATCGACGAGTAGGCCTGCATCACCTGGCCTACGGGAGCCCTCTCTGGGTTGTCCTCCCGGTAGAAGGCGTGGTGGGTCAGCACCAGCAGCAGGTGATGTTCACTGGGGCCAAGGAAGGCCGCTTGCTCGAATGCCCAGTTCATGGCCACGTGACTCTTGGTGTCGCCAGGGGGTATCATCAGCCCTACTTCTGTGAGTGGTAGAGGGGCCCCGAAATGCCTGCCGGGGCCCCTCTTTACGTGTCAGTCCTCGCTGATGACGTCGCCGGTCTTCGGGTCGACGGTCCGCATCGGGACGCCCTTCGGCGGCCGTCCACGGCCCTGCTTGTGCCAGTTGCCGTCCTCGTCCTGCCACTCCTTCACGCCGCGTTGGGCGGCGGTGCGTTTGCGGGCCGGGGTGCCGTCCTTGCGCGGCCGACCGCCCTTCGGCGAGACGTCCTCCGGCTCTTCGGCCTGGATCTCCTCGGGATCGGTCACGAGGTCGGCTTCCGTGCTGCCGGTGTACTTCTCGATCGCCTCGCCGAGCAGTTTGTAGAGCGCCGACGGCTCGACCTCAGGCTTGAGGGTCATGGCCGCGTGAGCGCAGTCAAGGCTGTGGACCAGGGACAGCGATGAGGTCAGCGCGTGCAGGACGACGTCAGCACCCACGGGCAGCGGCTTGTCCGCGACCTGAGTGGTCGTCTGTGCCCTGTGGCGGGCCCGGGATACCTCGGCCTCCACCGACTCCTCCTGGACGCTCTCAGGGGCTTCTGCGGGCTTCTCGCGGGGCTTGCCCCGGCGCGGCCGTGGGGCCTGCTCGGGCTCGTCGTCGAGGGACTTGTCCTTGGCGGTCCGGCGGCGGCGCGGTTCGGGCTCCGGTTCCGGCTCGGTCTGCTCGTCCTCGTCGTCGCCGAGGTGCAGGTCGTCGAGGCCGGAGGTCAGGTCGAGGACCTTGATCCCCTTGGTCTGAGCCAGGTCGACCAGCTTCTCGGTCGCCTCGTCGGCCTCGGACTCCTCGCCGTAGGCCACGATCAGCCGGACCTCTTCGTCGGCCTCGGGGGCCGACAGCCGGTCGACCAGACCGAGAGACACGTTGCGGGCCTCGATCTCGCCCTTGGAGCCGTCCAGGATCCGCTTGTTCTTGCGCGTCTCGACGTCGTAGACGGCCTCGTACGGGATCTTCGAGTCGACGGTCCAGTCCAGGAGCATCAGGACGGTCTTGGACAGGTACTCGTCGGACGCCGGGATGACCACCCGGACGTCGTCATACAGCTCCAGGTAGTCGTTCAGCAGGTCGTCGATGTTGGTCTCGGTGACCTTCCCAGGCCCGGCAAACCCGAGCAAGATATTGCGTCCCATCAACCCTCTCCTCGAACGCGTTCTAACAACTAGTTCCGACTTGGGTTCACGGTACAGGAACCCATGGACGGTTTGCGAGCGTCAGGGCAGATTGGGTATCCGGGTCCGGCGCGGGAGCACCATCGGGGGCACCTCGCGGCCCAGCGCGAGGGTGTGGAGCAGGCCGACCGCACCGGTGCAGGCGAGCGCTGCCCGCCAGTCCGGCCAGGCCAGAGCGAGGGCCAGACCGAAGACGAGCAGCGGCTGGACCCAGGTAGGGGGTGTCCAGGGGGACACCGTGAGAGCTGACTCCCACGCCCCGAACACCCCCAGCACGAGGATGACGAATCCGAAGACGCTCACGCGGCAGCCCGGTGCTCCGCCTCGGGCGGGACGTCCTTGACGCCGATCGAGGCGACCTCGGCCGCGACACCGGTCGGCTTCCAGACGTGGTAGTGGGTGGCGACGGCGATCAGCCAGTTGATCGCTGTCTGGCCCAGGACGGTCTTCCAGTTCTCCAGGGTCCCGGCGGTGATCAGGTCGGTGAGTCCGGCGCTGATCGCGGCAACGAGTAGGAGCAGGACAGCCTTGAGATTGCGGTTCCAGGTTGCCTTGGTGAGCACGCCGACCAGTAGCGGCAGCAGCAAGCTGACGCAGATGTTGAGCCACTGATAGAGGTCCATGCGGCGTTCTTATCAGTTGTTGGGCGGAATTTGAGTTGATGGATCGAACAAAGGCCGCAGCCTCTTCATGACGACCTCGGCCCAGAAACTGGTGCCGACCCCGTTTTTGGGGTGCACGCCGCCGGAATCGAGGTAGTAGCTGATCCGGGCGGGGTCCTGAGCGAACCACTCCGACCAGGGCACGACGTGGTTCTTGTCCAGCACGTTGCGGATCTGGTTGTTGATGAAGCCGGAGTTGCGCTGGTCGGCGGTGTAGTAGTTCGGGCGGCTGGCCTGGACGTCGACCCACAGCAGGTGCTGGACGCCCGGCAGGGTGACGTCGAACAGCCGGTGGATCTGGGCTTCCATCACTGTGGGCGTGAAGATGTCGTTGGTGCCGGTGGCCATCACCAGGATGGGTGGCAGGACCGTCGCCGACAGCACGTAATCGACCGCCGGGGTGGTCGGCCGTCCGCTCCAGTAGTTGACCGCCAGCGTCTTACCTTCGGCCTGGACGGCGGCCGTCAGCTCCTCCTTCCCCAGTGTGGTGATGGAGTCGCCAACGATCAGCACGTCCGCCTGGTCCATCGCCGGACCAACGTAGCCGTGCTGGTTACCCGACCAGGGCCCGAGCGTCCCTGACCCGAAGTCGACCATCAGGACTCCTCCGTCGGGGAGACCACTTGCTCAGTCGACGTGTGCTTCTGCAACTCGACTGATGTCACGTTGGGAGAGGCGGCGATGTAGTCGATGAAGGTCTGAACGAACTCATCCAGATTGCCTGTCCCCCAGTCGTTTCTGTAGTTGATGGCAAAGAGCACCTCGACGCTTTGGAAGTCATCGGTGTTGAATCCAGTGAGGTAGATCCGGCCGCTCTCATAGACGGGCTGACTGGTAGTCGGATCGCTGAAAGGCATGTCAATTCCCCAGATAGTTGTTAGTTAGCCCCCAGGTACTCGACCTGGAAGTACGTGAGGTTGGCTCCCGCCTTGGCCAGCAGGTTTCCGCCAGCATCTTGTGACGCGAGGACTCGGATTTGGGCACCAGCACCGAATTGAAGGGTCTTGGATACCGCCGACGTGCACCCGCTCCTCTGCGTGCCCGCGACGACGTTGTAGGCGACGTTGGTGATGATCGGGCTTCCGCCACTCGCGCCGGAGTAGACCTGGCACAGCCGAATGCCGGTCGTAGCCGAGATGTCGAAGTACACAGCGGCGGTGACTCGGTACCGACCCGTCAAGGCAGGCATCGTCAGAACGCCTGCAGAGTAGGCGAATCCTCCCGCCGTAGAGTCCTGAGTCCAGTTGATCAGGTTGAGGGCTGACCAGGTCGCGGTGGACTGGTCGGTGGCCAGGTAGCCGAACCAGTACGGCTTGACGGCGTTGGCTGCGTTCGCGGTCGTCTGCGCCGCAGCAGCCGCAGCCACAGCCGAATCCGCCGTAGCCTGGGCCGCGTCGGCGTCTGCTTGCGCGGCGGCGACCTGCGCCGCCAGCGAAGTGTCGGTGTCGTCGCCGATCCCGATGCGCCGGTCGAGGTCAGCAACCGCCGGATACAGGGGCGAGCTGTACCACTCCTGCGATCCCTGGTCCGGAAGGTTGTAGCGGGTCATGTCGACTTGGCGGGCTCGACAAGGATCTCGCGGTAGAAGACGTCGAAGTTGCCGCCGGTACACAGGTGCATGGTGCGGATGTTGTACGCACCGCCCGGTGTCAGGCCGGTTATCAGCTTGCGCCGCGACGCGTTGATGCGAGCTGCTGCTGTGAATCCGAGAACGCCGACGCCGTTGTCGGTCGTGGCGGTGGTGAACACAGTTCCGCTGCCGATGGTGCTGCCGGTCCGGATCTCGTAGGCCATGTAGCAGCCCTCACCGGCGGTGTTGGTTTCCATGTGAGCCGAGACGGTCGCGTAGATCTTGCCGTTGCCGGGTGCGGTGAACGGGACTCCGCAGACGGGACTTCCGGGTGCGAAGGTAGTGGTGGTCTGTGCGAGCAGGTCCGTCGTGTCCGAGGCGCTGGCGGGTTGGGTGGCTATGACCGCCGTGTGAGCGTCGATCGTTGCCGACAGCCCCGTGATCGCGGCATTGAGCGCGTCGCCCCAGTTCAACGACCCGACGGCCGGGAGGGTAACTGTCATGACCGATCAGCCTCCGTAGGGGCCCGAGCCGTACGGGCCAGATCCGTAAGGGGTAGTTGTTGCACTCGCGCTGTCCGCGTAGACCGGATCGCCAACGACCAGCCCCAACTGAACATTCTCCCGGAGTGTCTTGCCCAAGGCGTAATGGCGATTGAGCTTGTCCTTGTAGTAGTAACTACGCGCCTTGCCCGGCGTGCCGTCGAGTTCCCACACGTAGTCGGGCAGGCCGGAGTCGCCATCGAAGTACGGCTTGAGCCCGTTGCCCTCCTCAACCATCGCTGCATCGATCCGGATCGAGGTCGCGCCGTAGCTGGTGATCTGCAGGCTTGCGGTGACGGTGTTCGCGGTGAAGGAAACCCAGAGCCTGCGCCAGTCCGGGGCCCCCGGCATGCCGAGCGGCGCGGACTCCCAAGACATCGCGCTGGTCTCGATGCCGGTCTCATTGCGCGCGCCGTTGACCTGAATGCCGACGTCGTTGCCGTCCATGGACCGGATGTAGACGCTGGCGGTGTACCTACGGCCGGGCGTCAGGGTCTTGACCACGTGGGTGACGGTCTCGCCGAAGGTGAGGCTGGTGGCGGCGCAGCACGCGGTGCCCTTGACGGCGTCGGTGGTGATCCTGGCCAGGCTGCCGCCGACGGTTGCCCAGTCGGTGAGGTCGACCTCGAAGGACGGGTTGGTGGCGTGGTTGAGCCGCGTCGGCCGGACCCAGACGTCGAGGCTGCGAGCAGGGCTGTAGGCCGACGGGACACTGTTCTGGATCGGTGCGATCTCCCACTGGACGTCGTCGATGTGCTGGACGGTGCCGGTGGGCATGGACTTGTAGACCAGGCCGACGGCGGCGTACGCGGCGCGCTTCCAGGCGACGTTGTCGGTGGGTGCGTACAGGGTCATGAAGTGCCGGGTCCAGTTGGCTCCGACTCCGGCGGACACTGTTCCGTTGTTGTCGGCAACGGCGATGGCCATGGCTGGGTCGGATTCGGTGGCCGGGAAGAACGCGAAGTCGGTCATGCTGGCCAGCTCATCGCTGACCCAGATGCCGATGCTGCCGCCGATACCGACGTCGAGCGCGCCGGGAATGGCTCCGAGGTCGATCGGGACGATGACGTAGATGTCGATCGAGCCCTCGGAGAAGGCGACCGCCGGGGACTCCCCGAGTTCGGTGAGGACGGACTGCAGGATCTCCAGTACGGCCACGCCAGGGAAGTCGAGGCGGCCTTCGGCAACGAGTTGATCGGTGGTCATAGGTTGAACATCCCGTGATTCGCGATCGCCGAGTTGAACGAGTCGGTCACCTGCGCGACCTGGGTTCCGTTCTTGTAGACCGTGAGCACCGAGCCGTTCATGTCGACCATCATTCGGTCGCCGTCGGCGAAGGGGGTGGCGAAGCCAGCCAGGGAGGTGAACGCCCCGGCGACGACCTTGCCGATGCTGGTGCGGCTGACGCGGAACATGTTGCTGGCGTCGGAGATCCGCAACACCAGACCATGGAAGTGTCCCGCCAGCGGGCTCTTGCCGAAGGTGACGGCGACGCGGCCGTTGGCCGACAGGCCGGTGATCCGGGTGATCTGTGTGGCGGCCGGGTTGGCCGGATAGGCCAGGCCGTCATCGACGATCCAGTTCGAGCCGGTGACCACGCCCCAGGTCTGGGTGGACGGCCGGACGTCGGCGACGCGGGTGGTCCACACGCCGGTGCTCTGCCGGGTGAAGGTGTCGAGGAACGCGGTGGTGCTTTTGGCGGACAGCGTGGTGAGGAACTGGCCGTGCTCGTCGAACAGCGAGACCCTGGCCTCGACGGCGAGCCCGCCGGTGCCTGCGGTGCCGGTGAGTGGTCCGTGGGCGTAGGCGGAGAAGCACATCCGGATCCGCTCGTCGAACCCGAGGGCTTCCCAGACGTCGTCGCCGTCGGGTTCACCGGGGGGCTGGGCTCCGAGGGCTTCTTTGATCGCGCGCCACGGGCGGCCCTTGTGCAGGACGATGTCACCGCGTGCGTACTCGACCTCGGCGTCCCAGTGTTCTGTTGCCTGAGGCACCGGTACGCCGTACCGGATGACGGTCTCGGGGTCCCAGGTGGTGCCGCCGGACAGGTAGCTGACCGATCGGACCAGGACGTCCTTGGTGGAGGCGTTGGTGTTCTTGACGACCAGGACGTTGGAGTCGTTGCGGCCGGTGTGGGCGTCGAAGCTGACTCCGACGTTCACGTACAGCGGGTCGCTGGTGTTGATCGGCAGGGCGCAGTACAGGGGTGACTCGGGACCCTGCAGAAGTGCTTGCCAGGTGGAGATGTTGGCCGACTTGGCCCGGTACAGGGTGCCGTCGGCGTGCCGGTCGAGGGCGGTCCACCAGGTGTTGCTGGTGGCTGTCAGCGGGGGCTTCTGGGCGTCTCCCAGTGCTCCGACGGCCTTGGCCTCGAACTCGTTGCCCGCGAACACTACGCGGTCCCCGGGTCGGCCATTGACGGTGTCCGGGCCGACGTACTGGCGGGTGGCGATCCACTCCGGGTACTGCTCGGGGCTATAGAACGAGGACTGGTCCTGGGTGAGCATGAGGTTGCGGCCGAGCACGATCTCGGTGTCGTAGCCTGCGCTGAGCCCGACCAGATCCCGCAGGCCGGAGCGAAGCCCGCGCACCTTGCTGAGCAGGGAAGCGTTGGTGACACGCTGGCGCATGAGTCGTGCGGGCAGTGCGTGCAGGTACTCGACCCCGAACTGCGACGCCAGGGACTCCAGGTCGGACAGGTGCACGACGCTGGGATCGTTGGCTGCAGGCAACGTCTTCGCGTAGCTGCGGATGTAGTCGACGCCGAACGCGAGGATGTTGACGAAGTTCCGCAGCTCTTGGTTCTCGATGTTGCCGGTGAGTTCGTTCGGGACGGCCAGCCGGAAGTACCTGGGGATGAAGGACAGCAAGGTGTCCTGGGTGCTCTCGCCGACGACTGCCAGGGTCGACGTCATCCCGGCGCGCTGCCAGTCGCCGTCGATCAGCAGGTACAGCGTGTAGTACCGAAAGGCGCTGAGCGATGGCGTGCTGCCGTCGATGTCGACGTACTGGCCGGGGGTGGTGGGGCCGGTGAGGTCGAGCAGAATGTCGCCGTCGTCGGCGGTGGTGGCCCAGCCGTACCGGGATCCGAGCAGCCGGAAGCCGGTCCAGTCTCCGGGCGGGTTGGTCCACTGCACGCGGGTCCGGCCGTTGCCGATCGGGTCGGCGGTGAAGGGTTCGACTCCGTAGTCGACGGCCAGCGGTGTGCCGTACCGGCTCAGTGCATAGAAATCGGCTTCGTAGATGGCCATTACGGCAGTTCCCGCAGGCAGATCGAGGACAGGAAGGCACTGTTCACTCGGGCCGAGCGGCTGGAGTTCTGGTTGACCAGGAGCTTCACCTTCGCGCCCCGGGGAGCGACACCGAGGAACACCGGGGCCTGGTAGACGCCACGGATCTCGGGGTTGTAGTGCTCGGTTCGGACGACCGAGCTGTTGCCGGTGCCGTTGATCGAGATGACCGCGCTGTAGGTGCCGAACCCGTCCGACAGCGGCAGCGGGTAGGTGTCCCAGTTGCTCTGGGCCCGGATGAAGTAGAAGCCGGTCTTGGGCAGGGTGAGGCCGTAGCCGTTGTAGGACCGGGCGGTGTCGTAGGCGGGCTTGGGGAACGGCAGCATGCGGTACGGGACGGTGGGTCCGGCCAGCTCGCCGGGGAACCACTTGTCGGTGGCGGCTGCGGAGAAGACGGGCAGGTGCTCGCCGCGTCGCAGCGACAGGAGCTGCGCGGCGATGTCCTTGAACTTGGTGAGGGTCTGCTGCAGCGCACCCTCGTCGTCGATGTTGTCCTGGTCGATCTCCTGCTGGATGTCGGCGACCTCGTTGACCAGCGGGCCGAGGACTTCTTGGATCGCGACAACTTCGTCCTGCAGGTCGTTGACGTGCTCGGCCTTGACGTCGTCGATGAGGTTGCGGTGGGTCGGGAACGCCTTGATTCCACGAGGGAACACGGCCATCAGGAGACACCTCCAGAAACGGTGATTTGCAGGTTCCCGAGGGTGGGGAATTCCCAGGCCTTGCAGACGATGTCGGCGGTACCGGACTGCGGTGCGTCGCTGCGGGCGATCAGCGGGATGTTGATGTACCGCACGCCAGGCACCGCGATCAGCGCACCGAAGAAGTCCGACAGGGTGAGCTTGTCACCGAAATCGACGTTGGCCGGGTCGAGCAGGGTACGGATGGCCTGCTCCGCACTGAACTTGACGGCACTGTTCAGGAAGGACGGCCAGGCTTCGATGACGACCGGCGTGCCGACCGAGCCGACGTTGATCGAGACGAAGGTCGGTCCGGCGATGGTGACCGTCGTACCGGCCAGGCACTGTGCCGACAGGGACTTCAGCGTGCTGGTGATGAGGGTGTTGCTCGGTGCCTGCCCGCCGGGCCCGAGGATGTAGACGGTCACCGAGGTGTGGAAGTCGGCGATCGCGCTGGCCCGGATCACGCCCGGCACGGTGAGCGCCAGGTCCTCGAAGTCCTGGGTGGTGATCGCCCGGCTGATGGTGCGGTACGAGCGCGGCGCGTTGGCGCGGACCTGTTCGGTGGACTCGGGGTCGGCTCCGCCGAGGGCGGCGGTGGACAGGGCGACGTCGCTGGCGTCGGTGGCGACGTGGACGCCGGGCGGGTCGGCGCTGGCGAGCTGGGTGATGGCTCCGGCACCGACGTTGCCCTCGACCCCGTAGCCACTGCGATAGGTCACGGTGATGGGCATGCCGATGACCGGGATCGCGCCGTTGACGTCGTCGCCGAAGAGCAGCCAGATGCCGCCCTGGGCGTCCAGCCGGGTGGCGAACACCCGGTCCTGGGGGTCGGCGTCGAGGAGGTGCGGCACGTAGGTCCAGGTCTCGTTGTTGACCTTCACCGACAGGCCGCCGGAGTAGACGTTGGTGTGCGGGAGCCGGTAGGCCTGGTCGGGCTGGCCGGTCGAGGTGCCGAGCGAGATGTCGGTGTGGGTCTGGCCCTCCTGGACCGTGACCGCGATGGTGCCTCCTGCGGCCGGGACCGTGACGGCAGCGGTGGTCTCGAAGACGATCTGGGCGTCCAGGTCCTCGATCATCTCGGTGACGAGCTGGGTGCCGACGGGGACGACGGTGGCAGGCGCGTCTGCGTCGGTCTCCAAGGTGACGCTCGACGTGGCCGGGATGCCGGTGTGTGGCAGGTACCCGAGCATTTCGGCGATGTTCAGCACCGACTGGCGTTGCGTTGCCGTCGGCAAGTACGCCTCTTGCTTGGACTGGTCGACGTAGTAGTTGGTGATGTCGCCGACGTAGGCCAGCAGCTCCAGGAGCATGACGCCGAAGTCGCCCTCGGAGGCGGGCTGCCAGTCCGGGAAGGCGTCGCGGGCGTAGGTGAGCAGGCTGGTGCGCAGGCCGTCGAAGTCCCGGCTGGTGTAGTCGATGACCGGCAGTTGGTTAACCACGAACGACTTCCTTCACCTCTCCGCCGACCAGGATCCGGGCCTGGTTGACCCGCGCCCCGGTGACGTCGGTCGACCCGGATTCGCGCCGGGCGTAGTCGACGTCCATGCGCACCTCGCCGGTGTTGCCCTGGACCGGGATGGCACGGTTCAGCAGCACGCCAGGTTCCCAGGCCTGGAGGGCGGCACCAACCTTGTCGTTGATGTGCTCGACGCCGATGTCGTCCACCTCCTCGAACAGCAGGCTGGCCAATTGGACGCCGTACTCGGGGACCATCACTCGTTCGCCCGGTTCAGTGCTGACCAGGGAAATAACATGTTGGTGCACTTGTCGTTCCGTGTTGGTGATCGCCTGAATGCCGTAGCTCGTGCTCAGGCGAAACGGCACGGCGATCTCCGATGACATGTCTCAAGTATCCTTCCCTGCTTGGCGACTCTGAGAGTCAGTTCAACTGGACGATGTCGAGGGATTCCGACTCCCAGAACACCCCGTCACGACGTACGCAGCCCACAACGTCAGGGGTGCCGGACAACTGCGCGGTGCGGGTGAAGTCGGGTTGAACCCCTTGGTTTCGGGACATCTCGACGTCGGTCGAATGTGCTGTGGTGCCGGTCCGGTTGATGTTCATCACGTGCCGGGTGCTCTCGATGTGCCAGACGCCGGTGTGCTCGACGGGGACACGGGGGCCGTCGATCCAGACCAGCTTGCCCGGCCGCAGCAAAGGGGCCCCGGGCAACCGCACGGTCGCGGTCAGCCAGTTCTGCAGCCGATTGGCAGTGGCGAGCCTGTCGCGGGCCTCGCTATAGCTGGTCACCTCACCGGGCAGCACTGTGGTCAGAGCGGGCTTGAAGCCGACCGTGTCGTCCGGCCGCGTCTTGAGGACGGTGTTGGAGCGGACAGTGAAGGCACCCTTGGTGGCCGCGCTGCGCCCCAGCACGATCTTCTCGCTGACCACTCCCCCGCTGCGTGGAGCCAGGGTGCCGGAGGTGACCTCGAAGTCGGTGACGGTGCTGTACTTCGGGACGAACGTAGTTGTTGCACCGAGCAACAGGACGTTGGGGTCGACGAACAACACCGTGCCACCGTCGACCCAGAGTCGGAATCCGGTCTCGGCGGCCAGCCGCTGCAAGGCCTGGAAGTCGGACTCGGTGGTGATCGTGAACGTCGGTAGAGTTCGGGTAGAGCGGTGTAGTAGCGCACGCATCCTGTGCTTGCGGGAGATTTCAGCGGCGGCGAACGACGGTGTGACGTTGCTCCAGGCCCGGGGGTCGGAACCGTTCATCCGCAGCGACGTGCCCAGGCACAGGTAGCGCACCGTCGGCACGCCGTCGTCGTCGGTCAGCACCTCGCAGTGGTTGACGTAGCCGAAGAAGCGCGACTGCTCGGTGGCCGACCGACCCCACTGCAGCACGACCGAGGTCATCTCCGGGTAGAGCGCCCCGCCGGTGGTCCGCAGCAGGCTGGTCGCGACCGACATGTCGACGATCGCCAGGGTGTGGCGTTCGTAGGCCTGCCGCAGCTCGAACCGGGTGATGGATCCCCGTGCCGCCTGGTCGTCGAAGATGGCCGAGACGAAGTTAGACACTGGGGATCCTCAGCAAGGTGCCGCGCGGGAGCACCAACCAGTCGTGGATCTCGGGGTTGGCGTCGGCGATCATCCACCACAGCTTCGCCAGCCCGAGGAAACGATAGGCGAGCTGGTCGATGCGCTCTCCATCGCGGACCAGGTAGTTGGTGTAGGCAATGACCCGCTCGGCTGGCTGGGGAGTGATGACAGTCTGCCGGGCTCCGGTGCGGCTCTGGACGGTCTGGATGCTGGAGGTGGTGTATCGCGAGTCTGCGTTGATCATGTGGCCTCCTATCCGACCGGGAGAACCGGGTAGTCCTTACCCGGAATGGCTTCCTGCGGCTTGTTCGGGTTCGGCGTTGTGGTGCTGCTCGATGAGGAGCCGATGGTGGCGATGTTGGCGGGCGTGGTGAGGACGACGTTGAAGGAGATGCCGACGGCCGCGCGGGTGGGGATCATGTCGTAGGACCAGTGGGTGTAGGACACCGAGAACGCGGAGATGTAGCCGAAGTACTTCAGCCGGTCGCCGACGTACAGGTAGGAGTACACCTGCTGGATCTGGCTGCGGGGGTAGAGCTGTTCCCAGGAGGACGACGCGGTGTAGGAGGCATCGATCAGCCCCAGGTACGCGTAGAAGGCGAGCACGTCGGCGTGCACACCGAAGACCGAGGCGACTTCGAAGGAGCGGTCCCACACCTCATAGGTGCGGTCGAACAACAGGTTCAGCGAGAGCTGGCCCTCGCCGAACGTCGCGGCCGTAACGGACTTGTCGGTGCCCTCGGGGTCGGCCTGCGAGCCGTCGTAGGTGAGCGCGACGTCCAGCGTGGTGGGGTTGAACATGAAGTTGACCTGCAGCCCACCGGTGACCGCGACGATCCGACCTCGCTTGATCGGCCGGTCCTTCAGCGCCGGGTTCGCACCGCCGGTGGACAGCATGCGGGGATCGAACGGCGGGTTGAGGTTCGGCCGACCGCCGGGGCCGGGATAGTTCGGCGGGCCCTGCAGTTGCGGAGTGACCGGGGTCGGGCTTCCGCCGTCCCCCGGCAGCGAATTCCTCATACGAGCACGCCCTCCGTCAGCTTCTTGATCTTCTCGTTCTGGGCGAGCTGGTCGGCGATCGCCTTGCCCAGGTCGTTGACGCCGGTCGAGGTGACACCCGCCGACGTGGTGATGGTGATCGCGCCCTGCTCGATCGTGATCTGCAGGCCTGCGCCGGTCTGCGGGCCGAGGCGGCTGGTCGCGCCGTAGGCGGTGCCGTTGAGCAGCACCTCGCGGATCTGCCGGGCTTCCTTGGCCCCGATGATCATCTCGCCCTTGTGGACCCGGGCGTCCTCGTCCTTCGGGATCTCCCACGCGCCGGTGTCGTACCAGTGCGGGCTGCGGGATTGCCATTTCGCCCAGGCGTTGACCGGGTTGCCGTACCGATCGGCGATGTAGGCCAGCCCGGCCTTTGTCTGCCCGCGCGGATCGGAGGTCTTCTTTACTCCATATCCGCTCCATGTTGAATTCAAAAACTGGAACAGTCCGTAGGCCGTGCTCGTGGGGTTTTGTGCTGTATTTCTGAAACCCGACTCGTGCATGACGAGTTGGTACAGCGCGTCCCACTGCTTCCCGGTCCAGCCCTTGGCCGCCGCCATTTCCTTGACGATCGCCTTGTTGCCGCTGACACTGCTCGGCGCGGACGGGATGCTGGAGCCGGACGTGCCCGAGCTGGCGTTGTTGCTGGATGACGGAGTGGTGTTCGCGGTGGTGTCGGGCGGTGCTGCGCCCATGCCCATCGATCCGGCTCCGGCGAACGCGGCCAGCGCCGCGCGCTCGCTGGTGATGATCGCACCGGCACCGGCTCCGGACGCGCCGCTCTCGGCCATGGACTGGACACCGGAGGCCGCTCCGGCGGTCGAGGTGCCCTGACTGGAGGTGCTGACACTGCTCTCCGAGATGGCCACGCTGGTACCGGACAGGTACGGGGCTGGGTTCACCGGTCGGCCGTTGATGTGGATCTCGAAGTGCAGGTGCGGGCCTGTGGCACGGCCTGTGGAGCCGACGTAGCCGATGACCTCGCCCTGCTGCACCCGAGACCCGACCCGTGCCTTGACGCGGCTCTGGTGGGCGTACAGCGTCTCGTAGCCGCCGCCGTGGTTGATGATGACGTGGTTGCCCGCCCAGTAGTTGGCTCCCCGGCTGCCCGAGAAGGTCACTGTCCCGGCCGCCGAGGCGTGGATCGGCGTACCGGAGCTGGCCCCGAAGTCGATGCCGGTGTGGGTCTTGGTCCGGCCGTTGATCGGGTCCTTGCGCGAGCCGAACCCTGAGGTGATCCGTCCGGCGACGGGCTTGGCGAACTTCAGGGTCGTCTTGCCGACCGAGGCCTTGGCCGACCCCGACGAGGTCCCCGGCGATCCGGAGGCACTGTTCGAGCCGAGCTTGTTCGAGCTGGTGGACAGCGGGGTGCCCTGGGCCCGGTTGGTCATGCCCTCGCTGACCTCGCCACCGGTTTGGTTGCTCTGGGCACCGATGTCGGAGATGCTTCCGCCGCCGGGACTGAGGACGCCCTTGGCTCCGCCGTAGTAGCCGACGGCCGAGCCGAGCGGGCCGTTGAGCAGCTTGTTGATGACGTCGGTGAACGCGGTCAGTGCGTCGGTGGCGTTGCGGGCTCCGGCGGCGAAGGCGTCGGTCATGCCGAGGTCGCGGTCGCGCTTGGCCGCGCCGAGTTCCTTCTGCTCGCCGACGATGCTGGTCGGGTTGACGCCCGCCTGCTTGAGTTTGTCCAGGGCCTGCTTGCGTTCGCCCCGGTTGGCCGAGTTCGCCTGGGCTCCGAGCTGCTGCAGGGTCTCGAAGTTCATCCCGTTCATGCGGGCGATCAGGATGGCGCGGATCTCTTCCTTGATGATGTCGCGGGTGCCCTGGGGCAGCAGGCCGTGGGCCTCCCAGTTCCGCAGCGTCGTCTCGATCGCGCCGTTGGGGTCGTCAAGGTGGAAGTTGATCTTGTCCGAAGTGTTGATGGACTGCCAGTTGCCGATCTTCTGCAGGATCTGCCGGGCCAGGCTGAGCGGGTCCATGTGGTTGCCCGGACCCTTGCCGGTGTCGATACCCATCCCCCGCAGGCCGACGGTGACGTTGGGCTGGTTGAGCTGCACCATTGCCTGTGCGACCTGCGCGTTGCCCAGACCGGGGTTGATCAGTCCGGCCACGCCGGTCGCGGCGGTCGCGCCTCGGTCGCTGGCCGAGCCGACCTGGACGCCGAGGCCTCGGGACAGTGCGTAGCGGCCCTGGGCGACGTCGGCCATCGAGAGGCCGGTCACCTGGCCCTTCATCGAGTTGAGGATCTGGTCGCGGGTGTTGGCTCCGCCGAGGGAGAGCTGGGAGGCGATCAGGTCGGCGGTGTACATGCCGGGGGCACCGGCGTTGATCATCCGGTTGATACCCGCAGCCGCCGCGTAGCCGCCCGCGACCGCGAGGCCGGACTTGCCTCCGGCGGTCTGCATCATCCGGCCAAACATGCCAGGCGGGGGCTGCTGTCCGCCGCCTCCACCCTGGCCACCACCGCCTCCGCCGCCCGAGCCACCAGAACCGGCACCGCCCGGGGGCTGGCCGCCGTTGAAAGTGGCTCCTCCCCCGTTGGTGCCTCGGGGCGGCTGCTGGCCGCCCAGCGGGCCTTGACCGCCGTTGTTACCCCACCACCCCAACGTGGGGAAGGCCCCGGCTCCGACGCCGCCCATCCCGCTGGCGGCCGTCATCCGGTTCATCTGGTGCAGTTGTGGCACCAGGCTGGACAGGCCCTGGTTCAGGTGATCGATCGTGCTCTTGAGGCTGTCGATCGAGGTCTGCAGATGGTTGGTGCCGAGCAGGCCACTGCCTGCTGTCGAGATCGGCTCATCCGCCATCGTCGGACCCCTTGCGCAGTTCGGTGTTCCGCCAGGCGAAGAAGGCGATCCAGTGCCTTCGTTCGCGCACGGTCAACCGGCGTATTTCGCGTAGGGTCCAAGCCGGGTGTAGTACGACTAGTTGTTCGAATTCGAATGCCGTGTCATGCCAGGTACAGATCTGGAAATAAGGCGACCGGTCCGATGCCGACCACGGTCGTTTCCCCACAGTCGTCATGCGTTACGGGCACCTCATTGTATCGAGCGCCCGGCATCCGGTTGTTCATCTCGCGGAGCAGCCGGGTGCGGTCCGGCAGCGACATGTCGCGGACCGTCGACTCGAATCCGGCGACCGGCATCTCCATGCCGTTGGCGTCGGTGATGGTCTCCACACATCGCTGGAGCAGGATCGTGTTGCGCTCAGCGTTGGTGGTGTTCTCCCTCTCCAGGTACGCGGCCTGGTCGTGTCCGTTGGGCAGCCGGACGCGGGCGCTGCGTCCGTTGCGGAGGGCAACGGTAAACGTGGCTTCGCTGCGGTCCTGCAGGGGCTTGATCGGCACGTCGTCGGTGTGCACGATCGCATCGAACAACTCGTCGCAACCTGCGCACTTGAGATTCGCCATCTCGATCTCGGGACCCCAGGTGACCTTCCGGATGGCCATCAGCAAGTAGTCGCGGTCTCCGACCAGCAACTTACCGACGGCATCGGAGTTGGCGGATTCGCCGTCGATCTTCTCAACCGCCAACTCCAACAGGGTGGCGATCCAGCGAGAGACCGGGCCACGCACCCTGGCGAGGGCTTCCTCGTCGGCTCCCGTGAGTTCGCGGACTTCGACCTTCTGGCCGGTGCCGGGAAGGGTGAACAGGTTGTCGGCCGGTGGTTCGAGTTGTGGTTTGGGCGCAGGCTCGGAGGCTGGCCCGTCAGCCAGGATGGCCGCGATCTGGGCGTTGGCCTGCTCGGGGTTCTCCATCGGGTCGACGCGCACGAAGTCTGACACGAGTTGTTCTCCAAGTTGGTGAACCCGGCGTGAGAGCTGAGGGAAGCAGTCCCACGCCGGGGCTGTGGTCGCAACCACGGTTTAGTCCTTGATCACGCTACCCAGGGCATTGGGCAGAGTGTGAGCTACAGCGAGGCCGCTCCGTAGGAGCCGTGGGCAACGAAGTCGAAGCCCTCGTGGGCCAGGGTCATCTGCTGGATCATGATCGCGTTGGCACCGGCGTCGAAGTCGCTGAACGCGACCGAGGTCGGCCACGCGTTGTAGACGGTGAACAGTGCCTTCACCGGCGTGGATCCCTTGGTGATCGGGTGGTCGAGCACCTTGATCTGAACGGTGGTGCGGAAGTCACCGGCTCCGGCAGGCCGAGTGCCGGTGCCCTGCATGACGGCGAACAGCTCCTTCATCCAGGACATGTTGGCGTTGCCTGCGGCACCTACCGCCACACCCTTGCTCAGCGTCAGCGGGCTGAAGTCCGACTGGCCGGGCATTTTCTGTGTGGTCGTGTTCATCCCGCCCTCGCGGTACGGGATCACCTCGGTGGTGATGGACAGGCCGGAGACGGACATGAAGCCCATGTGGACGTCGTACCCCAGCGACTGCTTGCCGTTGATCGTGACAACGAACTTGAAGTTGCGCAGAGGGTCCGTCGTCATGTGCGCGATCGACGACTTCGCGGGGATGGCAGCCATGGCTCAAAAGCTCCTTAGGCAGTGATCTCGGTGGTCGCGCCGCCGTCGAACTGGCCGATGCGGATGATGATGAACTCGGCCGGGCTGTTCAGCGCCACTCCGACCTCGACGTTGACGATCCCGGCGTTCTGCGAGGCGGGCTGGTTGTTCTCGGCGTCGCACTTGACGTAGAACGCGGTCTCCGGGATGGAGCCCTTGAGCAGCCCCGACTGCATCTGGGCGATCAGGTACTGCGTGACGACGACCTCGATCTGCTCCCACAGCGCCGCGTTGTTGGGCTCGAAGATCGCGAACGCGGTGATGTCCCGCAGCGCCTTGGACAGGCTGATCAGCGCCCGGCGGATGTTGACGTAGCGGTCCGGCATCCGGGTGTTCAGGGTGCGAGCGCCCATGATGCAGAAGCCCGCGCCGGTGACCTGCCGGATGACGTTGACACCCGCTTGGTTCAGGGTGTCGAGCTGGGTCTCGCTGAACCGGCTGTGCACGCCGAGCACGCCCTTGACGGCGGTGTCGAGCCCGGCCGGAGCCTTGTGCACACCCCGAGAGGTGTCAGTCAGGGCGTACTGCCCCACGACAGCGCCTCCAGGGGCCACCAGGCGCATCGCGCCGGGCACGGACGACGCCGGGTCGGCAAGGTACAACCAGGGCGCGTAGACGGCCGCGTACGACGTCTTGGGGACCGTACCGACGAAGGTGGTCATCGCGGTGGTGACCTCGGCCGCTGCGTCGGTGGCTGCGGGCTTGGGCCCGTCGACCACGACGAAGATGTTGGTGCGTCCGGCAGCCCAGTTGACGACGTCGGTGAGGGTGGTGCCGTTGCTGACGCCGGGGAGGTTCAGCGTGATGACGTTGTCCACCGCTTCGAGCTTCTTGGCGGCGGCCACCAGGTCAGGCGTGCCGGTGCCCTCGGTGCCGCCGGTCAAGGGAGCCTTGACTGCCGAGGCCGGGTTGCTGTTGGCGTCGACCCACGGCGACAGCGTGGCCAGCGTGACGTACTTCGAGCCGACCGTCAGCGAGTTCACGATCGTGACCGCGTTGCGCGAGTCGGCCGGGTCGAGGGTCAGGTCGACGAAGGTCTCGCGGGCCAGCAGGCCGCCGCCGGTTCCGGCCTCGATGGTGAGGTCGAAGCGGGACTCGTCGGTCGAGGGCTGCACGGTGACGTAGATGCGGGTCGGGCTGGTGGCGTCGCTGGCCCAGGAGCCGGGCGAGGACGCGGTGACCTTCAGCATCGGGATCGGCGTGACGGCCGTGGTGTCGTTGATCGTCAGTGAGGCCGCGACCGCGTTGGTGTTGATGCCTCGGACGATGTAGGCCAGGTGCCCGCCGTTGCTGAAGTACTGCCAGACGCCGTAGTGCAAGTCATCCGGGCTGGAGCGGATGTCACCGAACAGGGACTGGAACTGCGTCCAGGAGGTGACCAGAGTCGGCCCGACAGGCCCGCCGCGCGTCGAGGTGCCGACGAAGGCCGCGACGTAGTCGCCGGATCCTACCGCCGGGTCGGCGAGCGGCTGAAGGCTCTCCTCGATGAAGACGCCAGGCCGCTGGTACGTAGCCATGCAAGACTCCTAAGAAGTTGGTACTTAGGGTCCGAGTCATGGTCCGAGTCAGGATCCGAATTCGTACGAGTCCGCCAGAACGCGAAGATCGATGTTGACTTCTTCGACCGGCTTGAACAACTCGTAGACGTTTTGTACTGCATACAGGGGCAGTTCCGAATAGACCCTTACAGCGTAGTGGGTTCGGAACACTCTCTTGTCATTGTTGTCCTTGGCATCTTCCCGTTCCGGTCCGCCGATCAGGTCGAGTGAACGGACGGTGCCGTCCTCGGGTACCTCGACGTAGCCGAAGCGCGGAGGGATCCGGTCGATCGCCGCCAGCGCAGCCGTCAGCTCGGTCTGGTGCTGCTCGAACCGCGTGTGGACGACGACCTGGTAGTCGATGTTGTGCGGGATCGGCCAGTCCTGGGTGTAGAACGGCGACCGGCTGGGGTCGACCGAGGTCGCGCCGTCGGGGATGTAGGGCTGGCCGTCCCGGGCGGGAGTGTCGTTCGGCCACTCCTCCGGCACGTACGGCAGGTACGTGCTCCCCCGATGTTCCCGGTCGGCTGCCCTGTTGATGCCGCTGTGCGTGATCGAGATGGTCGGGTAGTCCATGTCGGCCAGCTCGTACGACGGCACAGTGAAACGCACCGCCACAGGTCGTCCCCCGGGCGGTGCGCTCGAATCTGTTACGAATAGGCCCGCGAACTTTGCCTTGATGGCGGCGTCCTCATTCAGGAGCCACGGCACACAACCATTGTCGGCGAGCTGGGCGTTGAGTTGTCAGTCCTGCTAGCGCTCCTGCAGCGCCTTGTTGTGCTTCTCGATCCGCTCGGTGTGCATCATCGCGATCAGCATCAGCGGGATCCAGGTGACCAGGCCGAAGATGACGAGCATGATCCAGAAGTAGTCGTCGGCGGTGTAGGTGTTGCCGTACCAGATGACGAAGCCCAGGAAGTGCAGCACAGCGGCGGCCAGGATGTAGCGGCCCCAGACCGGGTACTTCCAGCCCCTCGGGACCAGGCCCTGCGCCTCCGCCTCCCGCCGGTTGTACGACCGCGCGGCCAGGAAGACCGCCGTACCGACGGCCGCGATGGTGGCCGGGTTCGGGCCGTGGTCCTGGTGCTGTGGCGCGTGCTGGTGCGACACGGCGTTGAGCCGGTCGAAGTCGCTGTTGAAGTCCCCCATGATCCTGCGCTCCCCTAAGTTGTGGTGGTGGAACAACTATACGTTCCCGGAACGCGTTCCGGAAGGGGTTCAGAGGTCCAGAAATTGTGGATCCAGGATGTACTCGTCGGGCTTGAGCTGGGCCCCTTCGAGGCTGACCATGAAGTCGGTGGAGGAGATCTGGCCGGTGACGTGAATCTGGGTCACACGGAAGGCCTTGCCGTCGTACACGACCCGGTCCTTGAGGTAGTTCTGGCTGCGGACGTCGGCCTCGGTCAGGCCGGTGCGCAGGAACTGGGAGTAGGACATCGTCGCGTAGAGGTCGTCGACGAAGTAGAAGCCGGTCTCGGTGTCCTGGTTGCCGCCCTCGTTGTGGGTAGCGTGCAGGACCGGGATCTCGACCGGCGGGTGGAATGCCAGGCCGGTGCCAGTCGGCTCGTCGTAGACCGCGTGCATCTCCGACTCCTCGGCCCAGTAGCGGTAGTAGCTGATCGAGTCCTCGATCTCGGCGTTCTGGTAGCCGCGCAGGGCCGCGTCGATCTGCTGCTGCTCGCGCTTGCGGTCGAACCGGCCGCCCTCCTTCCAGTCCAACCGGCTCATCGCGGATCTTTCAGGATCGGGTGCTTGCACAGGCGGCACTCGACCAGGTTGGGAAGCGCCCGGCGAGCCGTGTCAGTGTGATCGGTGCTGATGCAGCAGCACTCGGTGCACAGTCCCTGCCGGTGGCAGACCTTGCAGGCCATCAGAACAGCCCCCTGTCAGCCGGGCTGGCCGGTCCGTCGGGGTCGGACTCGCGGGTGTCGATCTCGGGCAGGACCCGGATCGGCATGGTGGCGTCGTCGTACTCGCGCGCCACGTAGACCGGGACCAGGCGGCCGGTGGTCTTGGAGATGCGGCGCAGGGTGGACATCTCGATGCGGAAGAGGCCGACGTTGAGCTGAGCGCACAGCGTCTTGTACTTCTCGGTCAGCAGGTTGATCTGGCTGACGATCTGGCCGTAGCGCTGCGATCGAGGAACGAAGGTGCCCTCTGAGGTGTGCACGTCGATGTCCGTGCTCGCGTCAGTCGACAGCGCCCACAGCGCCTCGGTGGCGGCCAGCAGGGCCACCAGCACTTCCTCGATCTCGGGCAAGTTCTCCAGCGTCACCGCGTAGTGGGCATACTTGATGAACCCGTTTTCGTCCCGGTACCGGATGGTGTCGCTTGCCCCGTTGGTGTGCTGGAGAAGCGCCTCGTGCAGGAACTCCTTGATCTCGTCGTCGGTGAACAGACTAAAGCTGTTGCCCTCGACAACGAGCTGCCAGTCCTTGGCGAGCGCGGTGTCGAGCGTGATCAGGCCCTGGGCCAGGTCGAGGGTGTAGTCGTCGGCCGTGAGATCAGTGATGGCCAGGGTGGTGGGATTGACCGTGAAGGCCTTGAGCCCGGTGGCGGAGACGTTGTTGGCGGGCAAGTCGAAGGTCTTCTGGGTGCCGGTGCCTCGGAACTGGCCCCGGAACGACATGGGGTTGTCGCCCAGCTCCAACCGGATCCGGGAGATCAACGCGGCTTCGGTGGCCACTGCTCGTCCCCGCTCGCTATTGGATGGTGAGAGCGCCCGCTGCGACGAAGATCGGCTTGTTGGCCTTGGCAAGCACCGGTTCCAGGAGCTGCCACAGGTACAGGACGGTCCCCGACGTACCGGACGATGAGTCGGTCAGGAAGGCGTAGGTCGCCTCGGTGTCCATGTCGGCGGTCACCGGCCCGAACTGGACGCTGGCACTGTTCGTCGTCGAGATCGGCGTACCGGTGGGAGCCGCCCAGGTGACCTGGACCCGGGCGTACCCAGCCGTGGTCACCTCCGCCAGCGTGGCGAGGGTCACCGGCTCGTCCGGGATGGCGATGGCCAGGCCGAGGTAGGCGTTCCGGGGCGCGGTGTAGGCGACCGCTCGTCCGGTCAGGAAGTCGAGCAGCATCCCCTTGGAAGCGTCGGTGGTGTTGCCTGGCATCGCATCAGCCCTTGGTCGTCAGGTGGATCTAGTGGTAGACGACGCCCTTCTCGTCCAGGTGCTTGTAGATCCAGCGAGGTGCGCGGTACTGCTGACCCTCGACGAAGTCGAAGTGGTTGCCTGCGCCGATGGTCACCTGCTCCATCGTGGTGTTGACCCGGAAGTTGACCAGGTCGTCCTCGACGGTGATCGGAGAGACCTCAACGTCGCCGACGCTTTCGACCTCGGGTTCGGGCCTCGGTTCGGTCAGGTCGATGACCTCGTCCTTGCCCGCCTCGATGGACGCGGTCGCCATGGACATCTGGGCTGCCCGCTCCTCGATCTCCTTCGCGTGCTCGGCGGTGTTCTTCTCCTTGACCTTCCCGGTGAAGTCGCCGTGGCGAGCCTGGCTCCGAGGCATCTGGATTCTCCTTGTCAGTCACGAAAAGTTGTCCAAGGCAAACACAGGAGCGCCGGTGTGGAGCGACGCTCCTGTGTGCCCACGTACGCGCGAGGGGTCAGTTGGTCTCGGTGATCACGACGGACTGGTCGGTGATGAGGCCCAGGCCCCAGATCGCGTACCAGGCCAGGGCGTGCTCGCGGCCGAAGTCGAGGATGCCGCCGTCGCGCAGCTCGACCGGCAGGGAGATCGCGTGGCCGAACGCGTTGTCGCCGATGGTCATGGCCTGGTAGACGTCGGCACCGCCGCCGCCAGCACCCGCGAGACGGTTCACCTGCGTGGTTTCGATGAACACCACGTCGTTCAGGCGGCCGATCTCACCGATCATGAAGTTGCCCGGAGCCGCGTACTTCGTGACCTCGATGAACTCGGGGTCGTCACGCAGCCGACGGCTCTGGTGCGGGTGGACGAACGACACGTAGGTCTCGCCGAGGCGCGGAACGTTCTTGGTCGCCAGGGTCTCTACGGTGTCCTTGACCAGCGCGGCGGTGTAGTCGAAGCCGCCGTTCAGGGCCGCGCGGTTCGCCGCAGCGGTGCCCCGGTCGTAGGGGGAGATCGACGTCATCGGCGAGACCGGCGCGGACAGCTTGTTGTAGCCGTACAGCACGCTCGTTGCCAGCAGCAACGTGTCCCGGCAGGAGACGTCGAGGTAGGTCGCCATGTTGCGGCCCAGGAGCCGCGAGGCCGACGCCATCACGTCGTCGAAGGAGGCGTTGAGCAACAGCTCGGACACGGCCACCGCGTACCCGTGCTCGACCACGGTGATCGAGAACTGGCTCGCGGTCAGCGCGTTGGTCTGCATGCGGACACCTTCGACGAGGGCCGAGGCCGCGCCGAGGTTGTTGTACCGCATGAAGTTGATCGTGAGTCCGGGCTGTACGCCCAGCTCCGTCTTCTTGACCGCGAACTGCTCGAACCGAAGGATCGGCATCGACTGGAACAGGATTTCCTTGCTCCAGATGGTCTGGACGGCCGGGGTGAGCATCGAGTTCGCGCCCGCGTACGCGGTCGGCGACGCACTGAGTACCCCAGTACCCGTGATTGCGTTGGCCATTGTGGCTTTCCCTTGTCTCCGGATCAGGTCATGTCAATGACGGTCGTTGCCTCCGGCCCGGGGGTCTGTTAGCCGAACAGCCCTCTGCCTTGAGACCCGCCGATGCCCATCTGCTGACGGAACTTCGCGTACTGCTCGAAGTTCATGTTCGCGATGTCCTCGGCGCTGTACTGCTTGCCGCCCGGGTTGTCGGTGTCCGGCCCCACTGCTGGGAACGACGCCGACGACACCCCCCGCTGGGAAGCACGGGCCTGCTGCGCGTACGACTGGATGGTCTGAACAAGCTGCTCGGACTTCTCCTTCATCCGCGTGATGCTGGCCTCAAGCTCCTCGGGAGTGTTGCCCGAGACGAGGTCGATCAACTCCGGCGCGATCTCGTCGCGCACCGCGTTCAGTCGCTCGGTCCGGAACTCCTGGAACGCGTGGTACTCACGTTCCTTCGCCGCCAGGGCGCGCTCCTGCTCGCGTTCGGTGTTGAGGGTGTTGAAACGCTCCTCCCACGACTTGTTCGACTGCTCGAACTTCTTGTTCCACTCGGCTTCACGGGACTCCAGCAACTGCCGGGCGTCCATGTCCGCTTCCGCCTTCTTCTTGGCGGCTGCTTCCTCGGCTGCCCGTGCTTCCTGTGCCTTCTTCGCCCGTTCGGCCTCTGCGGTCTCGAACTCGGTCAGTCGCTGCTTGGTCTTCTCCAGCTCGCCGTAGACCTTGGCCTTCTCGTCCTCGCGGATCTTGTGGACCTCGGCTTCGGTGAACGTCCTCGGCTGCGGCTGTTCGGTCTTCTGCTGGCGCTCGGGAGTCGTTGCCGTCTCCTGTGTGCCCTGCTCGAAGCCGTCCTTCGCGACGTCAGACTGGGTGACCTGGCCGGTCTTGGTAGGTGCGTCTGCCATTGACATGACTCCTTGGTCAGGGGGTTGTCCGAGTAAGCCACGAGTTGGTGTTTCAGGACTGTGGTGAGGTCTGTCGGCTCGGGAGCTTGGTCCCGTAGGCCTTTGTCACCAGGTCCACCATCGACTGGTTCATCTCTTGTTCGGTCATCGCCGCGAAGTCCATCGGGGGTTTGACCATCGGCTCTGGTTGCTCAGAGCCACTGTCTTCATTATTGGACCCCCCTGGCGGAGGTTGTGAATTGCCGTCCGCCGGGAGCATTCCAGTTAGTGCAAAGATCGCCTGCTGGATCCGCGCGTTCACCAGGTCGAGGGCTCCCTGGTCCTTTGCGTCCTGCAGCAGCTCCTCGAAGATCTCCTGCATCTTCTCGTCGGGGAACTCCGCGCCCAGCTCGGCCAGCGCGCCGCGCTTGGACTCCAGGCCCATGCCCATCTTGACCTGCAGCTCTTGCAGCTTGATCAGGGCGTCGACTGGCAGCGGCGGCGGCCAGTGGATGATCGTCTCGAACGTGACCGGGTCGGCCGGGTCGAGGATCGGCGGCTGTCCCTCGTCGGTCATGATGCCGTCGGAGGACGGGTCGTAGGCCAGCGTCTCCGGCGTGAAGGTGAAGAGGGTTTTGAGGATCAGGTAGTTGATTTCCTTGAAGCCGATGGAGTAGGTCAACTTCTTCATCGCGTACCGCTGCATCATCGGCTGGTACATGATGCTCAGGGCAACGCCCGAGGTGTTACTGATCGGCTGCATCTGACCGAGCGCGGACTCCGGCACGCCGGTGATCTCGTGCATCCCACGCTTCAGCCGGTCCAGGTACTCCAGCGCGGCCGGGATCGCGGCGGTGCCACCTTCGAGGTTGAACACCTGCACGTCCTTGGCCGGGATCGCCCAGACCTTCTTGGCCCCCTTCTCCAGGTTGGAGGCCTTCGCGCCGGTGATGACGGTCACCGGGGACGCGTGGTAGTTGATGATGTCCGAGATGTCGGTGGCCTTCTCGTTGTACTCCCGGTTGAGCATGGTGATGTCGGCGATGTCTGCCGCACCCCACGGGGAGCCAGCGATCCGGATGTTCGGGATGTGCACGACGGGGATGATCCCGAGCGGATTCGGCCGCTGGTCCAACAACTCGTCGTTGATGTACTCCTCGATCCACTCGTCAGTCAGGATCTCGGTGTAGGTGTAGACCTGCCGGGTGCCCTCCTGCGAGGTGCCCCAGAACTTGTACTTCAGCTTCAGCCGCAGCAGCCGGTCAGGGTCGTGCGGGTGCCACTCCGGGAAGACGTGCGCGGCCTTCAGGGGAAGGATCCTGACCCGGCCGGGGTGCACGGCCCCGATGGAGTCCTCCCACGGGGGTTCCCAGGCGACCTTGACGAAGCAGTCGCCGGACACGCCGCCCTCCTGGCCCATCTGCCAGAGGAGGACTTCCTTGTCGTTGTCGGTTTCCCAGACCCGCTTCAGCAGAGTGGGGACGATGTGGCTGGTCATCTCCGGCGACTTCATCTGCACTCCACGCCCGAACGTGAAGTTGTTGATGTAGTCGGCGAAGGCCTTCACGTAGTTGAAGGTGAGCTGGCTCTCGCCCGCCTCGCGCCGGTACGCCCAGTGGTGGCCCAGATAGAAGGCCCAGTTCTGGGCGTACCGGTTCAGCCGGGGGCCATGGACCTCGAACTCCTCGTCGGCCAGCTCGACCAGGCCCAGTGGCGAGATCTGCATCGCCAGATCGGAACCGGCGGCTCGCATCGACGGGGACGCGAACGAAATGCTCATGCGCCCCTCTCAACTCTTTGCTCGCGGCAACGTCCGGCGCGTCGGATTGGTCAGGATGCGTGGTGCCCTACGCGGCGATGAACTGCAACGTCACGTCGAGGTCGGCACCGGCCACCGTCGACCCGATCTGGTCGATCTCCAGGGTGAAGGTGTCCCCGGCGGCGAACTTGGTGACGTCGGGCCGCGCACTCACCGCAGACTCGGTCGTGCTGACCGCGATGCTCGGCCGGTTGGCCTGGGTGGTGAAGATCGTCGTGCCTTCCTTGTGCACGTCGATCAGCAGCGCCGCGCCGGTCGGGGCGGTGCCCACGACTGCGACCACGTTGACGATCTCGCCCGAGAAGGGGGCGATCCAGCGGTCCTTGATGCCGGTGGTGAGGGTGCCGGAGGCTTCCAGCTTCAGGACAGAGCGGACATCAGCCATTGCAGTTCAGTTCCTCTTCGTCAGGGTGTCGTCTGGCGACGATCGTGGATCAGGCTGGCGGCTCGCGCAGCCTCGACTGGGTCCGGCGAGCCGGGGTTCCTCCGCGTCACCGGCACCAGGGAGGACTTCAGCACCATGCCGTGGAACTCGCCGGTGTCGGCGTTCTCGATGTACCGGAACGGGCCGGAGACACGGCCGACGCCGGACTGGTCCGACAGGACGACATGCGTGCCCGCAGGCGGTAGGTCGGCGCGAGGGCTCATGGCGTCCATACCGGTCGGCTGGAAGGCATAGCGTCGCTTGTTGCCCATGGCGACGACCTCAGTCCTGGACGCTGGCCGGGTTGATTCGCTGGTAGCGTCCGCCGGACCGGTTCACCTGCTCGTACTTCAGCTCCGCGTAGGAGTTGAAGGAGCCGTGCGCGTACTCACCCAGGAAGGTCGGGGCCTCCACCCAGGCAGCGGATCCGACGTGCGCCCGCTCTGCCATCGTCTCCTCGGGGAACTTCTCGTAGACGTTGGCGTTGTGGTTCGGGCGGCCTGGCGCGGTGATGTAGCCCTGCATGACGCCCTTGGTGAACTCGTTCGGGACGTCGGTGTCGGTGGCTACGCCCTCTTCGAACCGAAGCGGGCCGCGACGAGCCAGGTTCTGGCCGACCTTGGCCTCGTAGTTGTAGTCACCCTGCTCCGGGAAGCGGGGCGTCGGTGCGAGAGTCATCACTGCCTCATTTCGCATGGAACACGAGAAGATGCTTCAAGCATAGAATTCCCGTGCACACAGCTTGGAATAGCAACTATTGCGGTAGTTGTTCGTTTAGCCGATTGGAATTCCCCAGCCCTGGAAGGCGGCCGTCGGCGTGGTGACCGGCGTGTTCATGTCGGCCGTGATCGCAGCCGCATCGAGCACCGTGTCGTAGACCCGAACGTCGTCGATCACTGCTGCGGTGGATGCGTTGTCGAAGACGCGGATGTCCGTCGCGGTCGATACCGCAAAGGCCATCGAGACCGTCGATCCGACCTGGGTGCCATCGACGTACGCCTTCAGGGAGGTGCCGTCATGCGTCGCCGCATAGTGATGCCAGTTCGCGGCGTCGGCGGTGAGGTTCACCTCGAAGACCGCGTTGGAGGAGTTCTTGGCACGAAACCGGAAGGTGCCGTTCAGCATCAGCCAGCCGAAGACGCCGGTGTCTTCGGTGCTGCGGTAGTACTCCATGGTCCACGAGGGGTTCGCACCCGGCTGCTTGCCCCAGAACTCGACCGTCCGGGATGTGGTGTTCAGACCGGTGATCGGCGCGAGCTGGATGGCGGCCGACGACTGTGTGAGCCCCTTGGACGAGGACACCGTGCCGCCGTAGGTGTAGCCGGATCCGGCGGCCGTCCGGACCGTCCCGGCGGAGAGTGCGAAGTCGTGGCCGTTGCCCGAGCGGTCGAGAACGTTGCCGCTGGCCTCTTCGAAGTTCCACGCGAGCAGCAGGCTCATGACGTTCTGCGGAGCCGGATCAGCACGGTCAGGTCCGCGCCCGCGACCGTGCTCCCGATCTGGTCGATGTCGACGCTGATGTAGTCGTTGGCGGCGAAGGTGGTGACGGCCGGATTGTTGCCGGTGGCACTGGTCGTCGAGACCGCGATGGTCGGTCGGGCCGACTGAGTCGTGAAGATCGTCGTGCCGTTCTTGTTCACGTCCACGATCACGGCCGCGCCGGTCGGGGCCGTGCCTACCGAGATGTAGCAGGTCTCGAACGTGTAGTTGCCGGACAGGTAGGCCTTGAAGGTGCCGGTGCGTACGGTGAGAGTCCCCCCAGCGGAGAACGGGTAGACCTCAACCGAGTAGGTGAGCAGCCGCTCGACTCCGCCGCTGTCCAGGTCGTACCAGCCGGTCGACTTGGGGTAGAGCAGCCGGAATCCGGACGCCGGAGTCGAGGGGGTCGACTGCTCCGGAGCCCGGATCCCGGTGCGCAGGATGACCGGCATTAGCCGTGCACCACGACCCGGTACTGTGCGGCCGTCGGGGCACTGCCCCAGTCGACGATCACGGTTCCGGACCCCTTCGAGACGTCGGGGTATACCTGGTTGTTGCCCTCCCAGACCGACACGGTGACGTCGTTGGTGCCGAGGCCGTGGGTGAAAGTCTGCGGGTTGGTGGTGACCACGCAGTCGGCGGCGTACTTGCGCACGACCACGGCAGCGTCGACCGAGACGGAGTCGGCGGCCACGGACAGACCGTTGCCCGGGACAACGTCGAAGGTGCTGCCGGTCAGGGTCAGGCCGTTGCCCGCGACGTACGGCGAGCTGCCCGCGCCGACCTGGGCGAAGACGATGTTCGAGCTGCCGACGGTGGGGTTGTCGGTGGTCTGGGTCCAGACGGTGTCGGCTCCTGCGGTTCCGCGCTGCACGGTGACGGTCGCGCCGTCCAGCTCGGCCGAGCTGTCGGCGTCCACGGCCCGGGTGGGTGCGCCGGAGGCGTTGACGGTGTAGATGCCGTTTTCGGTCTGGGTGGTCTGGTTCTTGATCAGGATCCGGTCGCCGGTGGACAGGCTGACACCGTCGATGGTCTGGCCGTTGGCGTAGGCCGACGCCAGGGTGCCGTTGGTGGTCGTGGCGACCTTGACTGCGGTCTTCCAGGACAGGCCCCGAACCGCAGCGTCCATCTGCTGCTTGGTGACCAGGTCGGTGTTCGCCGAGGCGTCGGCGGCGTTGACGGCGCGCTGACCGTTGAGGTCCACGCCCTTGAGGAACTTCACAGCCATGAGCGCTGCCTCCGATCAGATGATGTGCGCTTCGCCGGTGGTCGGCGAGGGGAAGGTGATGACGACTTGGGTGGCGTCGATCTGGGTGTCGGTGAAGACCTCTTCGCCGCCGATGAGGATCTGGACGTTGTGTGGCACCCGGCCAAGGCCGTGGGTGATGGTCCAGGTGGCTGCCGGGGTCGACTGAGTGTGCACGTAGGCCGCGCCGCTTCCGGCCTGGCCGGGCGGGCCCTTGAGTGATCCGCTGAGAGTCCAGGCCACAAGATCACTCCAGGGTGTAGAGGTCGCCGGTCAGGATGTCGAGGTAGGTGTCGCCGAGCACTGCCCCCTCGATGATGTCGGGCGGCGGGCCCTCGCCGGTGAACAGCTCCCCCGCGTTCTCCGGGTTGAGTTCCGGGGTGTCCGGCGTGACCTTCTCCAGCTCCGTCAGATCGGCCTCAGCGGTGTTTCTGGGCAGGATGACGTCGTAGGCCTGCCGTGATGCCCCGACGGCCTCTCGGACGCTCCAGATGACGTCCTGCGGTACGGCGTACACGACGGCGTCGACCAGCCGTCCGTCGCGGACCTCGGCGCGCATCGGCGGGAGCAGGACCTGGGTGTCGGCGATGAGGATGCGTGGGATGCTCGGCCGGAGGGTGACGGTGCCGTAGTAGCCCTTCCCGCTGGCCGACAGGTAGGTGCCGGTGATGACGCACCGGGTCACGCCCATGGGCAGCTCGGGGACGTTCAGCGGCGGGTTGGTGTAGACCGGGTGCTGGATGGTCCAGCCCGGTGAGTTCCACGCGTCGAAGCCGGTCGTCACTGCCCGAGCCCTTGCAGGAAGTGCCGCTTCCGTGCGTCGGCCGTTGCCCTGCGCAACTCGGTCGGCGTGCTGCGGGCGGTGGTGAACTGGCGGGACTGCATGTGGGCCGGAAGGATGCCGATCTTCTGGTCGACAAAGTCGCCGGTGGCGTGCAGGCCCGCGTTCTGGCCGCGCGTCTCGGTGGCAAGGGCCTGGCGAGCGAGGGGGCTGAACATCGAGGCGTGCTTCTGGTAGGCGGCCTCCTCGCCGTGGATGTCGACGCCCCGGCCGCTGCCGAGGTGGCCGTAGAGGTCGTGGACGGCGCGGAACATGTCGTTCTCGTCGTTGGAGAAGACCGCGTGCCCGCCGGTGGCGCGGGTCGACAGCACCTTGAGCCGGTTGTTCGCCTCGACGTCGCGCTTGGCGTTGCGGATGATGCCGTAGACGCCGTCCTCCTGGTACGGGTCCTCGTCGGTGACCTCGACGTGGAGCCCGAGCCCGCCGCGCGACGCGGGCTTGGTCATGTGCTCGAACTGCTGGCCGACCTCGTGCCGCATCGCGTGGAAGGCCGGGAGGGCCTTCGGGTCGAAGTCGGGCAGCTTGTCGTAGGCGCGGGCGATCTGGCGGGAGGCGGTTCGGGGCATGACGATGCCGCTGTAGTCAGTACTTCGCGGCCGAGCGATGCCGTGCTCAGTGCGGTACTGCGCGGCACTGTGCTGGATCTCGGACATCCGGCCCATACCCGACAGGAATTCGATGCGACGCGCCATACATCAATCGTCGAGTGCCGGAACTGCGAAATGTGAACCGCGATGGCCGGTTTATCAACTATAGAAGGGGTTGTTGCTGACCTCGACCTCGGGCGCGGTGAATTCGTGGGTGAGAACGCAGGCCATCGCGAGGGAGTCTGCGTAGTCGTCGTGGGCGTCGTTGGCCTTGGGGGCCTGGGCCATTACGTAGGGGCCCTCGAAGGCGGTCTCCAGGTCCTCCATCTGGGTCCGGAACCGCTTGTAGGTCTTGAGCCGCCGGGTCTTGGAGTGGGCTGGCCAGCCGATCAGACCCCGGTCCACCAACTCCTTCAGGTGCTTCCACCGCTTCGACTGCTCCGGCCGCTGCGAGGACAGGGCCTCGATCTTCACCCGGGGCATCATGACCTGCAGCCGGGAGATCACCACGTCGCCGAGCCCGCCACTGTCCACGCCGATGGCGAAGATGTTGTAGTTGGCAAGGAACTCGTGCATCCGGTGGAACTGCTCCTCCCAGCCGAGCCCGGTCAGGTCCAGCCAGTTCAGCACCCGGTGTTCGTAGTAGCCGAACTCGTCGGTGTAGTCCCAGTTCACCCAGACCACGGTGACGACCGTGGAGTCCTTCTTGCGGGCGGGATCGATGCCCACGACAACGGGTGACTTGTGCCAGGCCGCCACGGTCTGCATGGACACATCACCCAGCTCGTCCAGCCGCTCCGAGGTCGTGAACATACCCTGGTTCAGCAACCAGTGCAGGCGGTACGACAACCGGAACTCGTCGGAGTCCTCGCCGACGCGAAGCATCTCCTTCTTCACGAATCTCTCGTAGTTCTTGTTCCACTTGGCCACCTCCTTCCAGTCGGCCTGGAAGTGGTTGACCCTCATGCCTCGCTTGGTGGCGACCCGCTGGTTGATCCGGATCGTCTTGTAGAACACGCCCTTGTGGAACGACGGGGTGCCGATCATCACCATGGTCGCGTTGGTGGAGGCACCCATCGGCGCGATCGACTTGTTGACCACACGCTCGTCGGCGTCCTGACACTCGTCGATGATCATCAGGTGGTAGGTACGGCCCTCGATGCTGGCCCGGGGGTGGGCGGTCTGTCGCCGGATGAAGGAGCCGTTGCGCTTCAACACGATGTGGCCGCCGCCGCGACCCTTGCCGACCTCGTCGTCGATGTCCGGGTCGGCCAGGAACGCGGTGGCGTGCTCGCTGGTGAGCCGGGCCACGATCCGGCCGAAGATGATGTCGGTCTGCTCGTCGGTCGGCGCGAACACGCCCACCCAGACGCCCTCGGCGTACTTGTCCAGCAGCTCAGGGAACACCTTGGACAGGATCGGGAGCATCACCATGGCTGCGGCCACGACGTTGGCGACGGTTTCGGACTTGCCGGACTGCCGGGAGAACAGCGCGGTGACGGTCGCGCCGTCGTTGATGATCAGCGACTCCAGCAGCCTGCGGGCGAACGGCTTCTGGTACCCGTACAGCGGGTGGCCGGACAGCTCGTCGACCACGAGCAGCAGCCGGTCGAGGATCTTGTCGACGGTGCGCTGGCTGATCTCGTCGAGCTGGAAGTCCTCGGCGAGCCGGGCTTGGCGCTCCTCGTCGGACTCCTCCAGCAACGCCAGGACTTCATCGTCAACGACGATGTCATCTTGAACCGTTGCCTCGGACACTGCCACGAATCCTCGTACGAATCTGGGGTGGGGTTACCTACGAGGGTATGCAAAAAGCCCCATCTCCTTAGAAGATGAGGCTTCCGGCAGTGGCTTGGTAGTTGTTACTTCCGGCGACCTGCCTGGAGGTAGTCGACCTCGTTGCTCGTGGCAAGGATCTGCTGGGCGCGGGTGCGGTGGAGGCCGAAGACGTTGGCGATCTGACTGTGGCTCATTCCCTGCTCGGCCATGAAGCAGATGAAGCGGTCGCGGGCGGCGTTCTCCAGGCTGTCCAACTGCTCCTTGTGCCAGCACAGCTCGTCGCAGTGGACGTAGGACTTCTCCTCGTGGGTGACCCCGAGCTTCCGGCCGCAGCCGTAGCAGTGGACCGCGATGATCTCGACGGTCTCGGGGTCCGGTTGCGGGAAGCGCCTCATGACCGGGTCCTGGCGGCGACTTCGATCCCCGCCGACTTGAGCCCGGAGATCACCTTGGCGCGGTGCTTCGCATCGAACAGGTACCCCCGGCCGTAGATTCCGGTCGACGGGATGTAGTCGGCGACCTCGACCTGAGCTGGCCAGTCGGGGTGCTCCGGCCAGGTGACGACGGAGACGCGTATCTCGCGATCGTCCGCATCCGGGATTTCCAGCAGGACGGTTCGTTCGGGCGCAGCGGGCACGGGGCCGCCTCCTCAGGTCGTGGGCACAGCTACCAGGCGACCCAGTTTAGCGATCCTGCGAGCGATGTGTCTACTTGGGTGGCATCTGCCGCTCGGCCAGCGTGTCGATCACGCCCTGCAGCGCGGAGACGGCTTCACGGGCCTCCTGGAGGAGTTCTGGCTCGTGGCTGCGCTGGTACTCACGAAGGGTGCGGGCGATTCCGGACCCGGCGACGTCGGCCCAGTCGAGGAGTTCGGCCTCAGACAGCCGTGAGACGCGCTTGGTGACCTTCTCCCGGACGTTGTCGGTCGGGTAGGTGGGTTTGGACCTCAGCAGGCTCACGATGCCTCTCCCCGGTCCAGGCCGAACGCGGTGACGACGCGCCACTCGGCGTCGAGGTCCTGGCCCTGGTCGACCAGGTTGTCGCGGATCTCGTCCAGGTCGACGACCCGGGCCGACAGCGCCTGCCGGAGGGCGGCCTCTTCCTCCAGGCCGGAGTCACGCCACCAGCCGAGCACCAGGGCGGTCTTGAAGGGCTTGAGCCGTATCAAGATACAGCGGGGGCAGACCCGGAACGGCGGCTCGATCTCGAAGGTCGGCGCGGTCCAGATCCACCCGGCTTCGGACGTCACTTTGATGGTCAGCCCGAACAGCCGACCGAGGTCCTTACTGGCGGGCATCAGGACCAGGGCTCCCGCCAGTAGTCCTTGAAGTTCAGCACGCGGTTGATGAACCTGCCGGGGCTCTTCACGCGCTTGAAGTTGTTCCACTCCCGAGGGCTCACGTCGGCATAGCCGTAGACCGCGCCGTCGCGGAACCGGATCCGCAGCACCCGCTCTTCCCGGCTGTACCCGGCGGCCACTGTCCGGGGCCGGGGTGGGTTGATGGATGGGGTCGGCTGGTAGGGCAGCAGGATCGTGTCGTCGCCGAGCTTGGCCTCCTGGATGGCCAGCGCGGTGTCATAGGTCATCCGGTGGGCGGCCTCGGCGCGAGCCGGTTCCTGCGACGCCGCCGAGACCTGCTTGGCGATCGGCGACCGGCCGCGCCCGGCGATCTTCTTGCGCGCCTGCTGACCGGCCTGCTGCAGCTCGGTCGGCGGGCCGCTGGGACCCCAGTCGAGCGGCAGCTCCTGCTGGCCGGTCGACACCACGCGTCGCCGTCTCCTAGGGGGCATGCCTCTCCTTCACCGGGTGAACCCCGGTCCCAGGTGGTTGCACAGCCCAGGGACCGGGGTCGTCATCACTTCTTGGCAGCGGCGCGCTTGTTCACCGCGACCGGGTTGGTGCCGGTACCCGTCTCGACCTCGTCGTCGCGGTCGGCCAGCACCTCGGCCAGCGGCGTGCCGGAGTCGTCGACCAGCACACCCTCGTCGACCGTGGCACCCTCGACGTTCTGGAAGTGCGCCAGGTAGCTCTGCAGGTCGACGCCCTGCTCGCGCATCACCTCGGGGCGCGGGAGCTGGTCCTTGGTGAAGGTCACCGGGTTCAGGTCCTCGTCCGGCTCCGGCCGGGAGTCGGCCTGCACGGTCCATCCCAGGTCGTAGTCCTTGGAGTCCAGAGTCCGGACCCGCTGCGGCCGGATCTCGTACTTGTCGTTGGCAGCCTTGGCCGAGCCGGTCGACTCGGCAGTCTTGGTAGTCGTCTTGGCGTCAGCCACGGTCGTTCGGTCCTCTCGGATCACCCTGCTGGACTGTCCAGCCCGGGTCGATGATCTCGCCCATCTCGTCCTCGGTACGGTCGTGTGGGCAGTCAGGGCCTCGGAAGACCTCTTGACCGTCCAGGAAGACGCACCGGGACACGTACATCTACTGGTCCTTGTCCCAGCCCGGCGGAATGCAGGCCTCGCAGAGGTGCAGCTCCTGGAAGTTCTTGCCGTCGGTCACCAGAACCGCCTCACGGTCCGGGTGGTTGTCGCAGGCAACAGCCTTCTTGCTGCTGGCCTTCTTGGAATCCTCAGCGCTCTGCGGGCTCACCGGACTCTCCATGGGAAGTGGTTCCGAATGGTGGTTCCCATGGTACCGAGATACTGCCTCGGGTTAGGGGTTCAGGAACGCCGTTGCCATGGGTACGCGCCACCCCACGGCCAGCCGCCGAGGATGAAGTGCGCCGCCAGGAAGGCGAGACCGAGCGCGGTGACGTCGAGGTCTCCGAGGGCGACGTTGAAGGTCGCGAGGACGAAGCAGATCAGCGCGATGATCGCGAGCATGAGCGGAACCCCTTTCATGGGCACTGCTTCCAGTCTGGTGCCCGCGAGGGGTGGGGTTATACAAAGCAGTGCCCGGCAAGCGTCAGAGGGGGGTCACTGGCTGCTGGCCGGGCACTGCGGTCTTGAGTTGTTACGCGTGGGCCTCGTTGTAGGCCTGCACGATCTCCTTCTTCAGGGATCCGGTCGGCGCGACGTCATAGCCGTTGTTCTGCGCCCAAATCCGCATGTCGGTCTGCGTCGGGGCTCCACTCAACGCCAGTAGAGCCTTCTTGATCGCCTTGCTGACCGGTGTGGAACCGGCCTGACTGGAGATCGCGATGAACGGTGCCAACGCTTCCTGCAGCGCCAGCCTGTGCTTCGAGCACAGATCCGCGTCGTAGACGTCCTCTCCCAGTGCGAACACCGTCGGCAGGTCGTCGGGAATCCGAACCCCGCAGTCCACGTACTTGCGCTTCTCTTGGATCTTGAAGTCGCATCGTCGAGTCACTTCTTCAGACATCTCTCGGCCCTCTCCTGACCCCCTAAGGCCGCACCTCGCTCTAGCGCGGTCTAACAAGTAGGGATGGCTGAGAGTCTGGCGGAACTAACAACTAGAGTCAAGTTTCTCAAACGTGATCCGTAACAGGTTCTCGGAACCGAACTCCCGTAAGCCCTTCAGTGTCAGTTTCCAGCCGGGCTCACCCGAAGGCCTGATGATCTCCATCACCAAACCCTCCTTGAGCATCCGCTGAAGCTCTCGGCCGAACTCGTAGTCGAGAGCTTCTTCCGGCGTGAGTGGTGTGTCTCCACGAAACAGCATTCTGAATCACTTATGCTCCGTAGCAGTTGATGGGATTCGCGTAGGGGGACCTACACGAACCGCACCTTGCAACCTCTTCCCCGAAGTTGCTCGGTGCCCCGAGTCCATCACTGGCGAGTGCGCATCCCTCGCCGGACTGGGTCGTGCTGTGTGTGTGGGGAGCTTGCGCTAGCCCGGCCCTTCACGGACCGGACTGTGTGATCCAACCAATGACTGCCCCTCTCCTTTGCTGACCCGCCGCCACGGCTGCCATCTCAACCGTTTGTGAGGTTTGATCACAGAGATTAACGAACCATCCACAGTTGGTAAACGGTCCTGGCCAAATTCCTGCAATCAAACAAACACGTGTTTGAGATGCTTCAGATATCAATCAAGCCGATACTGTGCAGTCACACCGTCGGCGGGCAGGTCACGCGCCGCCGGATCTCGTCCCGCTCGGCCTTCGTCAGGGCCGCGTACACGCCGCCGGGATCGGTGTTCTCGTGCATGATCTTGACCCGGCAGGCATCCCGGAACGGGCAGGTCATGCAGATCCGCTTGGCGAGCTTCTGGGTGCGGTGCTGGGTGAAGATCTCCGGGTCGACCTTGGTGCAGGGCGGCATCGGGTACTGGTCGTCGATCGGCCGGTCGAGGCTGGGACGGTAGAGCTGACCCATCACGCCACCTCCTCCGGTACCGGCACTCCGGCCTCGTACAGCAGGGCCAGGACGGCCAGGTGCCGCGAGTGCACGCGGTTGGGGTCCAGCGGCCGGTTGTCGAGGTGGGAGCACTTCTGGACGCTCTTGATCAGCACGTCGAGAGCCATCTCGAAGTGCAGCGCCCGCAGGTGCGGGTCGATGTGCGCGCCGCCGTCGCGGAGGTGCGCGATCGCGGTGTGGACCGCGTGGTGCCGGTTCTGCTCGGCCATCTCCACCGGGTCGTTGAAGTAGACCTTCGCCTTGTCGTCGCTCATCCCACGAACCTCGCCCGTACCTCGGCGGCCGTCTTGGTCAGCGCCTCCACGACCTCTTCCTTGGTCCGGCCCGGCTCGTCGTTCCACTTCGCCACGCCCTTGCCGAGGTGGTCGGTCAGGACCATCTCGCAGGCATCGATGACCAGCTTCCAGACGTCGAATCCCTCGACCTTCACGCCCTTGAACTTCTCGAACACGACCTGGGTGTAGTGGCCTCGGGTGCAGTACGCGCCGGTCACGGAGTCCCACATGGCGTACTGACCGAACCCGTCCCGCTCAACCCGCTCGGCCGTCAGCTCCAGCACATCGGACACGGCCTTGGACAACATCGGGCTTCGTTCGAGCAACCCCGGTGTCACATCGATCACCAGTCCTCTCCTTGGGGGCATCGAGTGGAGAAGACGTTACGAGAACTCGTTCCAGAAACACAACTCGGAACAGGTTTCGGTACAGGTCACGATAAGGTAACGGGGATGGACTTCGACAACTCGTTCCGACAACTGTGAGGCCAGTGGGAACCCGATAGGCGGATCTGAAAGGACTCCGATGTCGATCAACACAGCTCGCAGGTTCAAGCTCGTCCGGCACACCGATGTCTCCGGTGTCAGCGGCACGGGGGTGGTCGCCGAGGGCGTCGAGTGGTCGGACGGCTCGGTCGCCCTCCACTGGCGCGGACGGTGGCCGACCACAGTCGTCTTCGAGACCGGCGGCACCGACGCCGTCCTCGCGATCCACGGCCACGAGGGAGCGACCCAGATCGTCTGGGACGACGGACCGGGAGGCCAGCCCTTCCTGGAGGCGGCGAGCTAGGCGGCCGGGGTGAGTCGACGGCCGGGTGTCCCCCGGCGCTTCTGGCTGGTCTATCAGACTGGTTCCCACACGGCCGAGATCGTTGCTGAAGGCACCCAGTCGAGTATGGGTCAGGTGGTGGTCTTCCCGCCCGACTCCGAGATCCCGGCCATCTGGCCGAACTTCGAGACACTGCTCAGCAGTCAGCCGGGCACAGCGGTGCATTGGCTTGATCAGGACCGGATCGCCTTGCGCTGCATCCCCTAGAACCCGGGAGACCGCGTCGGCCGAACCCCTGCGTGCTGGCGGCGCGGCCTCCCGGTTCCAAACATGACGAGACCCCCGACCCTCGGAAGAAGGTGAGGCTCCTTCTGTGGGGTCGGGGGTCTCGTCTCCCCCCTTACTCCCGCTGTCCTGCGGGAGGTGGAACGACGAGGCTGCGCGGAGTTGTCGGTCCTCGGCACGCAGCCCCGCCGGTCTATGTGGTGCTCACCGCCTCGTTGCTCCAGGCAACCGGTTCGCTCGTGACCCGCAGGCCCTTGAAGCGGCGGCGCATCCCCTCCTCGTACGCGGCGGCCTCTTTGGCCTCCTTGGTCTGGTCGGCGATCGCGTGCTGGCCGAACCAGACCCGCACCCGGCGGCGCTCCAGCGTCGTGGTGCTCATCGGTGCCACTCCACACCGCGCCGAAGCGCCCGCCAGGCCAGACCGATCCGGCCCAGGCCGTGCCCGATGACGATCCCGACCTGCTCGTACCGGCTGGTCACTGTCCCACCGCCACGGGCACCCGTGGGGTGCCGTCGAGGTCGTGCGTGCCCTTCAGCCAGCCCCGAACGGCCCACCGCTGGGCCTCAGGGACACGAGCGATGTACTCCTCTTGCTCCGCCTCGGTCATCACCGGTGCGTCCAGCATTGACGATCACTCCCTAACGGTGAGTTATTCGACTAGACCACACCGTAGACGCCCTGTCATGACAGGGTCAAGAGGGTGTCATGACAGGTTTAACAACTAGCTGCCCGCCGGATGAACAAGTCGCTAGGGTTGTCGCATGCCGCTGAAGCTCGACAAGCTGAAAATCGACCGGGGTCTGGGCATCCCGGTCTACCAACAGCTCGCCAACCACCTGCGCCAGGCGATCGTCACTGGCGACGTCCAGCCAGGCGACACGCTGCCCAGCGCCAAGGACATCCGCCAGCTCACCGGCATCAGCCGGGAGCCGGTCCTGCGGGCCCTGGACGTCCTCAGGAGCGAGGGCCTGGTCAACCCACCCCGGTCCGGCTTCCTGGCCACAGTGGCCCAGCCACGGCGTCCCAGACTGATGGGTCCGGCGCGCTACCGCGATCTCCTCAGCCGACTGCGCCAGGGCGAGCCGCTACCGAACGAGAACGCCTTCACCATCGAGAACGGCGCGAAGTGGCGGGACTACACC